ACTGTAGGAAATGCATGTACTAGTAATACTGGATCAACTGTATATTATACAGGATCTTTCGAAATAGGAACTACATTATATACTGATGCTGATTTAACTGCTGTTGTTTCTGATGGATATTATAGAAGTGGAAGTACAGTATATCTAGTATCTAGTGGAGTTATTCAATCTTCTTCAACTTGTCCAAATTCAATTTATTTGTATTTCGGATCTACTGTAGGAACTTCGTGTACTAGTAATACTGGATCAACTGTATATTATACAGGATCTCTCGGAATAGGAACTGTATTATATACAGATGCTGATTTAACTAATGTTGTTTCTGATGGGTATTATAATTATTACGGAACGGTATTTCTAGTATCTAGTGGGGTTATTCAATCTTCTTCAACTTGTCCAAATTCGATTACTTTATTTTTTGGATCTACTGCACAAATTTCGTGTGTTAGTGGTACTGGTACGACTGTATATTATACAGGATCTCTCGGAATAGGAACTATATTATATAGTGATATCGATTTAACCATAACCGTCCCCGATGGATATTATGAAAACGGAAGCACAGTATATCTAACAAACGGTGGAGTTATTCAATCTTCTTCAACTTGTCCAAATTCGGATACTTTATTATATAATTTAGATAATTCTTGTTCTACTGGAACATCATCTATATTATATTATGCTGCTACTCTTGCTGTAGGAACTTTTGTATATAGCAATTTTGATAGAACCATACCAGCAGCTGATGGTTATTATAGAGAAAATATAAATGTTGTTTATGTTGTTTTAAACGGAGTGATAACCAGCATTACAAAATGCAACTATCAAACCAGCACAACATCCACAACACTACCACCAACGCAACGCTGCCCTGGCAGAGCTATAGTTATACAAATTTGCAATAGCAATGCTGCAAAAGATGATAATTTTGATATTTATGTAAATGGATATTATCTAGGTGGGCTTGATTTAAATTCAAATGCTCAAGTGGGTTCTATATTTATAGGATCTGATATTCCAAATTTAACAATAGTAAATCAAGATTTTGCCTGTCCATTAAACCAAATGGTAGAATATAGATTTAATGAAAATATATTAAATCTAGGAAATAACAATAACCTGTATATGAAAAATACGCAGGTTAATTTTAATGGCAATTTTGGAACAGTACAAATTAGAGCTTATGATATTATTGGAACTCTTTTGTTAAATCCAACTGTTATAGCAGATTTAACATATAGTGGAAGCAATGGTTCTGATTTTCTTTTTGAAAATGTTGATATTTTTTGCCCCACCACAACAACCACAACATCAGCTCCTACTACTACCACTACTAGCACCACAACACTTGCTCCTGTCACCACTACTACTACCACTACCACTTCACCACCAACCACTACATTACCGCCATGTCCTGTTCATACATCGCAACCCCCGCCATTTATCAATACTCCAAAAGGAATAGAATTAGAATCTATAATTTCTACAAATTCTCCCAGAAATATAACATTAGTTGAATCTTCAGATCCTTTAACTTCTGATATTATTTTAACAACTACCACAACTACTACCACAACTACCACAACCACGACTACAACTACAATATATCCAACAACAATATTAAATTGTAACCCATATTGCAATAAATTGGGCTATTAATAAATATGTCAATATGAGAAAATTGACCATTGGAATGGCGACTTATGATGATTATGATGGTGTTTATTTTACAATTCAATCAATTAGAATGTATCATAAAGAAGTTTTAAATGATATTGAATTTGTAATAATCGATAATAATCCATCTGGAAATCATGCAAAACCAATCAGAGAATTGACTGATTGGATAAAAGAACCAGTTCAATACTTTCCATTTACTAAATTTAAATCAACCACTGTAAAAAATAAAGTATTTGAAATAGCTGACACACCATATGTGATGTGTATTGATAGTCATGTATTATTAGAACCAGGAAGTTTAAAAAAATTAATAGATTTTTATGATTCTGGTCTTGATAATGGCAATTTATTACAAGGTCCGCTTATATACGATGACTTATCAAACATCTCAACACACTTTGATTTAAAATGGAGCGGTCACATGTGGGGTACATGGGCTACTGATGATAAAGGAAAAGACATAGATTCGCCACCATTTGAAATTCCAGCACAAGGAATGGGTTTGTTTTCATGCAGAAAAAATTCTTGGTTGGGATTTAATAAAGAATTTCGTGGATTTGGCGGAGAAGAAGGATACATTCATGAAAAATACAGAAAAAACGGTAAACAAACGTTATGTTTACCGTTTTTGAAATGGCTCCATAGATTTGGTAGACCATCAGGAGTTCCTTATGTTAATGATCTAAAAGATCGTTTTAGAAATTACATGATTGGATTTATTGAACTTGATTTAGATACAACAGAACTTAAAAATCATTTTAGTCAAGCTTTATCTAAACAAGATATTGAAGCTATAGAGCAAGAAAGCATTCTTTTAAATAAAGAATTGGATAAAATTATAAATCCAACCAAAACTATAAAATGCATTGATGTTTGCTGTCAAGACAAAACACCCAATTCAATTTCTGTGTTAACATCATGAAGCATTGCTGGATAGCGTTCTTCGATATAATGTTCAATAGCCACTGGTTTTAAAAAATTATCAACATCCAGCTTTAATTCTTCGGCTTTTCCTTGAATAAACTCAAGGGCTTCGATTAAACACGCCCATCTAGCGAAAGAAACGCTGCTCATTTGTTCAACTGTACCATTTGCTCGTTCGATTATTACTTTGTTCATGCCAGAATATTATTCTAGTTTTTTATTAATCAAATTTTCAAAAATTGTATTATTATCAGCTGGTTGAGCAACCAATATACTGTCATAACTTATAAAAATCTTATATTTTTCTTTACAATTTTTACATTCTGTTAAGTTTTCAGAATTTGGAAGAAGGATTCCTTGAAATAAATCACCACCACAATTACAAGGTATGTTTACAAACTGTTCATCTAATAATCTTTCATACTCTTGAATAACTTCATCTTTTTCATTTATCAATTCTAACAATTCCTCTGAATTTACATCATTGTTGTTGGAATTTTTGGTATTTTTAGTGAGATTTATTATAAAATGGATACCCGTTAGTAAAAAAATCAAAGAAATTAAAATAAAAAAAGAACTTTGGAATGGAATAGATAAAAAACTCAACCCATATGAAAATGCAGTTGTGAATATCAGACCAATACCAAAGACGAAAGAATGAAATTTAATATTACTTGTCATCAACATCCATTTTACCACCTATAGTGTGCTTGTCAAGGATATTATCAACGTTTTTAAAAAGATACATCACCAATTTGTCCATATTATTTTTTAAATTAGCCAATTCTTTTTTATCCTTGATATTATTAGATTCTAACAATGGTTCTATAATTTTTGATGCTTTTATAGCATTTTCTACTATCGTTGCGAAACAAATTGGCAATTCTCTCAACTCATAAGGTAATAAATCTGGTGATTTATGTGTTTCTTTCTCTTCTTTTTTACGTTCTTTGAAATTTCTACTATCATTAAAATCAAAATTGATATTTGCCGATAAAAAACCAGTAGCGTATGGAGAATCTTTGCTTCGCATATTATTATTTATCAAATAAATACTAAATATGAATATGAGCAATTTATACGCTAAGAGATTCAAAATGATGTTAGAAGCTGATGAAGACATTTCATTAGAAAGAGACGCTATGGAAGCTTCATTGGATGATAATACAGACCCAGCTCAATTCGATGCTAATATTGATGATATGGTGCAAGCGCAAACTGACATAGATGATGGCATTTCAAAAAGAAATGAGCAAATAGTAACTGAATTGCAAGGTTGGATTGATAATATTGATTCATTTTTGAAAATTCTTAATAGTGGAGATGGTGCAAGTATGCAATCCAGACTTGCAAATGCTGAACCCGACACTATTTTTGATAAAATGAAGCAGTCCCAACAAACTAAAATATCCAGAGTTGCATCAGACTTAGCTTCTCTTCATCAGGCATTCCTTGGATTTATGGCACAGACCAAAAATCCAAAATATAAATATGTTTAAATTTTATTAAACAATAATTTAAATTTTAAAATAGCCGATGGTCCACATTGGCTATTTTTTTTGATAAAGTCTATAGGAACTTGATCTATTTTCTTATCAATACACAATTCATTGAAATCTTTAAACTGTTTATACTTCTCAGGCCAAATAAACACACATTCATCTTGTTCTAATAACACTATACTCTTTTTTCTTGCGGTTTCATCAATCCATTGATTGTCCAACACCCAAATCTTATTAAAGAACTTAAGTTCTTCCAATTGTTCCAACTGAATCGTTGTAAACTTGTGATACCCCTCGTTGATACCCGCTACAGCTACTCCATTACGCACAAAACAGGCATCCAGCGGTCCTTCGAATATAAATACATCATCTAGTGAAGGATCTACCCTTTCTATCCCAAAAATTGATTTATCGGAGTTAATTTTTGATAAATAATTTGGTTTTTCATCCCATTTAACAAGTTTTCTGGTCTGATAATGAATAAATTTACCAGAAGTATCTAAAAATGGTATAACTAATCTATTTTTATGATTAAAATCATTTAAAGATATATAAAATGCGCCTGGTTTATTGATTGCGGTGTCTAATCTACGAGATTTTAAATAATCTAAAGCAGTTTGAACTATATTATTATCTTTATAATACTCTAATTGAATAGAATCGAATAAATTAATGCAATCATCTGGTAAAGATGGGCTTTTTTTAACTTTAACAGAGTCATTTATTGACATCACATCCAATAAATCATAAGAATCATCTGATATTTCACGACAAATTTCATCATAATTCATCCCAGAAACACGCATAATCCATTTTAAAGGATTACTACTCCATCCACAGTTATGGCAATATATTAAATTATTTTCTGGTATATAAAAACAACGTTTCTTTTTTCCAAAACTTTTACCTTCTTTGCATATTGGGCAAGAACACTGATATGTATCATTGAATCTATTATGTTTTGGATAAAATCCCAACTCAAAAAACTTAGCTATTACATAATCAGTAGGTAATTCTTCAATTTTTTTCGTTTTCTTCGTGTTGAGCCCTCGCAATATTGCGGACAAATTTTGGGAGTCTTTCAACATACTCAATTATACCTTCGTTTAAAGCAAAGTCAAACTTATCTAATGGTACTTTTCTATTTTCCATCAGCGGAGATGCTAAAAAATCATAATCATCTTCATTTTTTGATATCAAAATAAACATTTGACCAGCATAATCACCAGTTTGGACTGCGTATACATCTCCAAATCTTGGACCTTTTTTAAAAAAGTTAAACATAATCAACCATCCATTATTTTTCTGTTCATAAAATCTCCAAATTCTTCTATGAATGCATTGTCCAAAGCTGATTTATCCAGCTTTGTTTTGCTCATAGTGAGCCTAACTGGATTTCCATCTATATCATAACCTATCAACTTAAAACAAGTTAAAAATTCACTCAGCGATGCTGTAATGGCTTGATTTAATATTACTTTAGATGGTTTTTTTCTATCATCTTTTAATTTTATTTTTAATGAATCTATTAAAAGTTTTTTAATTTCATCATCTGAATAATTGTCATCCCCATTATCCATATAATTATTTAATCTCACACAATATTAAATTGAAGATTCTTCTTTTTTAAAATATGTGTGATTATCGTACTTCTGAGGAACCATTTTTTCCAACAGTGTAGTGATTATAATTTCCATTGAACTGGTTTTTAAATTATAATTCTTTGGAAAGAACGATCCACCATCGTTTATTTCAAACATGAGGTCTCCTTTAAATTCTTTATTTTGATAACATGTTATCATGACGCTTCTTCCGCCAGGATCTATCATAACACTCCATTTTCTAGGATCTTGCTGTCCATAATCTTTAAATAATTTAATTGCAATGAATCCCGAATCGCGGAGTCTTTTTAAGAAATAACTAAAGGTTGATATTTTATTTTTATTATTCATTTTACTAAACTTGATATAATATAATTTAGATAAACTTTTTCAAAATTCAAGTTTATATTAGCAACTCCAAACTTTGTATTGATTTTAAAATTAAAATCATTATCTTCTATGAAAGTTAAAAGACGTAAATTATCTAAATTTATAATAAAATCAGATAATTCAAAATCTACATTTCCAGATGTTATACATATGACATCACTATTTGATGATGTTTTGTCTTGCAAACTCCAATATAATTGACCATCATTTGTATATATGTATAGTTTATTAGAATCTGAAAATGCAGAATTTGTCTTTAACAAATTCTTTATAAAATTTTTAGAAACATTAAATTCTATATCATAAGATATGCTTTTAATTTTCTCCAAACTCATTTTTGTTTTTGCAATGAGTCCATCTTCATATAGATGATATTTAAATTTTATCTTATTGCCTCTGTATTCTAAATTATTATTGTTTAAAATTAAAGTGATATCATCCGAACCATCGCACATTTTTAAAGCGCTTGATAGTTTAGAAACTGATGGGATGTTTAATACTTTTTCCTCTTCAAAATCGATTTCTGTTCTTCCCCACAATATTAAAGATGCATCTTCACTGTTTGATATAAAATAAATTTCGCCATCCTTAATATTAAGAATGGCGGTATCATTTATTTTAGATAATGATTCTAATAAAAAGAGAAAGTTACTTTTATTAAGAGTTATCTTCTGATTCATGTTGTATTAATGTGAGTAATTTATCAATTTTTTTATTTAAATCTTCTAATATTTTATTCTGTTTTCTTAACAATTCATTCGTCACTTCTTGTTCAGATTTATTGAACTTTAATTCTAATTGATTCTCATCAACTGTAGATTGTGGTTGAATTTGAACTGGTTGTGGTGTTTGAGGCATCACAGGTTGATATGTTTGAGCAATTTCAATAGACTGAGGTGATATTACTGGCGGTTGACGCACTTGAGAGGATCTAAAATCTCTCTCAAGTGCAGTTTTAATACCGCTAGATATCCCGCCATCCCTCATGCCATCAACTTTCGGTTGCTGATCATTGAAATACATTGAGTCTATATCCTTACCCAATGCAAACATTGGACCAGCAAATTCAATCAATGCTTGTTTTTCTTCGGGAGTCAACATATTCAGCTATCGAGTTGATCTAACAATGCATCGATTTCATCATCGACATCTTCGATTTGTGGTTTGGCTTTTTTAACTTCTTTCTTTGCAGGGAAATCAAAAGGGATTTCATCTTCTTCATCTTCTTGATCATATTTCGATGCTGTAGATTTAGCTACAACTGATGATGGTTTTGATTTTTCAACATCTGAAGATTTCCCAAAGAAATGAGTGTTTAAAATTTCTTCAAGCTCGTCAAATGTTTTAACTGGATAAATCTGTTCAAGATCGTGAACCTTTGAATAGATATCTTCAATTTCTTCATCATCAAGATTTAGAACTGGCTTGTTATAAAAGCCAGAAGATTCAAATGTGGTATAATCACCACGACCTTCTGCTTTGATCTTCAAATTAGCACCTTCTGGACCAAGATCAAAGATACGAGCGCCAAACTCATCAGCACCATCGCCAGTAAGAGCGTCATCAATAATCTTCTTAATTTGTGGTCCAATCTTCAGAACTTTAACAGTCCCATTGTTTTCTGGATTTGATGGATCATCAATAACATAAATATTAACAAACCAATTTTCCTTACGACGAATGATTTTACCAAGTTCTTTTTCTGATTGATCTTCAGATTTAATAAGTTTCCAAAACGTTTCGGTAATTGGATCACGATCATTAAATGTTTGAAGAGATAGTGTTGAAATATAACTACCAGTCACCTTGCTTTTCCAACCATGAGTATAGTGGTGGAAAAATGTCTTCTCTGGATCATCCAAATTTGGAATAAGACGAACGGTATATGTCTTCCCAGCAGGAAACTTCATTACGTTCGCAAATGCACTGCTTCCAGATGATTCATTTGTTTTATTAAGAGCATCTTTGATTTTTTCAAACATGCTTGCATTGAATTTAGTTTTTGTCGTTTTCATAGATAATTATTGTTTAATTTTTTTAATGATTTTAATTGTTAATGTTATTATTATTAATGCTAATATTGATATACCGATCAAAGTTAGGATTAAGAATAATATCGGTGACATCACCCACATCCAACTTATATTAAGGATACCAACTAATTTTAGAAAAGCAAGTGCGAATGTCAAATATATAGAAACTTTAAATATTGTCATGTTTGTTTAATGTTTGTTTTATTTTTTCTATTGCTTGTTTTCCAAAAACTTTCATTTTCTTAGAAGACTGATATTTATTTCTTGTAACTTGGAAGGTTTTCCAAAAATCTCCAAAAGCAAAATTCAGTATGTCTGAATCTACATCAATATTTGAAAATGTCAAGGCGTGTAAAGTGTAATAATTTATTTTGTGAGATTTCAAATGATCTATGAAAGATGGTAAGGTTCCTGTAGAATATGTTTTATATTTTTCCAAAGAAATATCACAGTCTTTACAGAACTTCAATATAAATTTTAAAGAATTTGAAAATCTCACCAATGATTCTGAAGAATCTGGATCTTCAGAATTCAAAATTTTCATATAATTAGTATAACAAGTGATCGCCTTTAATGTAGTATAGTATTCCAAAGGAAAATAAGTTTCATCTGGATATATTTTATAAGGAGCAATAAAGAAATAATCAACAACCACAGTTTTATTAGAATTTAAAAATTTTTCTATTTTTTGTAAAACTATAAGTTTACTCTCTTCTAAATTATCAAAGTTTTGTTTTTGTTTAAATGGTAAATTTTTTACTTTTCTAGATATAGCCAAGTGGCAATTATAAATGCGCTTTTGATTATCGTTTAGTTTTAGCATTTTTTTTATTTTTATTACAACTGTTTAGATATTTTGTAACATACTTGCTCTTTACAAGACTTGGATCGAATTCCAAAAACAGTTTAACAACTTCATAGTCAGTGTCAATAGATAAAATGTCTTTAAGTAAATTTTTCATTTTTTCATTTTGTAATGTGAAAACGAAGACGTTCTGAACTGACATTTTCTTACCTTGAATATTCATAATGAACGTGCAGTAACACATAAACAAATGCATTTGTTCATTTTCAATGAGTGTGGTGTACGGGGGAGCTATCATAATTCAATTAATGTTGTTGTAAAATCTAAAAATTTTTGAGTAAGTTTCCCACCAGAAGAATTCACACTTCCTCCTCCGTTGCAAAGATTCTCTGCCATGAATTTTATATCAGCTGATGAGTTTCTTTTCTTTCTAAAAGAAACAAACTGAGTATTAACATTTACTATGATTGCAATTTCATAATCATAATTATCTAATAACGAATTGGCTATTTCATTAGCGCTTCCTTTAGCAAAGGTAGCAATTACACTGTGACCTTTGTACTCTCCTTGATATAAAAATAAATTCTCAAGTTCAGAATTTAAATCTTTATAAAATGATGATGATAATCTTAATTCAGATTCTGACAACTCTTGATAACCAGACCAGAACTTGTTTACAAAGTTATAAAATCTATTATTTCCGCTCTTTCTAAAAAGACCATTTAATATTTTAGCCTCTCTTGTTTTTAATTCATAACTATTGTAATCATCTACATAAACTATTAATTTTTTAAGGTCTGATGAAAATTCAAATTTATCTTTAAATTTTTTGTATAATAGTTTCGTACATGATGTTGTATCGTCATCTATCAATGTAGAATCATACACCTTTATATTTTCTTTTTTATCAGAAATAATAATAACTTTTTTATCATCAATTTTATTAATGGTATTTTGATCTAATGGAATTCCAACTATGAATATTTTATCATATTTATTCGAATTCTCATTGAACCATTCTGTGTATTTCTTTTCAAAGTCTCCGAAAAATACACATTGATAATCAAAATTGGATTTAGCAAACGCATTACCCAAAATAATAGTAGATGCAACTCCATCTAAATCACAGTTTGTCCATAAAAATACATTCATGTATTATATGATTTAATTTAATTTGCAAATTTTTCAAGTAATGAAAGATCTTCTTCGTTGATCATTTCTTCTTCTTCATCAGATTGAACGATACTCAATGTAGAATAATCAATTTTCATGGGTTGAACCATTCCTCTCGGACCGTATCTATTTTTCATCATGCCCAATCTAATCAATCCCAATTCTTGATCTTCTTCATTTTGGAAAATAGATACAATAACATCAGCGGTGGCTGCTAATCCTACAGATTCTGAAATTGTAGCCAAATCTGGATTGTCAGTATTGAAACCTGACTTGTTAAGCTGTGTAGCACTAATAATAGGACATTTAAATATATAACTCATAGCACGAACCTGCTCACATATGTATTTCACACGTTCATAAGAATTAGAACCTATAGTGGAATGAAGCAAGTTAACATAATCTATAACAATAGCATCTACTTTCTCGCCAGAATCTTGGAATTTTTTGACAAATGCTGTGAGTTGTTTCGGAGTAACTGTACTAGGAGGAAATTCTTTAATAAAAATTTTACTCTTTGGAAATTTCTCTTTCTCAGATTTCAAAAAATGCTGTAAAGATTTACAAGAAGATTGAAATTCTTTAAGTGGAATTTTTGTTATATTTGAACATATTCTTTTTGCATATAACATTTCACTCATTTCAAGTGAAATGACAAGAACTGTTTTATTTTGTTTAGCAATGTTTGCTGCTATATTACCAAGAAATATACTCTTGCCGATGTTTGTCTGTCCAGCGAAAATATATAATGATTTCCCATCTTCTCTAAATCCTCCACCCAATGCATTATCTAACCACTCCCACTTTGATGGAATTGTTTTTTCAATATTTGTAATATCGTCAATGATACGATCAGAATCTGAGAATATTTCTAATCCATTGTCAGTTACTAATTTAATATTGCATGATTTTTCAAACTGCTCAAGTATATTTGATGTGTCTACAACACCATCAGATACATCATTTGCAACTTTTAATAAAGTGTGATATACACTCTTCTCTTTTAAGAAAATTTCAGTGTTTTCATATAGTTCATCAATATCTAAATTTTTATCTAGATCTTTAAAAGATGCTATGAGTTGTTTAAATCCTTCTTTCAGAGAATCTTCAACTAAGTATGACTTAATTTCCGTCATACTTGGCAATTTTTGCCTTTTATCGTAAAAATTTCTAACTATTTCAAAATATTTCGAAATTCTTTTGTCTTCAAAATATTCGGGATTTATATAATCTGCAATTGCATTTAAATAAGTTGCATCAATTAAGCATTGTCTCGCTAATATTTTTTCAAAATGTTCTAAATCAAGATTCATATTTGTTCAAAAACCACTTTTCGGCTGCTTTCCACTCATCTGTAAACTCTTTTAATCCTGGAGATTCATGATTTATATAGATATCTCCAACACCAACCTTATGACCCATATTATGGCAATTTAAAGAAAAGTCAAGATCATAAAAATGAGCCTTCGCTGGATTTGTAATATCAAATCTTGCAGTTTCAATCACTTTACGATTCATTGCCATGAAAACACCATCCAACATAACCACTCTATGTGGATATGGTCCAAAACTTGTCATATTTTTAATCGTTTCGTTTCCATGCGCTACCGCACCATGGAGATTTCCTCCTCCAAACCCACCGCCCATGATGTGCCATAATGCTGGACTTTTTAAGTTTATTTGAGATGTTCCAGCCACTCCAATCAAATCATATTTTTCAAATAATTTTATTAGTTTTGGAGTGGGGTCATATTCTAACCAAATATCATCATGAGCTAATACCAAAGCGTCCCAATCTTCTTCTAATGCCTTATCTATGGCTTTATTATACGCCTTTGGTAATCCTTCACTATTGTTTAAATCAAAAGCTATATTTATATCTAAATTTATTTCTTTTATGCTTTTTAATAAAGCGGTATCTTTAGGGTCGGTTTTTCTTGTCGCTGAAAAGAACGCAATTCTCATATTTAAACGATATCAGATCTATTTAATTTGTCAATTTGCTAAATATATTCATGAATTTGTTTAATTTTGAATATTTTACAGAAAGAGCTGAAATATTGACTGAAATGGCAAGACCATTTGTATTGTTTGGTGCTGGAACACCAGCTAATGTGAAATATAAAGAATTAATGAATCAATTAGTTCAAGAATATCCAGGAAAACCTCCCACATCATATAGAATAACATTAGATAAGTATTTTCTAGACAAATTTAATGAAAAGTTTGAAATTTATAAATTTTCAAAGCAAGATTTATCAGATTATATAGAATCTAATTTAAGAAATATAGCTTCCGTAATGTTTGATGATGAAAATGCTTTAGATTTGACCGATGAAGAGATGCAAAGCTTTGAATTGAATTCAGATTCATCATTGGAAGGTGATATTTTATATCATTTTGAAAAGAAATTGGATAAAAATGATTATAAAGCATTTAATAAGAATTTTTCAACTATGGTTAGAAACAACAATAAGTTGAAAATGTCTTTAAAAATGATCAAATCATTGATTGCAGAAGATGAAAATGAATATGTGTTGAGTGGAAATGAAATTGTCAGGTATGAATCCGACGGTTTAAGTGATGCATCTGCATCCAGATCTACTTTAGAAAAAGTTTCAAGTGAAAATAAAGAACAATTTAATAATTCCGATTTTATAAACTCACTAAATTCAGAAGAGGCAATTTCTTATGCTGAAACCGCTTCAGAAAGATCAATAAGATCCAAGGGAATGGAAAAAGCCAGAGTGGAAACCACTGGTATAAAATTTAAAGATTTTTCTCAACTTGAAAATTATTTAAAACCTACTTTAAAACAATTGAATCGTGATATGCACACACGAAACATAAGTATTGGAAGAGGTGGAAAAGGAGGAACAAAAGCAGAATCAGAAACAGTAGATTCTCAAGGATCTGATATTGGATTACCATTTTCTACTTTATATATAGATAACATTTTAGATATTTTATCTATATTGATATCAGAAAGAAAAAAATTACCAACAGAAACATCCAATGATATATGGGGTAAAAGAGATCAACAACTCGGATCATCTAATATTTCAATAAAGCCACAATATTTAAATTATGAAATTTCTATTCCATCACAATTATTAAAATCATTCTCTGCTAAAGAAATTGAAGACATATATTTAGGATTTGAAAAAACATATGATAATTTCGAAAATAAACAATTAGAATATACTGAAGATGATTTATCAAAAACTATAAACAAATTTAAAGATTCTCTTCCCAAATTATCAAATCTTTTAGAATTTTTCAAAACATCATTATCTGGAATCGAAAAACAAAAAGATGAAATTGAACAAGATCAATCTTTCATAGGATATGATGATGATTTAGTTAGAAAATATTTTCCAGATACTGAAAGTGAAGAATTTAAAAATTTCACAAACTGGTATACAGCTAAAACAAAGTATGAAGAAAAATTAAAGAATGATCTTTTGGAAAGAATATTCAATTATCTTTCTAGTATGAAGGAAAAAGAATCACCAGACTCTGTTGAGAATGAATTTAAAGGAACTGATTCCGATTTAATGAAAAAATTACAAACTTATGAAAATAAAGTTAGAAGTTTAGAAAAAGCATACAAATATAGACCAACTGATCAATTAAAATCCGAAATAGATAATTTAAAAGAGATTATAGATTCAATTAAATCCAAGTATAACATAGAAGAACCACAACAAGATGAAGAAGAATTAGCGGTCATGGATTATATGACAGAACAAGTTAAAAAAGATAAATTATTAAATTCAAAAGGACAGTTTGTTGAAAAAATGAACAAAAAACCATTAAACTATTGGCACTGGAGTCAAATAAATGGATAAAATAAAACCCCGCTTTCGCGGGGTTTTTGTTATTAATCTTCTAATATCTCATCTTCATCTTCTTCAATTTCTTCTAAAGGAGGTTCTCCAACTTTATTACCATATGACCATTCTTGTTTTAAACGAGATTCAAGTTCTGGAAGAAGTTTATCCCATACAGATTGATCCTTTCTCCATGATTTATAAAATCCCAACTTTTCACCATTCCAGTCTGTATATGTAGATCCATTGGAAACTACAACCCCCATTTCTTTCATGATATCAAGTAGACCATGATGTTTGTCCAAACCTGTGGCGAATGAAAGATACATCTCACCTTCAAGATATTGCTTGATAAAGCGATTTTTAACAGTGAGTGCTCTAATAATAACACCAGAGTAACTTTTCTGTCCAGCTGCTTTTGTATCCTCAATTGTTTTACCTCCATCATCTTTAACTGGCTTTCTAGCTAATTGAACCGTTACAGAAGGTAAATAAATTGCAGCTTTGCCACCAGCAATATCTTTTTCAAGAGTTGGATACATTTGACCAGGATTATCATAAACATGATTTGTCATCAAAATAGGAGTCTTGGTCAGTGTTGACATGTTTGTACATGTTTTCAACAAACTCTTGATACTTTTAGCAAAAGTTCCCATATCAGAAGAAGTATTTTCTTTATCCATTCTACTGATTTCCAATTCACTTTGCAGGTTAGCCAAAGAATCAATTGCAATAATGAACTTGCCTTCTAATCCTTTTTCTTTTACTGATTTTAAAAGTTTGTAAATTGAATTTCTTGTATTTTCAGCAGTTTGAACATTTACTTTTTTTACTTTAGTGGTATCAAGACCCATTTTAGATGCGGTTTCGTCATCAATAGCACCCTCTGTATCATAAATTACAACTTGCATTCCTTTTTTTTGAGCGTTTGCTAAGATTTTAAGAATAAAACCTGTTTTAAATGTCTGACTTGGACCTACGAATTGTGTTACGCGACCTCTTGGAACACCACCATACAATGAACCAGAGATCAGCCCATTCAGCACCATCGATCCAGTGTCAATCCAATCATCAATTCCAGTTAACTTACTGTCACTTAGATATGATGAGTATGGTGTAATGTCATCAATGCTGCTCAATACATCATCAATGTCTTTTTGACTGCTGTTTTTTGCCATATTACAGATCGTTAATAGAGATTACTTTAGGTGAATTTTGAGCAACTGTGTCTTGAGGGGTATTAATCTTTTGGTATTGAGAAACGATGCGATCATCTAGTTCAACATCTGAAATAGCGACGTTCGATTTAGTATATGTCCAAATATTCTTGTCACGGCTTTCTTTACTGATAAATTCAAAAAAGAATAGAGGAAATGTTTGGACTTGAAGTTGACCAGATGGTTCTGGTTGAACATGAATAATAACAGGATTATTAATACTAACGGTAGCTGCATCTTCAGATGCTAACACACCCATGATTGTTCTTCCGATTTGGTCTTGGATTACGATATGTTTTTCTTTCATATGATTTAATTTACCATATCTTATTCTGAAGTCAACATCTTTCGATGTTCTTTTAAAATTTTATTAAATGCTTTTCCGACATTGTGTTTTTTAGAAGCTAATAATATAAAATGTTTCATTAAAGATTCGAACGTTTTTATAATTAAGTTATGTTTTTGTGAAAATTCTTTAATTTTAGTATATTTTTTTCCAAAAATAATATCTTCAAATATTTCTAATGTATACTCCATATTTTCAGAAGAAATATTTTCAATTTTCTTTTCAATAATTTGAACTTTCACAGGCTTTTGTTTTTTAACTTGTAATATTTTTAAACGTAATTCTTCCATTTTTGGATTTATAAATGGAGTATCATTTACACCTTGCAATGCATTTGATAGTTTTTGATATGCTTCATTTTCAGCAACATCTAAACCTTTATTGTAAGCTTCTTGTGGGGTCATGATTAATCTTCTGAAAATAAATCTAATAAATCAACTTTAACATTTTCATTTGGTTTTCTTAAAATCCAACCAACCGCTTCATAAAAAAAATCAATATTTCTATACATTAAATTTTCAAACATTTTTTCATAATCGATTTCAAATTCTTTTTTAAATTCTTCAGGATAATTACCACCATATCCAACAACGTCAATATTATATCTGTTTGGCTTTTTAACATTGATATATTTTATTTTATCACCTTGTTTTAATTTTGGATATTTTCCCGATATTCCAAGCTTTTCAAGTAATACATTGTGATAATGAGCAGCCTTCATGTGCTCTTGCATTCCTTTAGCTATTTGATTAAATCCATCACAATCAGAACTATACTTATCAAATGTATTGATTCCACTTATTCTGGATACCATTTCATAAGGTAATGTTTTGAAAGTCTCATATGCTTGGTTAAAAAGATCATCAGCAATATTTTTTCTTTTATCAATTATCATGCTTTCTATGATTTCCTTCAAGTATGGTTTGAGTTTTTTAGGCATTGTAGTTTTAACTACTGACACACCTTTGTATTTAAATTTATCTACTTTAAAGCCTTCATCATCAATCATGTGAAGTACGTAATATTTTTTCTTTAAGAAAATTCCAGAATCGCATATCGTTTCTCTTTTAAAGACAAAACGAGGATCTAAACTTTTCAATTCATTCTTTGCCCAGTTTGTCATTTCTGTGTTTATATAATTTTCAATATAATCACAGAAATTTAAAAAATCGGGATTGATCTCATCGTTTTTGTAAATTGGTATTCCTTTCTTATCTAAACATTTTAAAGAAACATATAAACTATCTGTATCATTGTATATGATAGAATCGTTCAATTCACATTGAGTTAATTCTGGATATTTTTCAATTAATGATTTTTGAAAAACGTCATTTGAACTTTTAATAACAGCCTGTCCAGTTAGCGTTACTGAGGATGCAATATCATCATCTCCCATAGGGGCATATGCATTTCCCATATAACCATACAATGAATTCAAATTAATTTTGTACGCATATTGAATAGAATCATATCTATTTTGTTCAGATTGAATAAACTCTCTTTCTTTTTTAGAAAGATTTTTATCTTCTTTCAATTTAGTTTTACAATCTTTCATCGCTTTTTGCATTTTCTTTCGTTCGGAATACAACCAATCTAGATATTCGGGAACAATGCCTTTTCGTTTTTGAGAGAACAAAAATCCAGCTTTCGTAAATGCTATTTTTTCAGCAGCTATATAATTTTCGAATTTTTCCTTATCGAATTCATACACTCTACCAGTCACATGATATATCTTGTATGTGTTTTCAAATTCTTCATATCTTCCAATTTTTGTTTCTGGAGAAAGATTCAAAGAAATCATAACACTTGGATATAGAGAGTTGGCATCGAAACTTACCAAGTTCTCAGAAAGCCCTCTTTTCGGCTCTCTAACATATGCTCCTGGGTTTTTACCATTTTTTATAGGTCTTATGAAGGTTGGTATTCTTTGATTTCTTTTTCTCGCTTGTACAGCCAAAGCTCCATTCATAATAGGAACTGTATCGATAGCCTTTTCAATATTAGTCAATCCAATATTTGCAAGGAATCTTAAAGTTTTCATATATCTCAATTCATCATCCAACCTTACAAGAAGTTCAACGTCGAGAATGTTATAGTCCACAAAGGTTTTCCAATCTTTAATTGACAACTCCCACAATTGCCCTTCATATTCTATTTTATTTTTACCAAGCTCGACTTCAGCAATGTAATCTAACTTATACGATTCTTGCTTATCTAATTTAAACTTTTGATAAAGTACCATATAATCAACTGATGATACTCCTTCGATTACAATTTGAACAGGCGGCTCTCCAAATTTAATTCTTTTTTTAACTTTTTCATATATACGTCCTATTGGAGATAATCTCTTTTGCCATTCTTCATCTAATACAACAGCAATTCGATTTACCAAATAAGGCATATCAAAACCAGAACTATTCCATCCAGATACAACGTCTGGATAATCATTTTCCCAAAATTTAATAAATGTTTTTAATAAAATTTCTTCACTTTTACAATGAATATATTTTATTTTTTTATCTGTAATGTGAGAAGCATCAAAAGGTTTCAATCCAAATGTCACATAACGTTCTCTTATAGAATCATAACATGTTATTAGGTTGATGATATCTTCTGGATTTTGAATATCTGGAAATTTTCCTTTGTTACTGAAAGTTTCAATATCTATAAACATTACTTTAAGAGGAAATTTGGAAAAATCCTCATCAGTATTTTGATGCCAATAATTATCAATTAAAAATTGCTGGGCTGGTGGTAAATTTTCAAAAACTCTTTTTATATTAGAATCTTTTAAAAATTTATTTCTTTCAAACCCAGAATCAAATTCTTTTTTTGTTAATTTGGTTTTGAATATGCTTTCTTCTTCCCCGTTGACCTTTTCCAGTAAAAGATATGGATTAAAATCCAAATCATACTTCACACGATTTCCATCGACATCCCAAGAAAACAAATGGACGCATCTTTCTTTATTGTTGTAAACGCAGTTTCTGTACACTACAACAAGTAAAACACGTTTTTCGAAATTGTCAATTGAACTTCAGTATGTATTTTCTAGATGATGAACCGTATGGAGTGTCTAGAGCTTCCATGAAAGCTCCTATATTTTCTGGTCTTTCTAAAAATCTCGCTTCTCCAATTTTACGAAGTTCTGGGATTAATTGATAATATCTAGCTCTATTTTTCCAATTCAATAATTCTTCTACTTTGTTTTCTAAATCTTCTCCTGTTTTAAATTTTAAAACATTCAGCGCATTTTCATATGTTGTCATATCTTGAACTAGACATGGGATTCCCAAACATGCAGCTTCAATGTATTTGATATCAGATTTACTTCTATTAAATGAATTATCTTGCAAGGGAGCTAAAAACAATTGAGCATTTAAACTATCTAAAAAGTTAGGGTATTCAATTAATGTCTTCCAAGGATGAAATTCAATTTTTCTATTTTCAACTAAATGTCTAATGGGAGGAGGTACAGCTCCGATAAAAACAAATTGATATTTATCAACATTTTTAGAAATAAATTCTATAACATGAGTAAAATCATCTTGTTGTTTTGTCTTATTTCCAACATCAAAATGTGCTCCAGATCCTGAATATACAATGCGAGGTTTCTTTTTATTTTTATCAAAATTATCAATGATTTTACGATAATTGAACTGATGACCGATCCACCAATATGGAGGGAAATTAGGTATTACCGAAATTTCTTCTTTACCAGTTCTTAATTTATATAAATCTCTCATGTGTTTACATGTAACTGTAACCTCATCAGACATATTAATCATATCAATGCAGTTTTGGCGAATTTCATCATTATCAAACGCTGGCTTATAGATATTATAATCTGGAATGTCTTCTCTGAATACGACATCATCAACTTCATATATAATTTTAAATCCAAGTTCTGGTTGTATACTTTTCAAAAACTCAAAAAACATTTTCTGTTCTTTACTTGCTTGTCTTTGAAGCTTAATAGTTTTTATATCTCTGTACCATTCTTTATCAAAAATCATTTTAGTAAGAGATGCTGAATCTCCCATGTTGGACATATTGATATGAAGTTCTGGCCAACCTATTCTCCACTGACCACACCCCTGACGATCTGCCATGAAATTTAAATATCTAGCTGGTCCATTTGGAACACTATTGATTTCTGGTGCTTTGGAAATTACACTATTTGAAAATGGTGATGTTGGAAACGGAGATGGAAATGGATTGGAAAACATATATATTGTAGTTATATTTTAATGTAAAAATGTCAATCTTATTGATAAACTCTTCTAGTTATTCCGTTTTCTTTTTCTAGGTTGACAATTTCACCATCTACATGTTTAATGGTTTCTTTTCTATGCGATATTGCATATACAGACATATTATTTTTATTAATTCTACTTTTCAAAACATTAATTAATAAATCCAATCCTCGTTCATCAAATGCACTATCGAAAATTTCATCATAAAATTCAAGATTTGAAGAAATTCCACTGATTTTTCTTCTCATGTCTGAAAAACTCAATACGCATGCGATATCAACGCTTCTTTTTTCTGCTCCTGACAAATTACTGTATGAAAATTCATTTCCTTTTTCAGTAGAAATATGTTCATCAAAATATTCATCAAATTTACATTTAACATTCATTCCAAGATCAGTTATGTATGTTGAAATAGTAGAATTTAACATACATAATAATTTCTTTATAACATAACTTTTAACACCCTCTTCGCCCAATACAAATTTACAAATTTCATAATCTGAATCCTTTTGTTTGAAGGTATTCAAATTTTCTTCTTGTTCTTTTTTTCTAGTTTCAGAATTTTTAATGTTTTCTTCGAATGAATCTGTAGATATGATAGAGTTTTTAAAATCATCATTTATATTTTTAAAAGACTCTTCATATTCTTTTAAGATATTATTCAAGTTTATTCTTTTTTGAGTTGTATCTTTCTGTTTTTGAATTTCATTATGAACTTTTGAAATATTTTTTTGAACTTTTGCTTTTTTATCTAACCAATCTTCTTTTTGATTATTAATTTCAGTTAAATTAATTTTATATTCACTTATATTATTTTGAATTTCTTCTTTTTTAGAATTAATATACTTTATATGATCATGTGAAATGTTTTGAAAACACTTATCACATTGAACTTCATCAACGGAGTTCATTTTCATTAATTCTTTTTTCAAAAGATCAAGATCTTTACTTATTTCAATATGTTTTATTTGAAAATTTCCAAGTTTACCATCGATTTTTTTCCAAGCATCTTCTAATTTTAAATATTGATTCTGTAATTCGTCAATATTTTGATTTTCTGGCAATTCTTCAATTTTTATTTTAATATTTTGAATTTTATTTGTAATTTCTTCCTTACGTGTATTTAAAAGTTCAGTTCTTTCTTCTATCTGTTTCTTAATATCATCGAATTGTTTTTGATAAGTGGTGATAGATGTTTTTAATTCTTCGACACGTGCTAAAGATACACTCATATCGTTTTTATTTTCACTTATATATTTTTTAAGATCTTTCAACATCAAACCAAATATTTCAATGTTGAAAATATCTTCAATAAATTTTCTTTTTTCAGCAGCATTCTTCAACATGAATGGTGTTGTGTCACTCAATGTCATTATATCGCAACTTTTATGGATAATTGGATTGGTTCCCAATAAATCACAAATATATTTGTTGGTATTTGCAATACTATCCCTGGTAATATCTTCATCACCCCTCCAAAGTTCAACTTTGGTTGGCTTTACATGTCTGATAATTTTATAAGATTGTGTATTTTCAGTAGTTTCAACATCAAATTGCAATTCAATGCGTCCTTTACCTTTAGTTATATTATTTACAATATATTCATTCTTAATTTTTCCAATAGTTTCACCAAATAATGCATAAAAATATGCAGACATGAGTGAACTTTTACCAACTGCATTTTTTCTTTCAGGATTATCAATATTTTGTCCAGTTATAAGGTTCAGACCTTCTTTAAATTCAATTTCTATAGCATCATTTCCAATACTTAAAAAGTTTTGAACAATTATTTTTTTATATTTTATTTTTCTCATATAAATCTTCGTTAATTTTTTTAATTCTGGCTAATTGATCATCATCTAATCCTAATTGATCATAAAATTCTTCAAACATTTCTTTAATATCAATAGAATCTATATTTTCTACATCATTTAAAGTCTTTGAATTCACATTATATTCGAAAGATATCTGCCAAGGATTGTAACTTTTGAATATATTTGATATTTTGGTAAATTCTTCTTCTGATAATTCAGAATCGACAATCAATTTAATGATATTATTTTCAATTTCTGATTCTTCATATGATTCATATCCACTCAAAGCTAGTTTTATGAAACGAGGAGATGCGGTATTTTCGAAAAATTCAATAGACCCATCTTCAATATCTAAAATATGGTATCCTTTTGTGTTATTTTGGTCGCTGAAGTCTAAAGGAAAACAACTACCAACATAGTATATTGACCCCTCGTTGTATTTTTTACTATTTCTATTGTGAAAATGACCAGAAAATACAGCATTCGTCTTCTCAATAAGTATATCAACTGGGTTTAATCCATGATTACATACTGTATAATTGTTCATTTTGAATGTTTGTATCTCAAAATGCCCAAAAATGTAGTCATATTTGCTGTTTGGAATATCATTATTCCATGGAACAAACAAAAAACGCTTATTAAAAGCTTCAAATTCTAAATTTTTATCAATTAATGTGATATTTTCATGCCCTTTCATCATTCCAAGGCTATGAACATCACTTCTGTTCTTATAATATGCATCATGATTTCCAATAATCATGAAAACGTTAAATTTTTTAAACTTTTCTATAATTTTAGAAGCAACGTGTATAGTTTGAACACTAATTTCGCTTCTATTATCAAAAAAATCACCCAAAAAGAATATATCTTTTATTTTTTTCTGATTTAATTCATCAACAATCCAATCAGCCCACGTTAAAGCTGTTTCGTGCCATTTTTCAGAATTTCCATATATTCCTAAATGAAGATCACTGAATATTGCAACTTTAGTCTTTTTAATCATATTATTAGTTTGAAAAATCGTATTGTTCATCATCATCAGAAAAACCTGATGGTTTGGTATATACATTTCCTTCAGATTCAATCATATTTTGCTCATAAAGCATTTGTTTATACTCTTGTAAACCTTCATGTTGCTTGTTTTCTTTCTTTATTCGGTTAGTAAACGCATTCCAAGCTATTTGATTGAAATAACTAAATGGATTATAACCAGAATCCATGTTATATTTCTTACCTTCCAACGCTGAATACATTTTTATAACAGCATCTCCTACCATTTCTTCTTTCCAAGACTTCGTATAATTAATAAATCGCCAATTATAACTCAACCCTTCGGCTATTTTAACTACATTAATAGCTAATTCATCTGTCATTTTATCACTGTCGTAATATTCCTGGATCTGTCTTTTAAAATCATTGGAGTTTACGTATATACTTGCTTTTATTTCTGGATTAAGTTTCATAAATCTATTTCTATTTCTTTATATGGTATCTGTTCATCGTCGTAAATTTGTTTTCTTTCTTCAGCGTGGTTTGTCGAGTATTTTAAATTATCATATATATCAAAAATAACAAGTTTGGACTTGTTTTCATGCAATCTCAACCCTCTACCTATTCCTTGCACGATACGAACGAAGCTTTTTCCACCAGATGCAAACACAATATTGTGTAAATTTTTAATATTTATACCTGTTGAAAATATACTACTCATTGCAATACACACTATGTTATCACAAACTTCCATATTTGCAATAACTTCAACCCTTTCGTTCAACTCGACCTCGCCTTTTATAAAAACTACACTCTTATCATTCAACACATTCAGAGATTTTAAAAGCGCTTCCCCGTGTTCAAGGTGATTTACCAATATTAATGTATTGTTTGGTATCTTAGAAACTATTTTATATATGATATTGTTTCTTTTTTCAGAATTGTATATATAAGATAACTCTATATTATAATCTTCTGTTGGAGTTTTATCTTTATTTTTATTTTTTTTAGGAATATCTGAAGAAGAATGATTCAATAAAATCATTTTAACCACCACATCAGTTAAAATATTTTCGTCTCTGAGTTCTTTACTGTTCTTTTCAAACAATAATGGACCAAATGTACCTAATATTTTCCACACATCATATTGATCTTTTGGAAAAGTGCCTGTGAAACCGAAACGGTTCGGTGTTTTTATTTTTGTGATGAGCTTTGATATTTTACTAGTGCCAGTACATCTATGACATTCATCAACTATTAACAAATCTACATCTTTGATCCATGAATTATCATCAAATTTGGATACTAAATTTTCAGAATTGACTATTATTACATCGGTATTTTCTAATTTATTAGTTCCAGTCCATCCCGAATATGAAAAATTAACTTTGTAAGATTCAAAATCTTTTTGAAGTTGTGATACAAGAGAAATTCCAGGTACTACAACCAACACTTTGTATGTTTGCTTGGGTCTATTTGCCCAAAAGTTTTCAATCAATGATGCTATACAAAAACTTTTACCAGAACCTGTAGCACTTTTTATTGTACCTCGTCCATATTTCAAACACAATTTCACAATTTCCATTTGAAAGTCTCTATGAGGAAATGCAAAACCATCAAATACTGTTGTTGTTTTTATACCACAACTTAAAAATTGTTTAAATTCTTCAGTGTATTCTATATTTGTATATTGTTCTTGTATTAAGATATTGATTATCTCTTTATAAAGACCGAAATCGAATTTTCCAGATTTATCAATTGCATATTTTCTATCTGGAATTTTTCTTCCGTACTTTTTTGCAAATTTTGCAGCGTCATTCTTGACACTGAATTTATTTTTTACGCAATAAAACGTGGCCTGATCACAAATAATCTGACCTTTGTTTGTTTTTGCATCGTAATGCAGCTTAATCAAAATTAATTAATAAGTGGAAATATCCACTTTTCGTTAATTCAAATTCCTTTATGTGTGGAACTTCTATCATCCTTCTTGCAATTGAATAAATTTTATTATATTTTCAAAATCTTTGGCTATGTATTTTACACAGTCATAAATTCTTTCAAGTTGTTTAAAATTCAATTTTAATTCGTCTATTTGTAGATTTATTTCTTCAACATCTTGACTTTCTTCTATTTTATCAAGTGTTGATTTATTTATTTTTATCTCCGAATTATCTATTAATTTTTTCTGTAATGTTTTGATTATATATTTCTTTTTTTGCTCAAGTGATTTAATTTCTTGTTCAGTTTCTGACAAGACGTTTGCCCAATATGATTTTTCTCCTGGAACTTGATTAAGTTTATCAGCTAAACTAAGCATATCGATATTTGTGGCAAATTCGGCATACTTTTTAGCATAAAACTTTCTTTTTTCAGAATTATTCATAATCAATTATTCTTTATTATAAATAATAATATGAGAATGTCAAGAACTGATGCTACAAAATTAGAAAATATTTATTTAGAAATGACATCAGTTGGTGTAGTTGGCCCAGTCACTTCTATTGTGACTGATTTAGGTGCAGAAAATGTAGATTCATATGCTGAAAGAGACACCAGAATTCCAAAAGGACCAAAAAAGAAAAAAGGCAAACCAGAAATAGCTAGAAGAAATCTATCATTTGATAGTACATTAGATTATCAAACTCCTGAAGTTAAAGCTAATATTAAAAATATTAGAAAACAGTAAAAAGGCACTTGACAAATAAAAAAACCATATTATATATGGGTGGTGGGTGGGATTTGATATATATTATAATATATTATATATAATATTAATTTATATTGTATATTATTATTAATATTATAATTATTATATGTCAGAATGGATAAATTTACCTGAAAATAAAAATAGTTTTCATGGATTTGTTTATATTATTAATAATAATCATCCAGATTCTAAAAAAAAGTATTATATTGGATGTAAAAAAATATTAAAAAGAATAAAAAGAAAACCATTAAAAGGTAAAAAGAGAAATAGAATAGACTATGTTGATAATAATGTAGATTCTTATTGGGGAAGTTCAGAAGAATTGAAAAAAGATATAGAAATATATGGTTTGGAATATTTTGAAAGAAAAATTCTACACATGTGTGAAAATCAATGGGAAATGAAGTTTTTAGAAATGTACGAACAGATGAAATATAATGTTCTATTTGACAAAAGCTCATACAATGGCATAATAAATGTTAGAATTAACAGCGTTCCTAAATCTTTAGAGGAGAAATATAAAAATTTTAAATTTTAAATGACTTTTATTAAAAAAAATACAAATAATTTAACAGTTTCATTAATTTTTGAAAAAGAAAATAAAGAAATGGTGGATATTGATTATATTTTTAAAAAAACCAATGATAATTTTTGTGTTTATTTAAATAATTTATCACTACCCATCAATTTTGATTTCAGAAATAGAGATAATAAAAAAATTTACATGAATGAATTTATAAAAACGTTCACTCATTACGTAAAATTTAGGGAAAATAAAGAAAAGTTATATTTTTACAGCAATATCTTAACTAAAGATGATTTTAGAAATAAACTAGTTTTAAAATTAAAAACATTATTTGGAATTACTATTCTTGAGGACTACAAAAGTCTTGAAAATATATCAACATTGATGGAAATAGGCTGTTGTGATACTGTTACTAAAATTATAAATTTCTTGAATCAAGAAAGGAAAGTAAAATCATTCAAGCAAATTAAAAAATATTTAGAAAAAAATGGGTTTGTGTATTTGAATGATGTTTATTTCAATGATTTTTCTAATAAGCTGCGTTTATTTACATAAATATTATATATGAGTAAGTTTCTTCAATTAATTGAAGATTTTGATCCAACAAATGATCAAAATCTTGACGATGTTGCATATAATTTCGTTAATTTTTTAAAAAGTAATGACATAAAATATGGAAGAGTTAAATCAACTAACACTTTTTATGTTCATGATAAAGAAGATATGAATAAAGTCTTTGTTGTGGAAGTTAAAGATGTAGTCAATACAAAACCATCTGAGGAAGATGGAGAAGCTGAAACTGTTGTAGATTCTTTAGCTGACATAGACCCAAAAGCTAATAAAGCCAAACAGGCAAGAATGACTGTAGTTAAAGGATTGGCAAATAAAGTACTTCCTTCATATTTGAAGAAAACTGAACAATTAAAAAGTTTTAAAACTCCATCTTTATGAAAAGTAAAACACTCCAACTCATAAATAAATATTCCCAAATTCTCAAAGAACAAGGAGAAATGGATGTTCAACCAACAGCCGATGCTGCTGTTGATGTTAATGATGTTACTCAAGAGCCAGTTGCTCAAGAATTACCATTCACAGCAGAGTCTGAAAATGATTATATCCTTCAAATGTTACATGCTGCAAAATTTGAACCCACTCCTGAACAAAATACAGAACTTGATAATCTTATTTACAAAATGAAAGATAAAGAGGTTAAAAATGCAAGAGCTGAAATATTACCAATTATACAAAAAATGATAAGTTCTCAAATTGATTCAAATCAAATTAGAGATCTTTCTGATCAAGTAGATTAAATAATACTATGAATTTCAAATTAAAAGAAAATGGACTTATTTGGGAAAATTACGCTAACATCCCAAGTATTCAAAAACGTCAAAACTATTCAGATGAATCTGAAGAAAAGGAAGACCATGGATTGGACGTTGAGAAGTCAGATCTTAATGATGACGGTGAGCTTTCTGAATATGAACAGGCGAGAGGATCTGCTGTAGCTAATGCTATGGGAGATGACTCGGAAGATGCAGAACATTTTCACGGTGATGAAGAATTAGATGATGTTAAAAATGTCGTAATGTCATTTGATACATCCGAACCAGTTAAACCAGAATACAAAGAAGAAGATCTTGATGAAGATGATCATGAAAGAAATGAAATGATCAAATCTGAAATTAAAAAACTCTGTGAATTTGCCAAACGATTAGAAAATATGGTATGTGATGCTAATTTTGAAGAATGGATGGCTGCTAAAATTACCAAAGCTGCTGATTACACTTCAGATGTATATTTTAGATTGAGCGCTAAAGCTGATTATGCTAATGGCTCACATGAACATTCAGAATATGAATATTAAAAATGGATAATTTCGAATCATTTTTTTATGAGAAATATGTCATTGGATTAATAGAAGATATCCATATTGAGGATCTTGGGACAATTTCTTCAAAAATAGATAGCGGCAACGGTGCTTATAATGTTCTTCATGGTAATGATATTGAAATAGATGAAAAGAATAAATTGGTTAGATTTACAACAGTGCATTCTATTTCTTTAGAAAAAGAACTGATAGATCAGATAACAATAAATATAGGGGCTGGAAAAATGGAAAAGAGACCAGTTGTCAATTTCAATTTAAAAATGGGAGATCGAACATTCGAAAATATACCATTCAGCATAGGAAATAGATCATCAAATACTCATAAAGTTTTAATAGGTAAATCCTTTATTGAAAATGAATTGGATGCTTTAATTGATGTGAGTATAAATAATATTGCAGATAAAAATTTTGAAGTTGATTTATGAAAAAATATTCACAGAAAGAACTATTAAATGAAGGATTCTGGAAAGGGATCGGTAAAGTAATTGGAGGAGTAGCTAGAGGGGTTGATTATACATTAGGTAAAGTTGCTCCCGAATTACAAAGCCTTTATAAAGACCCTTACAAAGCAGCTGTTGGTTTAGGCAGGGCTATCAAAGGATCACCATCTGGGGAGGATAAACAAGGCTATACAACTAATAATACACCCCAAAAAACTAATTATGCAAGTCCTCAAGAGACTGCAAACATAAGACAAGGATTGTCAAGTAAAAATATAACTTTATTAAACAATCCAACTCTTAGTTATATTGATTCAAGAACAAGAATGAAATATTTCAATGTTGAAATTGAAAATCAAGGTAGAAAAATGAATATTATAGTGGATTCGAATGGTAATTATTCAAACCCCTGATTGACATTTGGTTTATATTTATTAAAATATAATTATGAAGATTGAAATTCAAGCAACAAATGATGAATCATTTTCTCTTGTAAATCCAGAACAAGAAGTTACAGAAACTACGAATGTAGAACCTGAAATCAGTATTACATCAGCAGAAACAGTAGAAGAAGTTACCAGTGTTGCTAATAAAGTACCAAGAGCAGCACCTATTGAAAATAACAAAGGTGCTGGTTGGTTTTCTGGTACAAGTTGGGGGTGATTAAACCTTTAAAACTTGCGTAATATGTTTTAATATAGGACTTCTTACAACATCATCAGAATCAAATTTCATACAATGTATGTTATTTTTTCTTGAATGTTCAGTATTGAATAATTGATGGATTTTTTCAAATCCTGAATCTTTAATATCACATTGTTTAGCATCTCCACAAACGATATATTTGCTATTTCTGCCAAATCTGGTTAAAATAGTTGTTAATTCTCCTCTACTCATGTTTTGGGCTTCATCGACAATAACAAATGAATCATGGAATGTTAATCCTCTGACAAAATTTACAGGTATTGCTCTTATATATTTTTGAGTTAATAACATATGAGATACTGTTGGATCAACAATTTCGTTCAATTTATCCATTAACGGCATGGTATAAGGGCTGAATTTTTCATCAAGTTCCCCAGGAAGAGCGCCCATGCTTCTAGATGAGCTTTCTACGACAGATCTAATATAAATTATTTGATCCACTTTAGATTCTTTTAGATGCTCTAAAGCCGCATATACAGACATATAAGTTTTATTTGTACCTGCGAGACCATCAATAAACATAATATTTGTATTAGGATCGTTTATTGTATAGTAACACTGGGTTTGATTTTCCGTAAATGGGAAGTGTTTTTTTAAATTAACTTTCTCGAAATCGAAATTTTTCTTATAAGATTCGATAAATTCTTTTTCAAGATCCAACGAGGTTTCCTTACGCTTGCGCGTAGATTTTTTTGTGCTCATGTATTAATATTTAATTGATAATTGAAGGCCCGTATTGCATTTTTGATAGTGATCTAAATGACTAAATAATATAACCTATTGGCTTGACTTTTATTAAAAATATGTAAAATATTTGAATGAGAATAGCAATAAGCGGTGCTTCAAATTCTGGCAAATCAACATTAATAAATTCATTTCTTCGAAGATGGCCAATGTATTCAACTCCGATGAAATCTTACAGAGATATTCTAAAAGAACATAATTTAGAGCATTCGACTAAAACAAATGAAGAGACTCAATTATTAATATTAGATTCTATGATGAAAGTCCAAGAAGGATTTAAATCTACAGATAATATAATTTTCGATAGATGCACGTGGGATAATCTAGCATATACATTAGTTGCTAATTCTTATGAACAAGTTTCCGATGAAGTCACAGCAGCTTCTATTTCTTTTGTAAAAGAAAGCATGAAAGATATAGATATCATATTTTGGTTAGAATATGATTCAGATATTAAAGTTTTAGATAATGGCACAAGAGATACTAATACTGATTATATCAAAGAAGTTGATGGTGTTTTTAAACAATTATATGAACATTATTCTAATGATTTAGAAACTGATATTTTCTATCCAAAAGAAGATTGCCCAGCTATTATTCCAGTAGAAGGAAAAACCGTCGATGATAGAATTTTTTATATTTCTCAATTTATTGATGATACAGGTAGATTAATCGAGCCTGATAGTTCTTTGTTTAGTGAAGAAAATCTTCAAATATTAGAACAAATGCTTACTGATCAAACTAAAGCAAAAAATGATGATGCTGAAGTTATAAATTTAATGAAAGAAATTAGCAAATTTAAAAAATAATGTTAAATGATAAGAAAATAGGGGTTGGTATTATCACTTACAATAGAATTGACAACCTTAGAAAATTACTTGATTCATTAAATCAATGCGAATCAATTATTGATGAATTGATAGTTGTAAATGATGGAGAATCTATTAATGATTTTTCAAAATTTCAATTTCCTATTCTAAATAGCAACTGGGTTAATAACCCGCAAAATCTTGGGGTGGGTAAGTCTAAAAATATAGCTCTTAAACATTTACATGAATCTGGATGCGATCATCTATTTTTAATAGAGGATGATATTTTTATTAAAAATAAAAATGTATTTGAAAGATATATAGAATCATCCAAGATATCAGGAATACAGCATTTTATGTATTCTCAACACGGCGTTATGAACAAATCATGGCATAGTGGAAATGCAAATCCTATAATGATAATTGATTATGGAACTTTGAAAATTCCATTATATCCAGCAGCCGTTGGTGCGTTTTCTTATTTTTCCAAACTTTGTATAGAAAAAGCAGGATATTTTGATGAAAGATATTATAATGCATGTGAACATGTAGATCATACATATGAAATTATTAAAAAAGGCATGCATCCTCCATTTTGGTATAATGCGGATATTGAAAATTCTTGGGAATATCTAGAAGACGAAGCTTGGAGTATGGAACAATCTACAATTTCATCTAAGCCTAATTTAAATCAAATCGTCTCTAAATCTGATGAAATTTTCTTTTTGAAGCATGGAACTGTGCCAACAGCTGTTCCTTTTTCTAGAGAAGAAGAAGTAATACAATCTATTAAAAAAATTAAAAAAGAATATGGACAATAATATTTGGGAAATAGCTAAAAATAAATATAAAATTCAACAAATCCAAGAGGAATGGTTTTGGTTGATTGACACTGCAATTGTAACACCATACAAAGATAAGAAAATCAACATTTTTGAAATCGGTTGTTATGATGGAGGATCGACTTATTATTTGAGTAATTTTGCAAAAAATATGATAACTGTGGATAATAATAATCCATGCCGTTTCGATCCTTCAAGTATCCCAGCGAGTGAAAGTTATCAATATTTTGGTGGTGACAGTCACGATCCAAATATAATAAAAAATGTAAGTAAATTTGATTGGGATTTTGTTTTTATTGATGGCGATCATTCATACGAAGGAGTCAAAGCTGACTTTTATAATGTTTTACCGTACCTTAAAAAAGGAACGCCTGTCGCATTTCACGACATTGCCATTTCACATTTTCATCATACACATGGATGCTATGTCGGTGAGTTTTGGAGAGATTTGAAAAATGAATACAAAGCAACTAAATTTGAAGAATACCAAACTGATAAAGAATGGGCTGGAATAGGTCTACTTTTCGTATGAAAAGACTAAATATATGAATGGGACAAGGAAGATACTCAAAATATCCAAACAAGGCGGGGATTTATAAATTCAAATGCATTATCAACGATAAGATTTACATAGGAAAATCTATAAACATTAGGGATAGGATAAACAGTCATAGATATACACTATCAGAAACAAATAAAAGAAAAAAAGGATATTTTGAAAGTGCTATCAAAAAATATGGATGGGATTCTTTTGAATTTGAAATATTAGAGATTGTGGAGGATTTTGATAAACATAAAGATAACGATGATCTCTTAAAGAGAGAAGCATATTACATAAAGTTATTTGATTCTACTGATCCAAATAAAGGGTATAATTTATGTAAGTATTCAAGTGATAGAACTGGGGTTCCGTGTTCGGAAGAATCTAAAGAAAAATTAAGACAGGCTAATTTGGGAAAGAAACACTCAGAAGAAACCAAACTTAAAATGAAAGAAAGCTCTGCTAAATTAACTAAAGATAAACAAAAAAGACAATCTGGTAGACCTCTTCCAGAGGAAACCAAAAGAAAATTATCTAAAATTAATAAAGGAAAGACACCATCTAAAAATACTATAGATGCTATTAAAAATAGAGTTCGTAAAAGGTATAAAGTCCAAACTCCCAGCGGTGATTGTGTTGAAATTGTTAATATGGCTAAGTTTTGCAGAGATGAAAAATTAGGAAGGGATAGTATGGATAGGTTAGTTAGAGGGATTATAACTAACTATATGGGGTGGACATTTATAGAAGCTGTGATAATATAGGAATTATTAAAGATCCGATGTCAGAAAAACATAAAGAAAAAATTAAACAGTTAAATTTAAGAAAACCTAAATCTAGAAAAATTAAAAATGTAAAAATGTAGAAATATTAGCAAATGAATAATATAAAAAATAAAGTATGGACTTAACATTAATAACTTGCAATTATAATACGCCGATACAGATAGTAAGACTGTTGCAAAGCGTAAAAGAAACATCGTCACAGTTACCGAAGGTTATTGTGATGAATACATCAACAACCCAAGATTCTGATAAAATTTTATCAGATAATGATATACCTTATTATAATTTTAGAGGAGGATCGCATGGTGAATCTGTTAATTTAGCCTTTAAAAAAGTAAAAACTAAATATGTTCTATTGGTGGATTCTGATGTAATATTTTTAAAAGATTTTCTCCCAGCTTTTGAAAAATTCAAATCTTCAAATTTAACTCTTATGGGTAAAGTTGTCGGCAATGTCGCTGGTAAAAATCTGTATGAAAGAGTGGAACCTTGGTATTGTTTCATGAATTATGAAATTTTGAAAAATAAAAAAATTGAGTTTTTCGATAGAGAAAGAGTTAAGAAAAGCAAAGAGGACAATATAAAAGTATATGATATAGGTTCTACAATGTTTGAAGATGTTGAAAAATCTAATCTACTGATTGGAGATGTAGATTTAGAAAACAAATATTTTAAACATTACGGAGGAATGTCATGGCATTGTCAAAAATATAATTCTTCAGAAGATGATACTGATATTGATTTTGGTGGAACTCATCCACATGAAATTCTTTGGAATATTGGTCAACAAAGAAAAAATCAATACGATATCGAAACAGAATACTTAAAAGATATAGATATTAAATCTTGTTTTAAATGAATAAATGTTTTGTAAAAGTTGGAGGTGGGTTAGGAAATCAATTGTTTCAAATAGCCGCCGCTTATTCTTATTGTAAGAAATATAATAAAAAATTATATATAGATATATCAGATTGGAGCGCATCTCAAGGAGTTAATCCAATAAAATATAAAGATTCAATATTTAAAAATTTTGAATACCATTTATATTCTACTCCAGAAACTACAAAAATTGAAGAAGAAAGTTTAATTTATAAAGAACTTCCATATCATGATGGGGATGTATCGTTTCATGGCTATTTTCAATCTGATAAATATTTTATAGAACATAAGGATGAATTTGTAAATTGTTTAAGTTTGCCAAATCTTGATAGTTCCTTTATGCAAGAAAAAAATGTTGCATTTCATATAAGAAGAGGAGATTATATTAGTTATTCTCATATATATAATGTGTGTAATACTGATTATTTTAATAAACAATTTGAAGCATTTAAAGATTATCAAATAAATGTTTTTACTGATTCTCCCGACTTTATATGTAATGAATTTAAAAATCAAAAATTCAATTTAATAATATCACATTCGGAATTAGAAGACTTGACTTTAATGAGTTTGCATACAAATATAGTATGCAGTAATTCATCATTTTCTTGGTGGGCATCTTTGCTAGGCAAAGAAAAAGATAACATAATTGTTCCAAATAGATGGTTCAATAATTCAGAAAATCATTATGACATATACAGATCAGACTTTACAAAAATCGAAGTATAATTTAACTGAAACATCATTCATAATACATTTTAGAAGAGATTCCGATGATAGAATTTTCAATCTTAAATGTATTTTAAATTATTTTGATACTTATATTGATTATAAAGAATTATTCATAATTAATGATGATTCTGAACTTGATAATGAATTAAAAAATCTTAAAGAAAAATATCCAAAAATATCTATAGGTTTTTTTAAAAATGATGATGTTTATCAAAGAACTTTATGTTTCAATAAAATTGCAAAAATAGCAAACGGTAAAGTGTTGTGTTTTTATGATACTGATGTTTTGGTAAAGCCAGAATGTTTACAACATGCTCAAAAATTAATTATAACTGGAGAGTTGGATCATGTTTATCCATACAACGGATTATTTGTAGGTGTTAAAAAACCACATAGAGATTTATTAGTAAATTTTGAATTTAATAAATTAGAATCATTATTATTAGAACGTCATATAGGTTATGACAATGAATATATGGCAGTTGGACACGATCACTCCGTTGGAGGGATGCACATGATGTCTAAAGAAGCATTTAATAAAATTGAAGGATACAACGTTAATTTTATCGGTTGGGGATGTGAAGATGTTGATATTTATACTAGATCAGGCCAGAAAAATAAAGTAGCTGGTATCAGTTCCCCTGATGCGATATGTTGGCATATTGATCATGATAATACTATAAGAACTGAGAATAAATACTATCAAAATAATTTAAATTTATTATACAGAAATAATAAATGAATTTAAAAAAACGACCCAAATTATCAGTTGCCATTCCATGTTATGAAATGAGTGGTAAGGGTGTTGAATTTTTAGAAAAATCTTTAAACATTATTAAAAATCAAAATGTAGATTTTTCTGAAATTGAAATTGTAATATCTGATCATTCTATAAATGATGATATAAAAAAATGCTGCGATAAGTATAACAATATAAATTTAAAATATTATAAAAATGAAGAATGCAGAGGTTCAATGTCTGGAAATATTAATAGTTGTATTAGACAGAGTTCTGGGGAATATATAAAACCATTATTTCAAGATGATTTTTTAAATTCTTCAAATTCTCTAAAAGCTATTTTGGATAATTTGAATTCCCCATGGATAGCTCATGAATATACTCATTTAGATCTTTCGACAGATTCATTTTATAATCAAAGAACTCCTTTCTATAATGATAGAATTTTAGAAGGAATTAACACAATTGGACCTCCAACAGTGACAGCTTTTTTGAATGATAATAATTATTTCGATGAAAATTTATTATGGTTTATGGATATAGAATTTTATCACAGAATGATGATAAAATATGGTCATCCTACAATTTTAAAATGTAATGACCCTATAGCTACAGTTACAACATGGAGTGGACAAACTACAGAAACATCAATCAATCAAGTTTTAATTGACAAAGAAACCAATTATATTAAATTAAAATATAATGAAAATATCTGAGTTATTTTTAAAATATCAAAGTGATAAAAATGAAGGATCTTTATATCCTTCAGATCATCTTAGGGGTCACACATATGGAAAATCATATGATAAAATATTTGAAAAATTTGATAGAAAATCAAATTTCAATATATTAGAAATTGGAATTCAAAAGGGTGGTAGTATGCTGGCATGGAAAGATTACTTTGAAAATTCTAACATTTATGGTGTAGATATAGTAGATTGTATTTTACCAGAATATAGACGAGAGGATTTTAATTATATATTTGATGATATTAAATCTGATAATGTTACAAAAATTTTAAGTAATTTAACTTTTGATATTATTATAGATGATGGAAGTCATTTTTTGAGTGATGTTCTATTTACAGTTTCCAATTATCTATCAAAACTTAACGATGGCGGTGTTTTAATTATAGAAGATTGTCAGCACCCAGAGGGATGGATAGAAGAAATAGGAAAGTTGGTTGATGATAATTATAGAATAATTACAGCTGATTTGAGATATGATAGAGGTCAACCTCAATACGATAATTTTCTAATTATTATAGAAAAACAATAAAATTTATAATTTTAATTTAAATGATAACAACCAATTTAACTGGTAATTTAGGAAATCACATGTGGCAATACGCTGTATGTAGAATGATAGCCGAACATAAAGGTTATGATTGGGGTATAAATTCAACACCAAGCCATGATTATTTTAATGGTAAAAGCCAAATGGAATTCATGGAGATTGATTATGGAAAACCTGTTGATGGTATAATTAATTCATTTCATGAAAGATGGATTCATATACAACATGTGGATATAGTTAACATCGCGATGTTGGACAAAAGAATCTATGATATTGAAGATAACACGGTACTATTAGGAGAAAATGGTGCATATGGTGGATTGTTTCAATGTGAAGATTATCTAATAGATAGAAAGTCTGATGTTGAAAAATGGTTTTCTATAAAACCAGAATATAAAAATCAATACGATAATAAATTAAAAGAATTAGGTATTGAATTGGATGAAAATTTATGCGTTATTAATTTCAGAGGGGGGGAATATAGAGGAATTTCCACGTGCTTGTTGAGAAAAGAATATTGGAAAGATGCTACCAATCATATGTTAGCAATCAATCCATTTATGGTTTTTTTAGCAATAACTGATGATCCTGAGCTGTGTAAAGAATATATGCCGTTTGATATTCAAACGTTGCATATTGATGCAGGTTTTGATTTTTATGTAGTTAATCAAGCTCATTGGTTGATAATTTCAAATTCATCATTTGGATGGTGGGCTGCTTGGTTAAACAAAAAATCCAAAAAAACTATAGCTCCTAAATATTGGGCTAGACATAATGTCAGCAATGGGTATTGGGCTCTTGGTAATTCGTATACAAGAGGATTTACTTTTATGGATAGAGAAGGTAAATTATTCAATTATGATGATTGTTTAATTGAAGCAACTGAATTTTATAAAAACCATAATATCATATAAATATGAGAAAAATTTACGACTGTTTTATTTTTTTTAATGAATTGGATTTACTTGAATTAAGATTAAATGTTTTAGATTCTTATGTTGATTATTTTGTTATTTGTGAAGCTTCCGTAACACACAGCGGAATTAATAAAGAATATATTTTTGAAAATAATAAACATAGATTTTCAAAATTCTTACATAAGATTATTCATTTGAAAATTGATGATATTCCTACAAATTTTTCCAATCTTCCAATTTCATCAAACGTAAATACATTCGATGAGGAATGCGTTAATGATATTCATTCATTTATAAATGAAACAACTCTGTTTAATAAAATAACAGAAAGTCATTTTGGTAGAGATTTTTTTCAAAAAGAATCTCTCAGAAGAGGTTTAGAGAATTGTGAAGATGATGATATTGTAATATTATCTGATTGTGATGAAATTCCAAATCCTAAAGTTTTAGAAAAAGTCGATAAGTTTATCAAAGATTATGAATTTTTTACATTTAATCAAAAGACTTATTATTATTATATAAATCTATTGAAAGAAACTTCATGGAAAGGTTCTAGAATGGGGTTATATAAAAACTTAAAAAAATATTCATTCAATAAATTAAGAGCGCAACAAAATTGCGAAATTTCTGAAGGTGGGTGGCATTTTAGTTTCATGGGAGGTTCTGAACAAGTTAAATTGAAAATTAAATCGTATTCACATCAAGAATTGAATACTTCAGAATATATAAATAATGTTGATAAAAACATAGAAAATAATATAGATCCATTTTTTAGAGGATCTTTGACGAAAGTTGATATTGATTCATCTTATCCAGAATATATTTTAAATAATTTGCAAAAATATCAACACATGATAAAATAAATTTATGTTAGATTTATCAAATGTAACGCTTATAGCGATGACATCTGTGAAAATACCTCAAACTATAAAAGCATTGCAATATAGTTCTAGAGATATAAAATTTGGAGCTATAAAAATTATTTCAGATATTAAACCAGATGATCTTCCTAGTGATATTATCCATGAATATACTGAGAAAATGTCTAATATAGATGATTGGAATTATTCAATTATCTATAAACTTGGGAAGCATATAGATACCGAATTTGCTATACTTATTCATGATGATGGTTTTATTATAAATCCTAAATCTTGGAGACCAGAGTTTTTTGAATATGATTATATTGGAGCGCCTTGGCCGTTGCCGATGGATGATTTTTCTTATAGAGATATAAATGGTGAAATTATAAGAGTTGGTAATAGTGTATCATTACGAAGTAAAAAATTAATAGATTTACCTGTAAAATTAAATTTAGAATGGAAACCATTTCATGGCTATTATAATGAAGACGGTTTTATTTGTGTAAATTATAGACATATATATAAAGAACACGGTATTAAATTTGCAGATATAGATGTTGCTAAATATTTTTCACACGAAACCCAATTACCAGAAACTTTTGGAATCGAACCATTCGCCTTTCATGGAAAGAAAGGATTATTTGATTAATATGAAAAAGGAAATAGTGATAGCCGCATATGATAAAGATTTACATTGGTTAAGTAGATTAAATTCCGATGTGAAGAAAACTATATATCGAAAAGGAAACAGAAGTGAGGATATAAATGAAATTTATATAGAGAATAATAAAGGAAGATGTGTGCATACATTCTTTAATCATATTTTTGAAAATTATAATAATCTTTCTGATGTAACATATTTTGCACAAGATTATCCTTTCGATCACTGGGAAAATATAATAGAAATTATAAATGATATTCCAACTATACAAAAAGAACAATTAAAAATAGGAGGTTATTGCGGATATCATTGGAATAGTATACAGACACCATCATCAAGTGGTGGTATTATGTGGGAATTATATCCATCCATTCATCATGGAAATGGTAATATACTTTCATGTGATAGCAAAGGACATCCTCATGCATCTGCTGATTTTCATATTGATGCTGATAAATATTGGAATTTATTTTTTAATAACAAACCTCCTAACTTTTATGAATTCATTCCTGGGGGTCACTTTTCAATAACAAAAGAACACGCTCATTTAAGAACTAGAGATTTTTATAAAAAAGTTGTAGATTTTTTAATAGATTATGAATTTGCACCCTGGATTGTTGAAAGATTAGAGTGTTATATTTTCAATCCAAAATATTCAACTATTTAAATGATTTGACATTTCAAAAAAATTTGGTAGATTTTAGAATATGATTTTAAAAGAAGATATTAAAACATTGGTAGGTAATCACGTTTCACCTTATATCTACAATGCAAAGGAATTTAAAGCTGGTAAAACACCGATATATTATTCTGGTCCATATTGGGACAATCAAGAGACAGAAGCTGCTCTAGATTCATTTTTAAATGGTAAATGGATCACTGCTGGTGAAAAAGTTCATAAATTTGAAAGTCAGTTTTCCAAGAGGTTCAATACCAAATATGGTCATATGGTAAATTCTGGAAGTTCGGCCAATTTAATTTTAATTTCTGGTTTAAAGAGAAGATTTAATTGGCAAGATGGTGATGAAATCATTGTATCACCTGTTGGATTTGCAACTACAATTTCTGTAATTTATCAAACCAGACTAACCCCAGTTTTTGTAGATATCGAATGGGACACTTTGAACTTTGATATTGACCAAATTGAATCTAAAATAACAAACAAGACGAAGGCTATTTTTATATCTCCAGTTTTAGGAAATCCTCCAGATATGGATAGATTGATTGAAATTAGCGAAAAGCATGGAATTCAACTTGTAGGGGATAACTGCGATAGTCTTGGAAGCAAGTGGGATGGAAAATATCTAAATGAATATTATGTAGCTTATTCAAATTCTTTTTATCCAGCCCATCATATTTCAACAGGTGAAGGCGGTATGGTATGCACTGATGATGTCGATCTTAAAAAGCTTTTCGTTAGTTTAAGCTGGTGGGGTCGTGATTGTTATTGTGTAGGATCTGCCAATCTTCTACCATGCGGTACTTGTGGAAATAGATTCGATAACTGGCTTGAGAATTTTGATGGTGTGATTGATCATAAATACGTATTTTCTGAAATGGGATACAATTTAAAACCATTGGATATGCAAGGTGCTATCGGGTTGGTTCAGCTTGAAAAATTAGATGAAATTGAAAATAATAGAAGAATTTCTAGAGATACAATTTCTAAAATTTTCTGTAACAATATTCCGAATGTTAAAATTCCTAAAACCTTAGATAAGGCAGATCCTTGCTGGTTTGGAACTCCGTTCATTTGTGAAGAAAGTGGATTAAAACCCGAATTAGTCAAATACTTAGAGGATAATAAAATACAGACTAGAAACTATTTTGCTGGTAATATTTTGTTACATCCAGGATACAAACACTTGGATGATTATAAAAAATATCCAGAAGCGAATAAAGTTTTAGATAAAGTATTTTTCATTGGTGCTGCTCCTCATTATACAACTCCAGTGTTTGAATATATTGAAGATGTAATTTCAAAATTTAGAAAATAATTTATGATATCGGTTTTTGGAGGTACTGGATTTGTTGGTAGTGAATTTTGCCAGCAATTTAAAGATGAAGTTGCAATTATAGATAGAAATTCTTTTATCCCTATCAGTGATAAAGTTTTATATTTTATAAGTACGGTAGATAATTACAATGTATTGACAGATTCTAAAAAAGACATCAACACTAATTTAATTCATCTTATGAATGTATTGGATGAATGTAAAAATAAAAATATAGAATTTACATTTATAAGTTCATGGTTCGTTTATGGAGAGACTGATTTACCAGCAACTGAAAGTTCTATATGTAAACCTAAAGGATTTTATTCAATAACCAAATACGCTGCAGAATTATTATTAGAATCTTATTGTAAAACATTTAATATAAAATATAAAATCATAAGGCTTGGAAATGTTTTGGGAAATTCTGATGGTAAAATTTCTAAAAAGAAAAACGCTCTTCAATTTTTAATAAGTGAGATTAAAGAAAATAAAGATATAAATCTTTATAATAATGGCAATTTTTATAGAGATTTTATACACGTTAGTGATGTTGCCAAAGGTATCAAATATGTAATGGAGCGTGGCAACTTCAATGAAATATATAATTTAGGGTGCGGAATTCCTATAGTTTTTAAATCTATAATTGATTACGCTGTTGAAAAAACAAATTCAACTAGTAAAATTGGAATTATGGATGCTACTGATTTTCATAAAATAGTTCAAGTCGAATCTATGTACTTAGATACTAATAAGTTGAATAGTTTGGGATTTAAACCAGAAAAAAACATCTATCAAATTGTAGATGAATTATTGGAATAATGTTTAAAGCAATAAATCATATATTATTTGAAAATCCTTCTAAGGAAATAGATTCGGAAACTTTAGAAGAGTTTGTTCCTTATATGGTAACAAGATATTTTTCATTTTATGAAAATGGAAAATATATAGATTATATTAATTCTACAATTAATAAATATCAAAATATTTTTTACACTAAAGAAGATGAATATAAATTTTATGAAAATGTAATTCCTAAATTAAAAAATAAAAAGATTAATTACATTAAAAAAAATAAAAAGGAAAAGACAAAAAAAGATATTGTCGAAGCAGTTCCTGATTTTTATTCAAGAAAAGAATGGGAAAACTTGACATCTAATGATATATAATTAAATTTATATATGTCAGTTTCAATAGATGTTTTAGCTCCTCAAAAATCACACATAGATCTTTCAGATAAAATGCTACCCAGTGATTTTGGGTTAGATGATTATCAATTATCAAATTTATTTGATGATGTTATATTAATCGAATATTGTGATTTACATGGTGGTGAAGACGGTTCGGAGTATATTTTAAGAGGAGGAATTGCAGTTCCTATAAATCAAGTTCACAATGCTTGGAGAAAAGGAAAGGTTATCCTGAATGGACCCAGAGTTCAATATGCTAAAGTTGGAGATGTTGTAGTGTTCCCTAATAATATGGGAATTCCAATTACCAATTTAGAAGTTGAAGGTTATGGTAAAATTAAAAATGGACTGTTCATAAATGAACAGAGGATGTTTGGAATTTGTAAAGTTAACGATAAAGCTAACAATAAATAATTTAGATGGATCTTCCTAAATTATCTGATATTGTAAAAACAGCATTTGAATTTTTTAAAAATACAAAAAATTCAATTTTAACAAATATCAATAATAGAAGTAGAAGAAAAATAAGCAGATCTGAATTAAAAAATCTAGTAAGTTCTAACGTTTGTGAAATTATCTTTTTAAGAAGAACTCCAGAGAGAGCCCCAGTTCCACCTAGAGCGCAATGGAGAAGAATGTTATGTACAAACAGTATTGAAATTTTAAACAGTACAAATGGAAAGATATCTTTAAACTTTCGTTTTCCTAAAACTCCTAGAAGGATAGATGAAGTAAAACATAATATAGTTGTAGCTTGGGACATTATAATGCAAGATTATAGAAATATAAGTATGGAAAATTGTTATTTGATTCAAACTATTCCAGGAGATGAAACCTTTTGGAAGTATTATAATGAAGTTCTTTATACTATGACACCTGCTCAAAAAATGAATTTCATGGATACTTAAAATGAACAATATCGATCAACAATTAAAAAAATGTATTTTAAAAAATGTCAATTTTACTATTGATAATAAATGTGTACGTTCTGGAAAAGTTAAAGTTTTTAATATAAAGCAATTTTTTATAAAATTTAAAATTTTATCCGACAATATAGAAAAAGAATATGAACTTCCATACCCATTTAAATTGGTTGAACTTGAAGATGGCTTTTTGTTTGATTACAGCTTGAGTGCATTTTGCCCACCATCAAATGAAAATTATTATAAAATGTTAGTTTACGATAAAGGCAATGCATCTAAATTATACAATAATTATCTGTTTATGAAGTTTTAACAGTTTGACATTTTTCCATTTCAGGTTAAGCTATTTGAAATGTCTAACTTAATACTTAATTTTCCAGAATCATATACTCCATCATCGTCACAGGTTAAGATTCTAAAAAAAATAGAACAGTCTATTTCAAACGGTGAGAAATTCATAGTCTGCAACGCTCCAACAGGATCTGGTAAATCTTTTTTCGCACCAACACTAGCAAAATACATAGGAGGACCAAGCGATACTTGGAAATCAAGGGTTGATGATTATAGTATTTTTGGAGATAAGGGATCTGAATATGTAAATGAAGAGGATTTGTTCGGAGTTTATGCTTTGACTATTACGAAATCGTTACAAGATCAATATAAAAGCTCGTTCGATTTTGCATCTGTGTTGAAAGGTCAATCAAACTATCAATGTAATTATGATGATATGTTGACTGTTGATGTGGCTCCTTGTATATATATACCAACATTAAAAAAAGAATGCTGGAGTTGTAATAGATGTAGTTATTACAACGATAGAAATAAAATGCTCAAAAGTGAATTTGCAACTTTGAATTATAGTATGTATTTTTCATTACCTGATCATTTAAAGAAAAGAAAAATATTAGTATTAGATGAGGCATCAGAGCTAGAAGAACAATTGGTAAATCAATTTACATGCGAAATTGATTTAATCTTTTTAAAGAAAACATCAATTAAAATATCAGCTTTTCCATCTGAAGAAAAAGCCATCAATGTGTTGTCTTGGCTTGGTAATTTATTATCCGAAATAAAAATAAACATTGATTTATATTTGGATTATTTTAAAAACAAAAAAACTAAAAATTCAGAATTTCATAAAAAGAAATCCGAATATTCTAAACTTTTAAATATTTCTAAAAGTATAGAATTATTAATTGAAACTTATTATGATAGTCAATATATAATCGAACACGGCGATTCTATTTTAAAATTCATACCTCTTAAAATTGATAAATTGAGTAAATATTTGTTTGATAATGCGGATCATGTGATACTTTTAAGTGCTACTATAATCGACCCTGTTAATTTTTGTAATACGTTGGGAATTGCAAAACATTCATATATTGAAGTAGATTCTATTTTTGATTCTGAAAAATCACCTATTTATATTTTAGCGACACAAAAAATAAATTATAGTAATCTTAAATCATTATTGCCAAAAATTTGTAAACAAATTGAAGGCATTTTAGAAGAACATAAAGAAGAAAAAGGAATTATTCACACCCATACTCAATTTATATCTGATTATATTAGAGATAATGTAAATACCGATAGATTTTTATGTAGAGAACTTGGGATATCTAATGATATTATTTTAGAAAAACATGTTAAAACTTCAAAACCTACAGTGTTGGTATCACCATCCATGACATATGGTGTAGATTTGAAAGGAGATTTAGCCAAATTTCAAATTGTATTAAAGGCTCCTTGGTTGCCTACAAAAGATCCAAGAGTTGAAAGAATGATGAAAATTGATAAAAATTGGTATTCTAATAAAATGTTGTGTAATTTAGTTCAAGCCTGTGGAAGAGGAGTAAGATCTACAGCGGATGAATGCATTACTTATATTTTAGATGGTAGTATATTTGATACTATTGCTAAAAATAAGAAAAAATTACCCAAATACTTTTTAGACAGGCTTCAATAATGGATGAAAATCTTAAATAATTTTAGTGATTAAATATTCTTATCATCGTGAGCAGTTAGATTTATTGATGCTTTTTACATCAGCATTCGATGATACGTTTGTATATAGATATGATTTCAATACCAAAACGCCAGAATCTAAAATTCAAGTTAGATATATTCATGGTCCAAAACAACGAGTAATCCATGACATAGTAACAAAAGAGAAAAATCTCACATTACCAGTGGTTTCAATAGAACAAACTGGATTATCGAGAGATCCAGATAGAGTAGTTCACAAACATCAAAATATCTATAGACCATTATTAGGAAATGTTTCAAAAGTTGGTAAAATTCCAATGCCTATACCTGTAACTATGGATGTCAAAGTATCTATAATTGCAAAATATAAAGAAGATATTGATCAAATTATTCAAAATTTTGCAACCGTTTGCAATCCCTATTTTGTTGTTTCTTGGAAAATTCCAGAAGAATTTGGATTAGATTTTACTGATGAATTGAGAGTTCAAATCGAATGGGCTGGAAATATTTCATATACAACTCCAACAACATTAGGAATAGATGACAAATATAGAATAAGTGCTGATACAACTTTCACTATCAAAGGTTGGCTTTTTCCATCTTTACAAAATCCAGAAGCTCCCATTTATGTTGTCAATACTAAATTTATAAATCAAAATTTAGCATCAAGAGTAACAGGATACGACGATTATCCATCGTTATCTGCGTCATATGTTGAATCGGATACTGTTATGGTATCGGCATATCCAGAATTTACTAATTTTTATTATTCTGTATCTGGTGATATAATACCCTTATTAGCACCTGCAAGATTTAATTATACAGTAAGAAATAATTTCTTGATATTAGGAAAGAGATTTGGGTATAATAATACTTGGTATTTGAGTTCTTCAAAACAGGAGTTTTTATTAGACTTTGTAGAAATTAAAACTGCCAAGTTCCCAATCATATCAGCTTATAAAATTCCTGAGAATTTAATAACTACTTATACAGATAATAATGTAACTATTTCAATTCCAGAAAACTTTTTATCAGGATCATCTGGAGATTTTACTATAGTAACTGCCAACAGTGCTGGATGGACATCTTCCAAATATAAATTTTCTATAGATGACATTAATAATAAAAATATGTATATTCAACCAGATTTGATTAGTACATATTATCAACCAAACAGTGCAAATACATATATTAGACCTTAAATATAATTATGTCAGATATTGTAGTAAGCCAACATATTGATGATCTTTTAAGAAGTTCAAGCGCTTCTGGATCTAGAAATGTATTAAATGTTCCTAGTGTATCGGAAGTTCCAACTATTCAAAGTTTCAACGCACTTTCTGAATCTGTAGCTAGAATAGATGGATCTCTTATAAACGTTCTTAGTCTCAGTGGAGATACTTATACATTACAATTATCTAATTTAGGAGCTTACATAAGAAAATTTCATAGTTCTCCTCATACTATTATCATACCTAATTCATCTGATGTTTCGTTTCAGGTTGGTAGTACGTTTGTAATTAGAAACACAAGTTCAAGCAGCTTAACCATATCAAGCGGACCTACAGTATCATTAAGTTATTTTGCAGACTTGAGTGCTAATATATTAGATCAATATGCTTCTGCTCAAATAGTTTGTGTTGGAACAGATAACTGGGATATAATTTAATATGAGAATATCAACAGCTTCTAGATACAAGTTTTTAAAAGATTATAGAATAGGAGTTCCTGAATTATTGTCAGAAACATCCTATAGTGGTAATATTATTTTTAATGAAAGTGATTTAAGAAAAAGCATTGGATGGTTAGCTAATACCGCTGTAAGACAAGTCGGTACCACTTTCACTGGATTGTTTTTTCTCGATAGACAGGGTGATGCTGTATCAATTAATACTGAGGGTGATGTTGTTGCTGTAGGAGCTTCAAATGGTAGAACAACAGATATCGGATATACCAGAATATTTAGACTTACTTCTTATTCTGGTAATGGGTCTTGGGGTCAAATAGGGCAAACTATTGATGGTGAGGCATCGGGAGATTTCAGTGGTTTTTCTGTTTCTTTAAACAATATTGGTGATAGAGTAGCTATAGGAGCAAGGGGGAATGATAATATTGGTGGAGTTGATAGTGGACATGTGAGAGTATATCAATTAAGTACATTTGGTAGTAATAATTCCTGGGTTCGGTTGGGTCAAGATATCGACGGGGAAGCTGCGGCAGATCAATTTGGATCTACAATAGATTTGAATGGTGAAGGGAATATATTAGCAACGGGTACACCTTTTAATGATAGTTATGGTTCTAGTTCTGGTCGCGTAAAAATATATCAATTAAGTTCATTCGATGTTAATAATTCTTGGGTGCAAATTGGACAAAATATAGACGGTGAAAGTGGAGATAGTGCAGGAACAAACGTGTCCTTAAATAACGCAGGTGATAGAATAGCTGTATCCTTCCCTTACCGCGCAGTTAACGGCTTTAATAATTCTGGAATAGTTAAGGTTTTTAATTTAAGCGCATATAGTGGCAATTATACTTGGGTTCAAGTAGGGCAAGATATAACAGGTATTGCAGAAGAGTATGGATACTTCGGTATCGGTGGTATATCAATGAATTATAGTGGTGATAGGATAGCTATAGGTTCTAATCAAAGTGGTAATGGATTAGTAAGTGTTTATGAATTAAGTGGTAATAATTGGTTACAGGTAGGCCAGTTTATAACTGGGCAGCAGACTAATGAGAGTTTTGGTAATGAAATATCTATTAATGATGCTGGAGATAAAATAGCAGTGACTTCAAATCTTTATGTATCTGATAGTGGATATCAAAGTTGCTTGAGATTATATCAATTAAGTTCTTACAACAATTTAAACACTTGGGTGCAAGAAGGATTAACTTTAGATTCTAACACAAATAACGGTGAATTTAATAAAATTAAGATGAATGGTTCTGGTGATACATTTATTGTAGGTGGTCCATTTGCAACTTCACGTGGTAATGCGAAAGTATTTAAAACCTATTCGCAAAAAACAGATAATTTATATACAGGATTTAATGATGATCTTATACAGGCTTCTAGACCAAGATGGAAATATCCAAACAATTTAAATATATATGGAGGTTGGTATAATAATTATACAAATAGCTTTTTAACAGACCTGCAAAATATAACATTTTCTGCTCCTACAAGTTCGAATTTTTTTACGGAAATACCAGCGTTAACAGCTATAAATCAAGCTCAGGGTATAAAGTGGGTAGAAATAGCAACTAAAAAAAATACTTCAATTACATTATCTTCAACTCCATCTTCAGCAATATATTTTAAAAGAAATGGATTTAATATTAGATTAAAAACAACACCTCAAGTATCATGGATTTATAATTCGAATTTATATAAAGATACTGCACTAGGTTTTTCTCTTGGTGTTGAATACGCGCCAGATATAGTAGTCAATAATATTTTTTGTAATCTAGCTCCATTAAACACCACCTTTTCTGCCTTTAGCGCAAATTATGATAACTGGTTTGTAAATTTTTCTTCGGAAATTCAACCCATTTCTGGTGTTGATAGATGGCTTCTAAACAATACAAATTACATTAATTCAAAAACCATAACTCTAACAGCCAACAACCAATATATACGCTATCAACCACTAGGCATCTCTTATAAAAACTTATCATCTTTATCTGCATCTAGTGAATTTAATGTATATGTAAATTCAAATATATTAGATTTTGGTTTAAAATCAACATCATCGCTACGATCAAGACTTACAAGCGTCACTCCATTAACATCTACAAGAAATGTATTTACAACTTACAACCGAACAACTAATACCTTTATAAGAAATCCAAATCTTTGGTGTGCTGATTTAACAGATCAATTAACAGCTCTTGTTGTTCAAAAATTGGGAGAAGCTGTATTTTCATACGGCGGTACTCTAATAACACCAAGACACTTATTATATGTTCAACATGCTTTTCCTAGAACTGACAGAGTAAGATTTGTAAGATCAGACAATACTGTTATTTCAGCAGCGCCATTAGCATCTTCTGATAGTACAACGTATAAAAATGATTTTCCAATAGCATCGCTCTCCTCAGTAGATAGTCTATATACAGATATTGGTATTGTTGTACTTGATAGAGATGTATCTTTATCTGGTATTCATGTAATGCCGATAGCAGCGATTACTCCAACAGAAAGAGAAATATTAAATCAACAATTTATACCTACACTTTTGTGTACGCAAGCTCCAGGTAGATCTACTGGGTCATCAAATCCAAATGCGGTTAGTGCGAGCGATATTCAGATGACTATAAGTTCAACTAACTTTTTAAATATGACCACAGCATGGGAATCTCAAAGCGCAAACCCGTTTTTAAATTGGGATGTGATGGGAGCTGGAGGATCAGGGTATACTATTTGGGACGGTGACAGTGGCAATTCTCATTTATTATTCTGTAATGATAAACTTTATGTTTATAGCATTACTTTTTCCTTTACAGGTAGAGGTGCTATTGTTTCAGCACTTTCGGGAGCTATAAACTACTTAATAGACAAAGCAGATCAATTAGCGGGTATTACTACTAATATGAAACCAACATATTACACTATAGAGCAGATTGCGAATAGATGATAAACTATTTTTATTAGTATAATTCGGAATTGATATTTAGTAATTTAGCCTAAATAAGATATATGGCAGGGTCTGACAGTTCCACAACAGCAAATTCAAATAGAAATTTTGTATCCAGAGATGGGAGAAGTGCAACTTTTGACAGATCCATGACTTCTTATTTGAATTCAAGAAGTACAAATTCTTATGATATTTTAGATTCTGACGAAAATAAAAATACAAAATACAAGTATTTCAAAAAGGTTGGAATGCGAAGAGCGGAAGCAATTTCCAAAAATTCAATAGCATTAAGCAACGATTTTAATAACACTGCATATGGAATGATGCATAAAGATTCATCATTCGGTGATGTGATGTATGCAACCGTTTCAGAAGATAAACCAGGAAGATTAAGAGATTATAGATCAATAGCTGCATATTCTGAAGTTTCAGATGCATTAGATGAAATTTGCGACGAGTGTGTAAATTATGATGAAAATTCAAATATATTGAAACTTTTATTTGTAAATGATAATTTAAAGTCTATTGAAAAAGAAAAAATAGCCGACGAATTTGATAAATTTATAGATCATTTTGATTTTAAAAATAAAGGATGGAGATATTTTAGACAATTCTTAATAGAAGGTGAACTGTATTTTGAAAATATAATCCACGAAGATTATACAAAACAAGGCATTTTAGCTGTTCAAAATTTACCAGCCGATAATATAGATCCTGTATATGCTAATATACAAAACATGTTGATTAAAGGATTTTTATATAAAAAACCTGTTTTTGATCCAAACGATCCGAAAAAAGTTGAAAGATTTGAATATATACCATTTGAAGAAAATCAAATTATATATGTCAACAACGAAGCTTACAATGAAACAAAAGAATTTGTAGTTCCATTTGTTGAAAATTGCAGACGCGCATATCGTCAATTATCAATGATTGAAGATAGTGTTGTTATACATAGATTAGTACACGCTCCTCTTCGTTTTATGTTTAATGTGGACGTTGGTAGAATGCCAGTTCCACAAGCAGAATCATATCTTCGTAAATTACAACAACAATATTGGTCTACAAAAACATTTGATTCTGATCAAAATGATATTGTTAAAAAATATAATCCACAGTCAATGTTGGATAGTTATTGGTTTGCAAAACGTCAAGGTCAAGAAGCTACATCAGTTCAAACTTTCGGAGGACAACCAAGCGATGGCAATTTAGATGTTTTGGATTGGTTCCTTAGAAAGCTTTATCGTTCTTTAAAAGTACCAACAAGTAGATTGAAAGATGATAGCGGATTATCAGACGGTTCTCAAATTTTAAATGAAGAATTGAAATTTGCAAAAATGATAGTTCGCCAACAACAAAAATTTGCAGCAGCTATTAAAAAAGGATTTATTACTCACATCAAACTTCGTGGAATGTTCGACGAATATGATGTCGAAGAACAAAACATCGATATTTCTTTTGTTCCACCTGGAACATTTTTCGAAATGAGAGAAAATCAAAAGAAACAATTGAAAGTTGAAATGTATGGTAGTGTTATGAATACACAAAATATTTCTGACACTTTTGCAAAGAAAAAATATTTGGGCTGGAGTGATAAAGATGTGTTGGCTGATAGAGAATTTAGACGATCTGATGCTGCATTTACTTGGGAACTTCAACAAATTTCATCAGCTGGACCAAATTGGAAAGCACAATTATTACAAGGTGCTGCAGAACCAGCGGCGGCTGGAGAAGCTCCAGAAATGGGCGGCGGTATTGGTGGTGGAATGCCTCCTGATTTTGGAGGAGGTCCAGCGGCAATTGGTGGAGAGACAGGAGCACCACCTCCTCAAGAAGAACCATTTGGAGGAGAAACTAATACAGAACCACCACCTGGAGAAGGAACCCCAGCTTAACTACAAAATTTTACACAATTGAATGAGGATGAATAATAAAATCCAGTTCCATTATTTGATGCGAAATTAAATCCTGGTGTGCTGGCATCAACACATTGATAAAAATAATACGTTGTTCCATTGTTTGAAGATACATGATTATATCTGGTTGATTGTCCCCATAAAATAAAATCATTGGCTGAGAGATAATAATATCTGGAACCATTATTTGCTTGTAAATCGATACCTATTTGACTAAGAACTCCGCAAGATATCGGAAAATAGAAAGTTCCATTATTATCGGTTATTGCCACAATATTATTTAATTAAAGCAATAGATTAAATACATTTATGTCTCAATTGTGCCAAATAAGTCCGATATCAGCATTCATGTCAACGAATTTAAATTCAAAGATAGAATGTTTTCAGCAATTGGGAGAGCGTATCATGAGAATGTTGGGACATCCAATTATAAATGTAGAAATTCATCCTGATCAATTATATGATTCTATTTCAATGGCAGTTGAGTTTTTTACAAAGTATGCTGGTTACACTCAAGAATATTTGATATTTGATAGTAATTTATACGAATCAAACAAAGGTATAAGGCTTGATCATTTATTTACAGTTGCAAATACTGGATTTACATTGAGTCAAAAATTACAACAACCAAATAGATCAAATCCAGATTTTACTGTTGATATTCCAGAAGCATTGTATGTATCATTATCTTCAATTCCACAATCTTATTTTTCAGCGAGTAGTGCATTGAGTTCTGCAGTTGCATCAGATGGAATTTACGAAATGCAAATAATTAACTCTGAAATATATAATCAATTTATATCATACAATCCTCAGCTGAGTGCGCATTTTAAAATGTCTCCTCAAAGAAAGATATCTTCTCAATGTCAAAACATAGAAAATGCAACTCAATACAATAACATGTTTGATTATGATGTGATGGATTATAGAAAAGTAATGTCTGTTACTGATTTTGAAGAAGGAAGCAATCAAGGTATAAATACATTATTCACCTTAGAACAAACACTTGCACAACAAACATATTTTAGTTATGCTATGGGTAATTATGGTTTTGATTTACTTTCATGGCATACTATGAAAGATTGGATTGAAACAAGAGAAAAGCTTTTAGCAATTCGTAGAGATATACATTTTGATGCAAGAACACAATATCTAAAATTCTATCCGCAACCAAAAAATACAAGATTCTATGGTGTAATTTCTTGTTATGTTGAAAGACCAATAAGAGACATAATCAAAGAAAAATGGGTATTGGAATACAGTGTAGCATTAGCTAAAGTAATGTGGGGAAGAATCCTTACAAAAATAACAGGAGTTTCATTACTTGGTGGTGGAAATTTCAACGGTGATACTATTCTCGCAGAAGGTATCAGAGAAAAAGAAGCATTGGAAACAATGTTGGTCGAAGGTGGATACGGAGATTTTGCACCTGTCTCGCTACTAGTTGGATAATATGCTTCCTTTAAAAAGAGACAAAAGATTCCGTCAAGGAATTTACAAACCAAAAAATCCTAAAAAATTTATTGGAACTACTGCAATTTATCGTAGTGGTTTAGAATGTAAGTTTTTTATGTTTTGTGACAATAATAGTAATGTTATAAAATGGGGAAGTGAAAATATAATAATACCTTACGTTTCAAAAATTGATGGAAAGTGGCACAAGTATTATGTGGATAATTATGTTGAAATAATGGAAGGAACTAAATTAGTGAAATATTTAGTGGAAATAAAACCACACAAACAGACTTTAAAACCAGAAGCGAAGCAGGGAAAACGAAAAAGTAGTTTGCTGTATGAACAAACACAATGGATCATAAATCACGAAGGTAAATGGCCAGCAGCTAGAAAATTTTGTGAAAGTAAAGGATGGAAGTTCCTTATTTTAACAGAGAAGGAATTGAATTAAAAATTCTTTTAATAAATAAGATAAATGAGGATTTTTACGGAAAATGTCAATTTTATCTCCACATCGGGGGATAAAAATATTCTTCAAATAGAAAATTATGAAGAAGTATTTTTTGATGTTTATGAAATATCAATAAATGGTAAAAAATTCATTTCTGAAAAAATAGGAGAATATGAAAAAAAACCTATTGTAAAAATACCCGTGGAAATCGACGGGATTAAAAAAGAATACCCATTTATATTAAACGAAGGTAAATTTCAAATAGTGTTCAATGAACAAAATGAATTGATTCAAGAATCTGTAGAAGAAAATATTCCAGCGATAACTGAAGAATTTGATGAGGTTGAAGAATATTCCAAAGAATCGTTTGAAAAAGAACTCATAGATATTCAAGAAAAGAAAAATAAAATTCTGGAATATATAGAAAATGTTAAAAAAACTGCAAAACAGCAAACTGATGAATATAATAAAAACCAGTTAAAAATTCTAGAACAGCAAAAAGAAGAAAATAAAAAAGAATTAAAATCTTTATTGGAATCTTCTAAGCAATCATGGTTTGAAGAATTTGTCGATGTATCAGATAAAATTAAAAAAGAATTATTTGATAGATTGAATATTAATAATTCTGAAATTTATGAATCAATTGATTTGAAATTAGAAATCATTTCTGATGATTTTAAGAAATTAATTGAAGAAGATTTTTCAAATACCGAAAAAATATTTGAAAATAAAATAAAAGAATTAATAACAGAAATTTATAATAATCAGGTTATCAAAGTCATCAACGATGGTATTGATAAAATTTCACAACAATCAGAAGTTTCTTTTGAAAATATAAAAAATGATTTTGATTTGGCTCTTTCTGAAAAAGCAACCAGCGTTGATTTAAAAAATGTCGAAGATAAGTTAGAAACTGAAATTTTATCAGTACAAAAAGAATCAATTGAATTACACGATTTAATTTCAAAAAGCGTATCATCAAATAAAAAATCAATAACATATATTGAAAATAAAATTGATGAAACTCAAAAAGAATTAAAAGAGAACATCATAAAAATAATTGATGAAAAGATCGAAGAAAACGAAGATAGCATAACAACATATTACAATGAAAAACTTGACGTTGTTGAAAATAAACTTATAGATCTTTCAGACGAAAACAGACAGTATTTCATTGGATTGATAAACGAAAGCAGAGATAATCTCTTAAAAGAAATCAAATCCATTAAAGAAAATAAAGCAATAGAATATATTGTTGAAAATAAAAAAACTGGGGAAAAGAAAGAAATTGATATTAATTCAATAAAAAGCGATCTCCAGAAAGAAATATCAAATAAAATCTCAAATGAGATAATCTCTCTTAGAAAATATACAGCATATCATGGCGGCGGTGGAGGTACTGTAGCTCAACAATTTGCAGATGGTGGAACCATGAACGGATCATTGAATATCAATGGTCAAATATTAAGTGGTGGTGTTGATATAGCTACATTATTTACAATTGGGGGAACTTCAAATTTCGCAACTTATGATTTTGTAAATAATAATTTTTTAAATTTATCAGGAGGTATAATTACTGGAAGTACACGCTTCAACAGTAATGTAACAATTTACGGTAATCTTACCGCTACTGGCACTACAACATTTAACAATACGATATTCTCTGTTACAAGTGCATTAAGTGTTGTTCATATAGGTGAGGGTCCAGCAGTGTGGGTAGGTAATAGCGGCCTTGGTGATATAGCTTCTTTCAATGATATAGATACAGGGCTTGAAGTATTACACGTTGGCGGTAGTAACGGCGCATTCCCCAATGTCGGCGTAAAGACTAGTACACCTAATGTTGATTTTACGGTTAATGGTCAAATTAGCGCTTCCAATACAATTTGGAGTTCTGGTGGTAATTCTAATAACTGGAATAGTACTTATAGTATGGTAAACGCTTTAAGTGCTACATGGAGTTTAGGTCCTGATGACTCAAATACAATTATAGGTCTTTCAATCTTTTTATAAAAAAAATAAATAAAATCATGGCAACATATACAAAGCAATTATTATCACAAAGCACAAATGGCAAGTCTATTGTTATAGCTGCCAGTGGTGCTAACACTACAACAATACACACAACACAAGCATCATCAAGTGTAGTTGATGAGGTGTGGTTATACGCTACAAACTCTACAACATCAGATATAATGTTTAATTTATTATATGGAGGTACAGATTTTTCAACTGATATTTTATTTGAAGGTGTTATTGAGGCTTATGCTGGAAATACATTAATCTGCCCTGGTTTAATTTTACAAGGAGATGGAACTACGGGATCTTCTATATATGGAAATGCTAGTGTATTGAGTGGCATTAATGTTTTTGGCTATGTAAATAGGATAAGTTAATATGAGTATTCGTTACGGAAATAAAGTTGGACCGTTAGTCTCACGTAAGTCTTCTTTTTTTAAAAAGGATAGATTTGATCGACTGCGTATAAAACAACCAACAGCAGCAGCAACTCCAGCCACACCGTCTCCATGGGTTCGTCCTGCTGATTGGTTGACAATGCCGACTATAATATCTTCAGAGCAAAAAATAGCTTTGTTGATGCCAGTGTTTCCGCAACAATCTAACTTTCTCGCTTTTACAATATCTGGAGCATATACAGTTGATTGGGGTGATGGTGTAACAGAAAATGTTGCATCTGGTGTTAAAGCTCAACATGAATACTCTTATACCGACCCAGATTTAAATGCCACCGTTGCAAGTGATGGTTATAAAATGGCAGTTGTAGTCATTACTCCTCAAGCTGGTCAAAATATAACAAGTGTAAACTTTAACCAAAAGTATGCACAAGCAGGATCTACATTTCCCGATTCATCTCCTATATTAGAAATAGCTTTATCTTGCCCAAGTTTAACAGGTTTAACTCTTGGTAATACAACCGCTTCTTTGGCTTTTTGTAAAAATTTAGTTAGTTTCACTGGAGTCAATATAGGATTATTAACTGACTTATCTAGTTCATTTGCAAATTTAGTTTCATTAAAAAATGTATCTTTTAATGATCTTACTAATATTACTAATATGAGTAGTATGTTTCGGAGTTGCTCTTCTCTTACAACAGTACCGCTTTTTAATACAGAGAATGTTATTAATATGACTAGTATGTTTCAGAGTTGCACTGCTCTTACAAGCGTACCTCTGTTTAATACATCAGCTGTTACTAGTATGAGTGGTATGTTTAGTAGTTGCACTGCTCTTACAAGCGTACCTCTGTTTAATACATCAGCTGTTACTAGTATGAGTAGTATGTTTAATGGCTGCACTACTCTTACAACTGTACCGCTTTTTAATACAGGGGCCGTTACTAATATGGGTAGTATGTTTAATAGTTGTACTACTCTTACAACTGTACCGCTTTTTAATACAGGGGCCGTTACTAATATGGGTAGTATGTTTGCCTCTTGTTCCCGTCTTCAGACTGTACCATTATTTAACACGCAAAATGTTACTACTATGGGAGGTGCTTTTCCACCAAATGGAATGTTTTCTGGCTGTAGATCACTTATAACTGTACCACTATTCAATACAGTAGCTGTTACTGATATGGGTGGTATGTTTTTTAGTTGCTTTTCTCTTACAAGTGTACCGCTTTTTAATACAGTAGCTGTTACTAGGATGTCTTTTATGTTTGCTAGTTGTTCCTCACTTACAAGTGTACCACTATTCAATACAGCAGCTGTACAATTCATAAATAATATGTTTGCTAGTTGTTCCTCACTTACAACTGTACCACTATTCAATACAGCAGCTGTTACTAATATGAATAGTATGTTTAATAGTTGCACTACTCTTACAACCGTACCGTTATTCAATACATCAGCTGCTACTGATATGGGTAGTATGTTTTCTAGTTGCACTACTCTTACAACCGTACCGTTATTCAATACAGTAGCTGTTACTAGTATGAGTGGTATGTTTAGTAGTTGCACTGCTCTTACAAGCGTACCGTTATTCAATACAGTAGCTGTTACTAGTATGAGTAGTATGTTTAGTAGTTGCACTGCTCTTACAAGCGTACCTCTGTTTAATACATCAGCCGTACAATTGATGAATAGTATGTTTAGTGGTTGCTCTTCTCTTACAAGTGTACCGTTATTCAATACAGCAGCTGTTACTAATATGAATAGTATGTTTTCTAATTGCACTACTCTTACAAGTGTACCTCTGTTTAATACAGCAGCTGTTATTGATATGTCTAGTATGTTTAATGGTTGTACTTCTCTTACAACTGTACCACTGTTTAATACAGCAGCTGTTACTAGTATGAGTAATATGTTTAACGGTTGTACTTCTCTTACAACTGTACCGTTATTAATTTCAGGTGCTGGAACAAATACAGGAAAGTTTGGTGGTATTTTTGCAAGTTGTATATCACTTACAAGAGCAGCATTGAATGGTTCTGAATATTCAATAAGTTATAGTGGTTGTAAATTATCAAAAGAAGAATTAGAATCTATATTCAATTATCTAGACACAATAGGTGCTGCTTCTCAAACAATAACAGTATCAAATAATTGGGGAGCGCCGACACCTGTAACTCTTACAGGAACTACAACTGTTGGTAGCACAACAATAAGCATGGCAAACACCACTGGTATTGCTGTAGGTATGCAAATTACAGGAACAGGATCACCTCTTACATCAACTAGAGCAGTAACATTTACCGATGCAGGTGATTTAGTCAACCTTGCAAGTCATGGATTAAGTAATGGAGATGAAGTTTCTTTTGCAACTAGAGTAACAACGACTGGTATTGTTATTAATACGATTTATTATGTAGTTAATGCTACGGCAGGTACATTTCAAGTAGCAGCAACTCTAGGTGGTCCAGCATTAGCATTAACGACAAACGGTTCTGGAACCTTACGCTATCGTACACAGGTTGTATCAATTAACCCCAACGTAAGCATCACAGTATCACGACAAATGGCTGCGGGGGGTGCAAATAGTTTAACATTTAGACAATTAAGAACTGGAACAGCCCTATTAAAAGGCTGGGCAGTAACAGCATAATTTTATGACATCAGGATTTTACAAAAAAGATAATGAGGAACTTTTCTATGCTCCAAACATAGTAGAAGGAAATGGGTTTGTGTTAGTAGCTCAAGACAAAGATCAATATGAATATCCAGTAGATGGATGGTATTGGTTTGATAGTGAAGATGAAGCAGAAGAGGTTTTCAATATTTTTAATGAAAACAAAGTGTAAATTAATAAAGATATTAATAATATTAGATTTTTTATAATAAAAAGATAAATAATTTATATGTTAAAATTAAGATTGATTGCGGAGAACCCAGACCTCTTAGAAAGATTTGAAATTGTTGAAGAACAAGACAATTTAAAAAAAGGCAGCTCTTTATATGTAAAAGGTCCATTCATAGGATGTAATCAAGTTAATAAAAATCGTCGCATGTATAATTTAGATGAAACACGCGAAGAAGTTAATCGTTATATCAGTGAAATGGTAACTCCTGGCAGAGCTATGGGAGAACTCAATCATCCATCAAGTGCTGAAGTTAATCTTGAAAGAGCATGTCATTTAGTCACTGAACTTTATGAAAGCGACAATGCTTTTTTCGGCAAAGCTAAAGTTTTATCTACACCAATGGGTCAAATTTTAAGAGCATTGATAAATGATGGTGTTAAAGTTGGAATGTCCACAAGAGCATTGGGATCATTGCAAGAAGAATCATCATACAATCTTGTAAAAAACATGAAGCTCGTAGCTATTGATGCAGTAGCAGATCCATCATTTCCAAAAGCATTTGTTAATGGTATTTTAGAATCAAAACAATGGGTAGTTTCTGATAATGGCAAGTATGAAGAAATTTATGAAAATTTTGAAAAATCAATAGGTAAATTACCTAAACATGATATGGGTTCTTATCTTAAAGATCAAATTTTAAAATTTATTAATTCACTTAGTTAAATACTGTTATGCCATTAAAAAAAGGATCATCAGATAAAACAATTTCCGCTAATATAGCAACGGAAATGAAATCTTATAAAAAGACTGGAAAGATCGGAACATCTAAACCAAAGTCAGACAAAGCTGCTCAAAAGCAAGCAGTTGCTATTGCATACTCCAAAGCTGGTAAAAGCAAAAAGAAAAAAGAAAAACCAGAAGAAGATGCTGAATCCGTTGTCAAGCAAATGAAAAAAAATAACGGAAAGATGTCATTTAAAGGTCCAAAAACAAAAGAACGTAAACATTCTGCACCTCCTGTTAAAGTACATAAAACCAAGAAAGGTAAAGGATCTTACAACAGAAATCAAGAATTGCACGAAAATAATGACATTACTGCATTTATTAATTGTATTTTTGAAAAAAATTACAACGCTGCGAATAAATATTTAACAGACGTTCTTAATTCAAAGATACAACAACGTATTGAGAATGAACTATCAACTCCCTTATTCTAATTTATGAAAATAACAGATCTATTAAACGAAGAAGTCGTAAGCGTAATCGGTGAAGAATCACTAGTTGCAATTCAAGAAGCTTTTGAAAAGAAAGTTGAATTAACAACCGAAGCAGCGCTTATATCACAAGACGAAGTTTATGCTGAAAAACTTGATCAACTTATTCAAGCAATTGATAAAGATCATAGTACAAAGATGAAGAGAGTTGTAGAAGCTGTTGATGCTGACAGAACTCAAAAACTTCTTAAAGTTGTCAACAAATACGAAAGAGCGTTGAACGAAGATTCAGCTACTTTCAAAAAGCAAATGGTAGGTGCAGTTAGTGCATATCTTGATGAGTTTTTAGAAGAATCAATTTCAAAAGAAGATTTAGCAACTGCTGTTAAAAACAAAAGCGCATATAATGTTTTAGAAAAACTTCGCGGTGTTTTAGCTGTTGATTCAGTATTAATGAAAGAGTCTGTTCAAGAAGCTGTTCTTGACGGCAAGACTCAAATTGATAATCTTCAATCTGAAAATTCAGAATTGAAAAAGCAACTTTCATCATTGCAAGAAAGCTTCAACAATATTAGAGTCAATGCTTTAATTGAAGAGAAAATTTCCAATATGGAAACTGAGAAAAAGTCTTTCATAAGAAAGACTCTCAAAGACAAATCATTCGATTTCGTTAATGAAAATTTTGATTATGTTTCTCGTCTTTTTGATAAAAAAGAAAAAGAAAAAATCAAATCAATCACCGAAGAAGCAAAACAAAAGAAAATGGATGTAGATTTCATTCCAGAATATCAGAAAGTTGTTTCAGAAAGTGTAAATAATACAACCGATGATTCATACAACAGCTATGTTGAAGAATTATCAAAAGTTTTCGGTAAGAGATAATTTTCACCAAGAACCATGAGGTCTTATGACCTGAATATAGAAACAGAAAATATACGTAAAACATATGAAACCTAATTCCCCAGTTAACGAAAGCAGAACTGACGCTCTTGTAAAGAAGTGGTCAAAGGTTCTGGATTATAGCAGCAATGCTATCCCAGCAATCCGCGACGAGCACACTTACAGAACTACAGCTATGCTTCTCGAAAACCAAGAACAATGGTGCATCCAAGAAGCGAATACTGGTACTGGTATCTTTGGCGCTACTGGCGCTCAAGGCCCATCAACCATTCCTAACACTGACGGTTATGCCGCTGGTGATAGTCGCCTTCCAAAGATTCTCATTCCTATGATCCGCCGTACTTTTCCTGAGTTGATTTCCAACGAAATTGTTGGTGTTCAGCCAATGGGTGGTCCAGTTGGACTTGCTTTCGCCCTTCGTTATGCCTATCAGCAAGAGACTCTCGGTGCTGATGGTGTCGATGGTCGTGCATTTGATACTGCTAACCGCGCTAATGGCACTGCTTACCTTTCTGGTGCAGACGGCCTGAACGCTACCGAACTTGGTTATCAACTTCTTGACACACGATTCACAGGTACTTCTTCAAGTGCTCTCTCTGGTAACGGAGAGTGGACATTTGCAGATGCAGACCGTGGTGTTGCAGAACTTCTTTCAAACTACGAACTGACAGGTAAAATCCCTCAGATCGAGATGAAGTTCGAAAAGACCGCTGTCGAAGCTGGAACTCGCAGACTTGCTACTCGCTGGTCTGTTGAGCTTGAGCAAGACCTTAAGAACATGCAAGGTATCGATATCGACGGTGAACTCACTAATGCTATGTCATATGAGATTCAAGCCGAAATCGACCGTGAGGTTGTGATTCGTATGATTCAGTCCGCCATGAATGGTGGATTCGGGGCTGGTTACTCCTTCTGGAGCCCAGTAAGTTCAGACGGTCGTTGGACTGCAGAGCGTAATATCACTTTCTATCAAAAGCTACTCATCGAAGCTGGTCGTATGGCCGCTCGTAACCGTAGAGGCGCTGCTAACTTTGTTATCGCAACTCCTCGCGTTTGCACCATCCTTGAAATGCTTCCTGACTTCAAGACATTTGAAATCACTGGAAACGTTACAACCGCTGGTGTCGGAGTATCCAAGGTAGGAACTGTAGGAAGCCGCTTCACAGTATATCGTGATACACGTACCGAAGTACAAAATCAAACTCTCTATTCACCGAACTACTATCGCAATAGTCCAAATTCTGGACAAGGCGTTGAGTATGCTCTTCTTGGATATAAGGGTTCTGAGTACTACGACACTGGTATCATCTATTGTCCTTACATTCCGATCATGGTTCAAAGAACCATCGGACCAAATGATTTCGCTCCTCGCGTTGGTCTCATGACCCGTTATGGAATCGTTAATAATATCTTTGGTGCGAATCTTTATTACCATCTGATCATTGTTAAAGGTCTTGGTGCAGCATTTACTCCTGGTACAGTTTCCACATACTTATAATGTGAACTGACTGAAGTAAGTACTTCAAAAAGTCTATCAAACCATGGGGGCCGAAGACCCCATGGTTTCTTTTTATATATTTAATAATTGACAATATATTTGGATGTAATATAAATAATTATATGGATATAAAAACTATCATTCAAAAAGAATCTGATGAAAAGTACAATGGATCTTTTAGATTTTTCAAAGAACAAAACTTAAAAAAGTTGGTAAGTGAAAAGGGATTTAAATATATCAAATCTAAAATTTCTGAAGATTTACATTTTCCTATATCTTTAATGGTATATTGTTTTGTGAATGACATATACAAACATCCCACATGTGTCTGCGGAAATAAACAAAAATTCAACACTGCTAAAAAAGAATTTTCAAAATATTGTTCTAATAAATGTAGATATGAAAATTTTTCAGATATTATATCTGTTAGACAGCAAACAAATTTAAAAAAGTACGGATCTACTAATGTATTAGCCAGTGAATATGGTAAGAAAAAAATATTAGAAACTAACTTATCAAAATACGGTGTTTCTAATTACACAAAAACTAAAGAATTTAAAGAAAAAGTTAAAGGTAAAAGTAATTTAACTTCCGATGGTAAGAAAATGTTAATTGAAAAAATAAAAAGAAAACATTACGATTCCATTTTTACAAAGTATACAAATTTTATTCCATTGTTTAAATTTGAAGAATATGATGGAGTAAAAGGATATAAAAAATATCCATGGTTTTGTAAAACATGTAACTCTAATTTTATATCATCTTTTGATAATGGTTGTGCTCCTATATGTGATAATTGCAAACCTAAAGGAACAGATTTAGAAATATTCATTAAGAAGTTTTTGGATAAATATAAAATTGAATATATATTCAGATATAGAAAATTAGAATCTGGAAGAGAAATTGATTTTTACATACCTTCTAAGAATTTAGGAATAGAAACCAGCGGATTATATTGGCATTCAACTGCAAATAAAACATATTCAAAAAATGATCATATTTCTAAATTAGAAGAATGTGAACATCAAGGAATAAATTTAATAAATATTTTCGCTGATGAAATTTATAACAAACCTAAAATTGTAATTAATAGATTAAAAAGTAAATTAAGTCTTGTAAAAAGAAAAATACCAGCCAGAAAATGTCAAGTTGGAAAAATTAGTAATATTCAATGTGAACATTTTTTAAAAAAATATCACATACAAGGAAGTATCAAAACAAATATTAAATATGGCTTGTTTTATAAAACTCGTTTAGTTGCAGTTATGACATTTAACAAAGGAAGATTAGCAACTGGTAACAAATCAATAAATGGAATTTTTGAGCTTGGTAGATATGCAACAATAGCCAATTTTAATATTGTTGGAGGTGCTGGTAAATTATTATCTTTTTTCAAAAATCAACACAGTCCAGAAAAAATTTATTCATATGCAGATAGAAGATGGAGCAATGGTAATCTTTATAAAAAATTGAATTTTAAATTAGATAAAGCAACTATTCCTAATTACTGGTATGTGAAAGATTTCAAAAACAGACTACATAGATTAAAATTTCAAAAAAATAATTTAAAACATTTTTTAAATTATGATGAACAAAAAACTGAAGAAATGATAATGAAAGAGTCTAAATTTTATAAAATATGGGATTGTGGATCTTTATTATTCATCTTATAATATAAAAATTAAAAACAAATAACTAAATAATATTATGGCTAGTTATACATTCGACACGCAAATTTTATCAGCATCACAAGTGGGTATTGGAAATCCAATAGCTCCCGCCGATTCCTTTCCATTAACAGCGGTTGGTGTTGGAATCCTTGCTCTTTCTTCTACTCACCAAGGGCTCGCTTTTAACTCTCTTCCATTAAGTGCTCAAGTTGTTAGAACTACTGTCAGAGGCAGCGTTTTCAATATAAACAGCGCTTATCATAATAAGCCCATGGCTTTGATTGAATTTGATAATACTTATACCGTATTCACTTTCAATTCATCAGCTCCAACATCGCAAGTTCTTTTACTTTCTGGAACCAGAGATGTATCAACACCAGAGCATAGAAGAAAGTGGGTTTTGGGATATTATTAATACAATAAACATTCAAATTTAAATATTAAACGCCAGATTAATTTCTGGTGTTTTTTATTATATAGTTAAATAATAATACATGTTTATCGGAGGTTCAGGAAGCGGTAATGAATTTAGTAAAAACGATCAAGGTTTTTATAGAGGAATTGTTGTTAAAAACAACGATCCCCTTCGTTTAAATAGAATTAAAATTTACATTTCCGAATTATCAAACCAGCCTTTCGAAGAGTGGTTTGATTCATATGATGAAATTGAAGTAAAAACACCTGGTGAAAATAATACAGATGACAAATGGTCAGATGTTAATATTTTTGAAGAAATATCAAAAAACATTCCATGGGCTGAACCTTGTTATCCAATTATAGGAGAAAGTGGAAACAGTAGATATTATAAAGATGGTAAAATAGTAACCATATCTGATTGTAATTATCTTGAAGGATTTGAAGTTATAAATGATGAGCCTCCATCTTTAGAAAAAGGATCATTTGCGCCATCATTTATATATGAAAATGGCGGTACATATATTGGAGATGCTTTTTCTAATCCAACTGCTAATTTTTCAGCACAATGCAATCCTTATAGTTTTTTATATAAACCATCATCACACACAAACAAAGCAAAGGGCGTTTTTGGTATTCCAGAAGTAGGTTCTAAAGTTTGGGTATTCCATTGGCAAGGAGATTTCAATTTCCCTGTTTATTTTGGAACTATGAAAGATTATAGAGAACTCACATTAATCAATGATACTGATAATACAACAAAAATGAGCCCATCATATCCTGTTGATTTTGAAAATTAAACCTTAAATAATTCAAGTGTCTTTAAGATATAAAAATAGAACAATTATAAATCAAAGGGGGGGTTCGATAGATATTGATAACTCTACCGAAAAAGAAAAAATACAAATCTCTCATAGAAGCGGAAGTAATTTAAATTTTACAAATATAGTTACAAGCGAATTAGCTTCTAATAATAAACAATTAATTGTAATAAACGATAATTATAAAACTGTAGGTGGTACAGATTCAGAATATGTAGTAAAAGACAAAATAGAAAGAGTTGGAGAAAATTCATATTCATTTAAAGGAACTTATGGAGATTCAGAAATAGACGCATTTAAACAATGGAAAGCTGCATATAAAACAATAGCAAATGCTAATTCCAGATTTAAAATTAATAGAGGCGGCGCAAGCTTTCCAAACGGTCCAACTACACCAACAAGTGGAACTAGATCTTCAAATCCAACATTAAATCAAACTATCGTTCCAGTTGAAAATAATTTCGGAGGATACATTAAAACACCTATTAGAAATGCATCAACAGATGAAGTTGTTGATTATGTTCCTATGCCATATAGGGACACAGAACCAGCAACTCCGAAAGATGTAACCACATCTGATGTCGATTTGGCTGCGGGTGTTAATGGATCTGCTGCTCCTGGTGTTTTAGAATTTGGATCTTCTAATTCAGCAGCTACCGAAGACGGATCTTGGACACCCAACACGCAGTCTACTAATATTGGAAACTCTATAAAAAATTTACAAGATAGTGCTTTAAACGCTATAGAAGCACAAATGGGAAATGGTGGTGATGATATTTCATTCGTTAAAAGAAATAAATCAGATACCGTTGGTGCTATTTTCAATGATTATCCATCTATAAGAATAGATACCAAAGGAAGAAGTCAACCAATAGAAGTTGTAGTATCAGCATCAGGCGCTTTCAAAAATCACGATTATGTACCAATTGTTGAAGATATTGATAATTCTTCAACATTTCCGTGTGGAAATGAAAATAAAACAGTGGGAAATAAATATAATTTAAATGTAGGATCGGGAGGAATTAATTTAAAATCCACGGGCTCTATTGAATTAGGAGGTAGTAATTTAAAAATGGGATTCCAAAAAGTTAATATAAGTGCTCTTCATGGTATACACTTACATTCAGAAAGCGTTGTTGAATTAGTATCATTAAAATCTATATCTTTAAGAACAAACAGACAGGTTTATATAGAAAGTTCATTAGGTGTTAAAAATAATACAATAATTGGTGGAGGTCTTTATACAGAAGGTGAAGTTTATCTACATCATATAACTGCACCAATCGAAATTCAACAAACTTTAGATACTACATTGTACGGTAGATTCAATTGCACAGCCCCAAGAACACTTCCAATCGGTGAAGTATTTGATCCAGAATGGGGATGGTTAACTGTTTATGCATTGGCTGATGATAATTTGATTATAAATTATCCACACAGTCATCATTTCCCAAATCTTCCTTTGAGATTAACAAGTTCAAATTCAGATGTTCGTAAATTTGCAGCTAATGAGAGAATAAACACACACGGTGCTTTTTCTACAGCATTAGCTCAAAAACACGAAAGAAGAAGGGCTGAAGTTGCTCCTTAATCAAACAATCTCATCGATTATTCCAAATTCTAAACATTCATCAGCGGTTAGCCAAATATCTTTCTTCAAAAGATCATCCAATTTTTTCATTGGAATTTTAGTAGTTTCTTTATAAAAAGACTTGATAAGTTTCATTAATGTTGTGGAGTTATAAAATTCATCCTCCATTTCACTAAATTTTCCATACATTCCACCACTTAATTGATGAATTAAAAGATGTGCATGTTTTCCCATAAATCTTTTATTACCAATTGCTGAAATTAAAGTACCAGCACTTGCTACTGAACCATCAACATGCGTATATACTTTAGATTTCATTTTTCTAATTATATCAACAGTTGAAAATGCTGGGAAGATTTCTCCACCGTATGTGCATAAATGCAAGTGGCAAACTGGATCAAAACAATCACCCAATGCATTTTTGGTATTTTGTAATTTAACATCTATTTCCAGCAAAAGCTTATTCAATTCCAAAATTGAATTGGCATCTATATCAGAATAGAATAATATTTTATTTTCTAAAACTTTAATATTAGACTGAACTGACCATCCTTCATTTGCAGATGGTGTTTGAAGGTTTAAAAATATTGGTTGATTTTGAGGAGCTTCCTCCTCTTTGTTTGCTTTATATACCCAGTTTTTCATATGTTTAATTTGTTTATTATGATTCACAAGTGGAACAAGTTAAAATTGATCTTGCTAATTCTTGAGACGGATTTGAACTTCTTTGATAATATAATCCTTTTATACCTTGCTCCCATGCAAAAATCATAAGCTCGTTGACTTCTTTGGGTTTTGCGTTAGGAGGTATCATCAAGTTAAGAGATTGACCTTGATCAATAAATTTTTGTCTTTGTGCAGCTTGTATGATAATTTCCTTTTGAGAAATTTCACCAAACGTTTTAAAAACATCTTTTTCTTCTTGAGAAAGAAAATCTAAATGTTGAACTGATCCACCTTTGATAAGAATAGATTTCCAAGTTTCTTGATCGTTCTTTTCTTTACTCTTTAAAAGATTTTCCAAATGTGGATTTTTAAAAGTAAATTTACCTTTAGCAAGATCTTTAACAAAATAATTACTATTCAATGGTTCTATTGATGGAGAAGATTGACCTAAAATAAACGAACTGCTTGTAGTTGGTGCAACTGCTAGTGTTGTTGTATTTCTTCTATTGTATCCTTCTAAAATAGGAGCCTCGCCAAAAATTCCAGCAAGCTCTTCAGAAGCTTTATCAGAATGCTTACGAATATGTTTCCAAATTTCCATATTCAATATTTTTGCATCCATTGATTCAAATGCCATCATTTTGGATTGTAATAAAGAATGCCATCCAAGAACTCCAACACCAAGCGCTCTTTGATTAATTGCGAATCGTCTAGGAGCTTCCATGAATTTAATACCATCTGTTTTTTCAATAAATTCTGTCATTACAGCATCCAAGAAATAAACCAAAACTTCAACAGCATCAGTATCTTTCCATTCTTCCCATCTTTCAAGATTTAGTGAAGATAAATCACAAACGAAAGATTCATCTTCAGAGTTAGAAAGCATTATTTCATTACAAAGATTAGAATTATTAATTTTTAATCCTTTATCTTTATAAACTTGTGGAGCTTGGTTATTAGCATTATCAGAAAAGAAAATATAAGGATATCCAGATTCAAATCTCTTTTTAATTACCTGTCCCCATATTTTACGAGCCTGTTTATCTCCATCGATCATTTTTTTCATCCATTCATCTGAAACACAAACGCCGACAGACATTTCTTGAATTTCATGACCTTCTCCTCTAATCTTTAAAAATTCTTCAATATCTGGATGATCAACAGGAAGATAAGCAGCAAATGAACCACGTCGAACATTACCCTGCGACACAACGTTCATAAGCTTATCATAAAGCTCCATAAAATGAATAGAACCAGTAGAACTACCACCTGATGATATCGCGGCTCCACGACCTCTCAAGGCTCCAAAATAAGCACTTGTCCCGCCACCACCTTTGGTCATTTGACCGACTTCGGCAACTTTTTCTAAAATAGAAACCATGGTGTCTCCTATATAACTTCCAAAACATGAAATAGGCAATCCTCGTTCGCGTCCAAAATTACTCCAAATTGGACTTGATAAAGAATAATATCCTTTAGACATATAATCATAGAATTTATCTGAAAATCCTTCTATACCTAATAGGCTTTGCGCTCTATCAGCTATATCTTGAATTCTTTGTTCTGGTGTTTCGCCTTCTATTAAATATCCTCTTTCGAGAAATTTCCTTGAGTCTTTATTGAGCCAATATATATTCTGTGTCATAAATTAAAATAAGTCGTCTTCTGAAAATGATTGATTTTTCTTTGAATATTCTGTTGGTCTAGAATGGAAAAAATCAGTCATGTTATTGCCAAGTAATTCTTCATCAAACCAAGTGGTAGAAGATACTAATTCTTCATCGATTTCAAACACTTTTGAAAATCCTATTTGACTTAATGATTCGTTGATTCGGTTTTTGATGAATTCTTTAAGAATATTAGCAGACAATCCTGGTTCGTCAATACCATTAACCATCCAATCTACAATTTTAGCTTCGGATTTGAATGCTTCTTGAGCTTCCATTAAAATTCTTTCTTCTAATTCTTGATCAAACAATTCAGGCAATTCCTCACGAATAGTGTTAATAATTTGTATACCAACCAAAGCATGAATATTTTCTTCATTACGAGTATACTTAACTTGTTGATCTGTATCTTTCAACACGTTTTTAAATCTTGCAAACCAATTGATAACATAGAATTGTGAAAATAAAGAAACATTTTCAACGAACAGTGTGAATAAAATCAATGCGTATAAATATTGTTTCTTTGAATCTTTATAAAATTTATGAGTATATTTTTTTAAATATTTCACTCTGCCTTGAATCCACTCAAGTTTAAGATTTTCTTCAAAAATATCCTCTAATTCTAAAACGCTCAACAAACGCTCATATGCACTGTTGTGAATAACTTCCACATTAGCCATAACATATCCAAGATCTTGAAGAGATGGATGTGGGAGATTATCTCCCAATTTGGCCCAAAATGTTTTAACAGCAACTTCGATTTGTCCAATTGCAGAAAGAGTTCTTATGATGATTTCTCTTTCTTGCTCTGTCAATTCTACTTTAAACTGTTGTACATCAGATTTAAAATTAAACTCTTTATCAGTCCAAAAGCCATTTTGCATTGCTTCAATAAATTGTTCTGTCCACGGATATCTGTTTGGTTTTCTGCTTATTTGCTCTTGGAATATGTTCATTTTTGTTTCCTCTAAATTCGTTTTCAATAATGTATCGTCATTCATAAAATTGTCAATTAAGCTTTTTGTTTGATTATTTAGTTGGCTATTTTTGTCTTTCAAAAAACATTTTTTATCATTCCGTTTAATTAAATAAAGATAATCATGAGTGATAAATGGATTGAAGAATTAAGCTTACTTTATGAATCAGATCCCAGACAAATAACACCACATAGAGCATCTGGAATGGGTCCAGAAGCATACGATCCTAGAAACTCATGGAGTGGTAAAGTTGGAATTTCTGATGGCACAGCAAGCACTAGAGCGGCTGCTACGCCATATCAACAATCTTTTATTGGAGAGATGGAAGAAGATGAAAATAAAATAATGTCTGCTATACAAAAAATAGAAGACCAATTTAATTCTAATTCTGATAAAGACAAAAGCGTTAGATATGCATTGGGTCTTCTTAAAAAAGAATTAAAGCGCAAGCTTTAATAAATTTATCTACTTACTTCTTCCCAATCCATAGAAGCAAACATACCAGAACCATTAGTGGTATCTGATGCAGCAACCAAAGTTAATTCAAAAGGAGTTTTTGTTAAATTGTTTCGTTCTAATTGAAACTTAAACAAAGCTTCTTTAAGAATATCCAAATTCGGAGAACCTTGATTAGAAGAATTTAAGAAGCCACTTGCTAAAATTCTTCCCCCCGCATAGCTTGTTCCTGTAATGTTGTATTGAACGGCACTATCAACTCCAGCATCAACCCAACTTCCCCCTGTTGTGACTCCGCTTGCTCTTACCTGCCAGTTATAGTTTATGCCATTTCCATCCCCAAGAATTGATAAAGCCGTTAAAATAATAATTGCATCAAGTCTGTCTGGAGTTGTTTTTAATCGAATTGAAATAATTGGATAAAACGTACCAGCTACTGCAAACGTTCTTGGTGCAGTTATTGGGATAGATGCTGCTTGTTGTAATCCTCTTAATTCATAGCCACCTTCGGATATAACCGTACTACATACTTGCTTCAATTTACTAGGACCTGATGTAGCTGCTTTATTTTCTATTTCGTATCTTAAAGGTAATGACGCGGTGGTAATATATGTAGAGTCAATTAAGTTAGCGTGATGAAAGTAATGACATGGTACAAACTGACCATTAATAACAAACCCAGTTCTGACAGTACCTAACCCCAGCCATTCTATATCCATGAATAGGATTTGTGCTTTTGTAATATCAAGCGTGATTCCTGATGGTCCTGAACCATCAAGCTTATCAACATTCCATCCTGATTGTGGTGTTCTTGTTGAAGTAACAGTACCAGTTACAAGGCTGCGTTCAACCATATACAATGAACTATCATCTAGTTCTAAATATATACCGTTTTCAGCTCCATAATAACCAACACGCTGTCTTAGGTTGGTAGTAGAAGGACTAAAAGTAAAGGTACTCATTATCTGTAACGATTTACCTGGTTGATAAGCAAACACTTTTGTTGTCTCTCTATATACTTTAGAGCCACTTAATGCATCTACCTTTAACTCTACCAGTCCTTGATTTTGATTAAACTGAGCAGATGCAGAGGTTGTAGTTGTACCACCTGTGAGAGTAGACCAAAGATTGTTATCGGCATATCTATGGGATGAATCAAATAAAGTTAATGGAGAAGATATTCTTGTACGACCAAACGCATCAGACGCTAAGTTGTAATTTCCAGAATAGTTAATTAAAGGCGTAACGCTTATAGCAGTAACTGGATTTGTAATTGTAACTGCTGTAACTGGATTAACTAAAGAAAAAGAACTAACTGGATTGTTAATTGTAACTGCTGTAACTGGATTAACTAGAGAGAACGAACTAACTGTATTAAGAACCGTAACAGCAGTTATAGGATTACTAACAGTAATAGTACCGCTTATAGGAGTAATGCCTGTTGTTATAACTCGCACTGCACCTACTTCAGATCCATCTACAGTAGCTGTACGGACTATTTGCGCATATACATCTGTTCCTGTGGTATGATCAACGATACCAACATTGCCAATATCAACATTACTAGCTGATAAAATTAAATTGATATCTGACGCATTAACCAGGTGGGTTAATACTGCGTATTTAGGATATATTGTATTGTTATAACCATCACCGTAAGTGCCATTTGCAGAAGTTATTGCGGGAAATCTAGAATCACCTACAATTTCTACATATTTACCATAGTCTGCAGTTGCCTTATTGATTACAACATTGCTATTAATAGCCATATTTATATTTATCAAAAAGTCGTACATCTTACATAATATTGACAAAAATAACAACGGTGTTTAAATATGTGCGACTTTCTGAAAAGAAATCACAAGAAAAAGAGGAGCCTTGCTCCCCTCAACATTATAAAAAATTATGAAAAACTTATTATTAATACTATCGTGTAGTATTTTGTTAATAAACAATTCTGCAAATGCATACACTGAAATTAAAAAATCAAATAATGAAAATTATTTCATGGCTAGAATAACCTTTTACACAGACTGTCCAAGATATGGTAAAAAAACAGCCAGTGGAAAAATTGCGAAAGAAGGATATACTGTAGCAGCAGAGAAAAAAATACCATTCGGAACGCTTTATAATATTCCAAGTTTGAAAAATATAATAAAAACTGATGGGATATTTCAAGTTCAAGATCGAGGATCAGCAGTAGATAAAAGAACCGCTAGTAAAAATAAATATCCAGTTATTGATGTATACGTTTCTTCACATGAAAAAATAAATATTTTGAAAAAAATAAAAAATAACATAGTTAAAGTTTATTATTAATGAAAATTTTAAATAAAACAAAAACCTACCTTATAGGTCCAATGCAATATGGTGATGGTAGATCATGGAGAGAAGAGATATCTGAATTTTTAAAAACTATCGGAGTTATTGTGTTTGATCCATATAAAAAACCATTTATAAATGCACCATCTGAAGATGAAGATACCCATGCAAAAATGTACAAACTTATGAATATAGGCGAATATGATGAAGTTGCTGAACATTTTAAAGCTGTTCGTTCTTTTGATTTGTCTATGGTAGATAGAGCTGATTTTATCATATGTTATTTAAATCCTAAAGTTCCGACTTATGGAACTGTAGAAGAATTGGTAACAGCAGTTAGAATGAAACGTCCAGTTTTTGTTGTGATAGAAGGTGGTAAAAAAAATACACCACTGTGGGTTATGGGAATGCTGCCACACAAATATATATACGATTCATTTGATGAAATAAAACAAGTATTGACAAATATAAATGACGGACTAAAGTCAATAGACAGTGATCGTTGGAGATTATTTGAACAAGAATTAAGATGAAAGTGGAAGGTTTAATATCATTAAAACTTACAGACGCTTCTAAGCTAGAAGTGTTTTATCAATTTTTATTTGATAAATTCAATTTTAATAAAAATTATATAATTAAGCAAAATAAAATATATCAAATTGAAGAACACAGAGATGAATATTATGATATCTATATTAGAGACGCTGACGAATTAGATTATCACATATATGAAATAATAAAAAAAATAAAATGACATTTATTTAAAAAAAATAAATATACTCAATGTCAATAGATGTCGGTTTCACTTTTACGTGTAGGTTAAATGGAAGATTAGGAAATCAAATGTTTATGATAGCGCATGCATATTCACAGGCGCTAGACCATAATTCCAAATTTATTTCTGCAAAATATGATGTCCCAGCATCTGATTATTTTGATAATATTTATAGAAATATAGATTTTTCTATAAATTATATTGATGATTTAAAAGAAGATGAGTCCTATGTTAATATAGGAACTACCTTTCATTATACCCCAATCAAAGTCCCTAAAAATAAAAATATAATTTTTCATGGATATTGTCAAAGTGAAAAATTCTTTATATCTAATAGTTTAAAAATAAAAGAATTATTTTCAGCAAATGAAGAATTTATAACAGAATATTTTAATAAATATCCATTTTTAAAAGATAACAACACTATTGTTATAAATGTGAGACGAGGAGATTACTTACATTATCCAAATCACCATCCAGTTATTTCAAAAGAATATATATACAAATCGTTAGAATATATACCAGATTATAAAAAAAATCCAATTATTATTATAAGTGATGATATTGAATGGTGTCAAGAAAACATCAATATTGATAATGCGATATTTATTACTGATATATTACCATGGCAAGCATTGTGGTTAATATCTCTTTGTAAATATTTTATAATTTCAAATAGTAGTTTTTCTTGGTGGGGTGCATTTTTGGGTGAAAAAGAAAACAGTATCGTGGTGTGTCCAGATATTTGGTTCGGTCCAGAAATAACAGTCAACACTTCTGACATATATAGAAACAATTGGATAAAAATTCCAACTTATCACCAAAATGGTGTATTATATCCGAAATAAAAAATAAAATGAAAACATTAGTAGTTTGTCCAACTTATGGGAGAGTTCCATATTTAAATCGTATGGTAGCTAGTTTTTTATCACAAACATATGATGATAAACATTTAGTAATTATAAATGATGATAAAAATGTAGAAATATGCTGTGATAACAATCAAGTCACTTGTATAAATTTAAATAAAAAAATTCTACTTCCACAAAAAAGAAACATCGGCATTATGCTAGGATATTACGATCTTATCATGCAATATGACGATGATGATATTTTTTTACCAAACAGAATATCAAATCATGTTCAAAAACACATTGAAAATCCAGATATTTGGTATTATTGGAATATGTCATCATATATTATATATGGAGATAAATTTGAAATCGCTGGATGTTCTCCCAATCACAGTTCTTTTTTAAGAAAGGCGTGGTTTTCTGTTGGTGGATATGCCAACAATGAAAATATCGGAGATGATATGGAATTTTTTTACAAAATACCAAACAATTTTAAAAAGGAAGAAAATGATCCAACATTAGCTGATTATGTTTACAACTTCGGCGGAGTTAACTATCACGCATCTTATGAAAAAGATATTAGAATAGATGAAATTGCATATAATCAATTATCTAATATGAATTTAATAGGTAAAAAATATTGGATAGAACCAGATTATGAAGAATATAACAAATTCTTGATATTAGAAAATTTATATAAACAGAAAAAAGAATCTTTAATTATTAAACATATAGATCAAGGAAAAATCGGTATAGATCATTTAATGATATGATAAAACAATTGATTTTCTAATTTTTTAAAACGAGCATCTGAATGCCACACCTCATCTGTTTGAGGTGTATAAATACCATCTTTTGTTATGATAGATTTACCTTTTTCCAGAGAGAGAATAGAAGGTTGATAAATGTTGTATATAGGCTCTTTCTTGAATGAGCCTATCTCGCAAGATGTCAGCCCTATCATTACTATCATTAGTTTTAGAAGATCGCAACTTTTCAATTTCATTGATAATTTGTTCTTGGTTGATTCTAGATTTTTGAATCATATCATAATAAAATGCTCTATTCTTTAACTCCAAAAAAGCAGTTAAAGCAGATAGAGCATTTTTAATTAATCCTATAATATCCATTATTCGCCTTTATCTTTTGCTTTGCCGATATTAATGGCAGCAAAATCGATAAGAGCGTACAATTTAGCAAGGAATGTACCTGGAGCTGGTGTTGGTGTAGCTGCAGCAATAGCTGATGCTAACGCTACAACTGCTGTGATTATATTCAATATATCATTACCAGTGACGAGTTCTAATATTGTATTCATACACTAGTATTTAGTTCACTGCCTAATAAATATTATTATGGAGTTTCCAGGTAAAAAACAAAAAGTAATGAATGTTCAGAAGGCTTTAGGACTATCAACTGATGGTATTGATGGTCCTAGAACATGGGATGCTATTGAAGAAACTGTTGTAAAGGACAAGCCTCAAACAGTTCCTACTACTCCTACAGGCAATACATTAGCTGAAAAGTTAGTAGCTCTAGCAAAGAAAGAAGTAGGTGTGGAAGAAGTTAACGGGACCAACTGCGGTCCTAGAGTTAACGAATATAAATCAGCAACTTGGTTAGATTCAACGAAATCATGGCCTTGGTGCGCTGCTTTCATTTGCTGGTTGTTTAGAGAAGCAATGAAAGATGGTAAGTATAGCTTCGAAAGACCCAAGACAGCAGGTGCTTATGATTTTGAAAATTGGTGCAGAGAGCAAGATACACATGTTCTTTTAAAGAAACCTCATAATGGCGATATTAAGCCTGGAGATATTGTTATCTTTAACTTTTCTCACATTGGATTAGCAATTGGAAATCCAGATTCTGCTGGTTATGTTAAAACAATCGAAGGAAACACTGATGGCTTTGGATCTCGTGAAGGCGGAGCGGTGTTAGAAAAAAGACGTAAATTGTCATCTATACGTAGTAGAATTAGAGTTGTAATTTAATATCAAATAATTAAATAAAAATACTATGATCAAAAGAATAAGCGATAACTCTGTTAAACTTTGCTGCAATAATAATGGTTGCCCAACCGTAACTGATATTGGTGAAGGATTAATTGAAATTACAGACGATAACGGCAATAAAATCGTTGTCAAGAAAGAAGAAGCGAGTTTAATTTCTGACGGTGTTAAAACACTCGATAAAGAAAATCTCATTCTTGGATGAATTTAATTTATCACACTTTCGTATTATTAGGAATATGCTTCATATTAAAATATGGAGCTATTCTTAATTTTATAAGAAATCCTTTGAAAAAAATATCTTTTTTTAAAGAACTTTTTAATTGCTGTTTGTGTATGGGATTTTGGATTGGTTTATTTTATTCAACAATTTCCCAAATGCCTTGGACTTTATGTTTTTATTCTGCCGCTGTTTGCTGGATCGCGGATTATATTATACAAATAATTCAGAAATATTTGTATAATTAACGTTTAACTATTGTGTTTTTAATATTGTTAACCAATAATTCAAATCCTGTTATTTGATTTTTATCAAATTTTCCAGCTTTAGTTCCGATACTTATATAAAAATATTGTTTATCTACCACGCCTATATTGTACATTATATTTTGTGTAACTCCTAGATGTTCAAAATGATGTTTTAATTGACACTCATTCATTTCTGAAACATCACTAATACAATAACCAGCTCTTATAACTTCTAATAAATTTTTAATATAATCTGAATCTATTGAAATATTTTCATATGTTGGTATTTCGTTCAAATTATTTCTATTCCAATCTTTATATATAGCTGATGTATAAAATGATTTTCCAACTTGGGGAATCCCCCCTCCATTATGAGCTGCAAAAATAATAGCATGGTCTGCTCCAGCCTTTATTATTTCATATAAGTATTCTTGTATATCTATACTATCTTGTAAAAATTCTAACATTTTTAAATTAGAAAAAGGTCTTCTTTCTACAAAAAATTTAATCATAGATGTTGTTGCTTTTATTAAAGTAACTAAAGCACCAGAACTGATCAGAGCCATTAATATTAAAAATCCTCCGCTCTGTGTATCAAAAAATTCATTCATGTTTATTATATTATTTATAAAAGAAAATTAATTTTTTAAAAAAATTATGAAAGATAAATAATAAAGTGAATAGCAAATATATAGAATTAATTGATAGCGTGTATTCCTCTATTTTAGAGGAAAAAAACGATAATTCATCTATCGATGAATTTATCAAAATACGATCAAACGGAGCTAAAAAAATTGAAAAACAAGCCAAAGAAAAAGGCGGAGCTTCGATATTAACAGCGATTCATTTTAAAGCAAAAGAAATTCCATATGAACATTGCTTAGAAAATTCAGAAGATATAAAATCTATAGAAAAAAAAGCAGATCTTGTTTTTAATAAACTTAAAAATTGGAAAAATTTATCACAAAGACAATTTCAAGCTTTGATGGGTGAACTTGAAGCTTATGGTGAAATTTATATAAAAATTAAAAAGCCAAACAGTATAAATTTAAATTAATTATTTTTGTTGTAATCTATACAACAAATGATTGAATTCTGCTTCGATTTCATCTTTGATATTTTTTAAATCATCAAATCCTTCAGAGATGGATGATAAATATGAAACGATCTCAGTTTTTAATGATGTGTACGAAGATATCAAATCTCCTTTATATGATTCCACTTTAATTGTATAATTTGTATTATTATTGGGAATTGTCGTTCTTCCGTAATAAACTTCTACAAACTTATCAAATAATTCATCCAACGTTTCGTATGCAGTTGATAACGCTTTATGTTCAGCATAACTCTTAGTTTGCCAATGATCAACCTTTAGTTGATTTAAAACCGTGAAAACTGCAATCAAATTCATATGTTTATTTATGAGGTTTTTTAGCTTTTTCAACTTTATCCAATAATTTGTAATAATCTATTCTCTCAAAAAGATGATGAGATGCTATAGTTCTTGCTTGCTTTTCGTCTAACGGATTTTCTGGATCTTCCTCATGTTCCATTTCTATTTTCATTCCATCATTCAATGCGGTTTCTACATCTTCTTTAGAAACGCCATGCTTTTTCATTATTTCTTCAACAGTTTTTGGCGGCTTCATTCCTTCATAAATTAAACCGATATTGATTGAATCTTTATTAAGCATTTATATATTTAATAAAAATGATAAATATAAATATGAGCTTTTACGAATTTTACAATTCCATCATAAATGAAAATTTAGTTCTCAAAAAAAGACCAATACAATTAGATGATGGTTCAACTGTATACGAATTTATAGTTGATAGTGATATTGAAAATCCCAGAGATAAAAGCAACGAAACATATAAAAATAAAGATAACATAAAAAAAGCTGGGTTCGTGTGGAATAAAAATATTGGAAAGTGGACAAGTTCTGAAAAATTTTCTTTAGAAAATTTACAACAAGGAATTGCAAAATATAAAAGAGCCATTTTATCAATAAACAAAGATTTTAATGCCGTCGGATTTGATGATTATGCTGACGACCTTGAAGAATTTTTAGATCTTGGAATAACTGATAAACTTAAAGAATTCTTCACAGAATTAAAAGAAAAAATTAAAAATGCAAAAGATTCCCCAGAAGTTAAAGCGTTTTTTGAATTTAGAAAAAATTTCACCAATAGAAGTTTTAATAATCAAATGCTTATATTCATGCAGAATAGAAAAGCAACTCATGTAGAAGGCAAAAAAACATGGGAAACGAAATTTGGAAGAAGACTCAAACTTGGAGCAAAATCAATTAAAATTTTTGTTCCTATCATATCTAAAGATAAAAAGAATGAAGATGCTCCACAAGCTGATATGAAAGTTGATGAAACTCAACAATTAAAAGGATTTACAATTGGCAATGTATATGATATATCAGATACTGTACCAATAGAAGGCAAGGAACATATGTATGTACAAGAACCAAAATGGTACGATGATGCAACCCCAGATGAAAAAACTAGATATCTTTATGATGCTCTTGTTAAATTTGCCGAAGAACATAATGTTCAAGTATCTATAAGTGATGAGGGATTAGGCGGAGCTAGAGGAGTCAGCAGAGCAGGATCAATACAATTGATGCAAGAAAACATATCAACAATGATTCATGAATTAACTCATGAAATTTTACACCCCGCTGATAAAAGAAAAGAATTATCAAGTGAAATAAAAGAATTACAAGCGGAAGGTGTAACATATCTAGTATTGAAACATTATGGTCTTCCTACATCACACGCTGAAATATATCTAGCTCTTTGGGAAAAAGATCCAGAAAATGTAAAACAAAATGAAGAAATAATAAGAGACACTGCTAAAATGTTTATTGAATATATTGACAATGCTACTATGAATTCTTCAGAAGAATCTCCCGTTCAGGAATCTTATATAAACAGCTTGAAAGCAATGTGGTAATATGAAAAGCTTTGAAAATTTTTACGAAAACTATACAAACGAGTCCGAATTAAATGAAGGATTCAAAGAGAATTTAATAAATTCATTACTGGCATTGTTTAGTATGGGAGCCGCTGTTTATGAAGGAAATTATGTTCTTAATTTCTTAAACAATCAACCAGCCCCAATGGAACAAAAAATCGATGCTTTAAATCAAGTAAAAGACCAAACAGACAATATAAAGATTAAAAAAGCCGTTGATGATGCCATTCAAAAAATAAATCAACCAGCTCAAAAAGTAAAAGAAAACATCACTGGGGAAAAATCTAAAATATTAGATCTCGCTGTAAAACTTACATTGCCAAGTGAAATATTAGGAACCAATATATATGATAAAGTGAACGATAGTTTTATGAGACCATATCTTGATGACAAAGGATATTGGACGATTGGGGTTGGTCATTTATTAGGTAGCGAAGCTAAGAAAAATTTTTGGATACAAAATAGAGCAAAGCAAGGAAAATCAGCCACTTTATCAAGACCAGAGGCGCTGGCTCAATTTAAACAAGATCTTGAAAAACATCATAATCTAGCACAAAAGAAATTCCAAAAGGAATGGCATAAATTTCCAAATGAACTCAAAGCGGTGTTAGTAGACATATCATTCAGAGGAGATCTTGAGAAAAAAGGATTAGGTGATTTCGCATTCGTTGAACTTTTAAAACAAGGAAAATATAAACAAGCAGCGAAAGAATATTTGGATCACACTGAATATAAATCAAGAATGAAAAAGGATAAACCAGACGGTGTTGTGAAAAGAATGAACAGAAACGCTGCTATTATATCAAAAACGACATAACATTAATTCTATTGACAATGTATTTTCATGTGGTAAGTATTATACATATGAAAACAAAAAACATATTGTTGGCAGTCGCAGCATTTGCTGCATTCACAAGCGTACAAGCTGGTACAGTTGAACCTGTAACTGTTACAGCTGAAGAGTCCTCGACACCATCCATTGTTGTTGAAACTGGATATTCTTCTGAAAGCGTGTGGCGCGGTGCTGACCTTGGCAGAGACGAAGCAAGTGCTGTTGTAACTACAACCACAGAATTACCAATTGGTGTTGGTCTTGATCTGGTCGCTGGTTATAGCAACGCTGACACTGAAGTAAAAGACGAAGAAACCGATCTTTCTGCAGTTTTCTCAAAAGAGATTGCTGATTATCTTGTTTCTTTGAGTTATACTTGGTATTCGCAAGACTTTGCCAAAGATGGTAGTGGACAAGCGCAAGAAGCTGGTCTTTCGGTTTCGCGTGAAGTTGGACCTGTTGATGTTACATTCACTCAATACCTTGCGATCAAGGGTGATAATAACTCATACAGCGAACTAGCAGCAACATACAGTGACGATTTCGGTCTTCCTGTTGTGTTGGATTTCCGTTCTGAACTCGGCTATCTTGCTCAAGAAGGAAAATGCACTCATTTTGAAACTAGAATTTCAACCGATATTCCAGTTTTGCAAGAAGTAACAGCAGTTCCGTTTGTTGCATATTCTCTTGGTCTTGATGACTCTGTAGGTGCGCATTCAGACATGCATAATGTTTTCTTCGGTGGGATCGAGTTTAAGCGCTCGTTCTGATTTAGATATTCAAAAACCAAAATAAAAACCAATACCGTCTTGTGAGAAATCGCAAGGCGGTTTTTTAATGTAAAAATTTTATTATATATTAAATATTAAATATGCGCAAAGATTTTTCAGAATTGTCATTTTTATATGAAAATGTTCTTATAAATGAAATATCTCAAAAATATGTGGATGTTATAAAAAAAGCTGCCAATGACCATGTGTTACCATTTGAAAATGTTTTTAACAATAAGTTGAGGATTATACTTCCCATCAAGGGAACTGAAACATACAATGCTATTTTAAATGATATTTCAAAAATAAAAGATTTTGATCGTTTCGATCCAGAAAAAAAAGAGGTCGTTAGAAAAATAAAACTCGATCCAAAATATGGCGGGGGAGAGAAAGAACAAAAAATAAACTTGGGAAGAGCGATCAATTCTTTAAAAATTGATCCAGAAACAAAAAAGAAATATTTAAATTGGTTTGCCAATTACGAATCCAACATACCAGAAATGAATGATCTTAAAAGATTTTCTGTGGTTGTTTCAAGAAGTCCAATTGATGTGTTGAGAATGTCTGATATCAGCGATATAGAATCATGTCATAGTCAAGGCGGTGCGTATTTTCAATGTGCGATTCAAGAAGCTATAACAGGCGGGGCTGTGGCTTATGTTGTACACACCAGAGATCTTAAAAAATTATCAGACGATGAGTTTCAAAATGAAGAAATATTCGAAGACAAAGAAAGAAACGTCAAAGGAATCGGCGTATGGTCTAGATTAAGAATAAGAAGATACGAAATAGAAGAAAACAACAATGATATCGGGATTCCAGAAGTCAGAATCTATGGTCGAAAAATACCAGGATTTTATGACACTGTGAAAAACTTTTTAACAAAATCTCAACAATACAGCGTTGATAATCTTTATAAATTATATAAAAATAAACAACTTAAAAAAACTGGTGGCTCTTATTCAGATTCCAGCGATAGTCAATTATTCAATAGAATGTACGACACTGATGTTTTTTATGGAAGCATTCGTCACGAAGACAATGATGAAAATGCGGGTAGAGAAGCGCAATTCGAAGAAGAATTAGCAGGATTTCAAAACCGTTTCGAGTTTGAACATTGTAATGCGGGTTATAGTATTGATGGAGATGATGATTATGTTTATTATACAGCGTGGGGAGCAATCAATATAGATCTTGGAGAATATCAAGTGATTGATGATTTTGTAGAATTTGACAGCGAGTATGAGATAAGCCAATTAAAAAAATACAACAAAGATTCTCAACACCAATGGGAAAGATCACTGCCATATAATTTTAAAAACAGAAACCAAGAATCCTCAATAAACACTTATAAAAATTTCCTAACAGATTTTGAACAATACGATAGCACATCTTTCGTAGAAGACTCGTTGGCTTCGATAAGCATAAAAAGAAATTACAATGAAAAAACGGGAAATTGGGAAAAAAATCATTCATCAATGTCGCTGGGAATATTATTCAACAACGAAGAAAGCACAGACGACACTGACGAGTATCTCTCTTTCTTGAGAGAGGTTGACAACATAGATGGAAACTACGAATCAATCAAAAAAGCATTATTAAAAGCTTTATTGAAAAACGGTTTGATAAAATCAGGACCAGATATGGAAAAATATACCACCATATCAAAAGAAAAAGAATTTGTAGAAGATATAAAGAACTTTGAATTTGATACGTCAGAAGACGCATTAACAACTGATATATTTTTGGGAAGATACACAGAGCTATCAAAAGATGTTGCTTACGCAAACATCAGCATGATATTTGGAGAAGCACTTGAAAAATATCTAGACACGTATTACAAATCACCGCAAATCAATACACAGCAAACCACATTTGATAAGTTTTTTGAAAACCACTACAACGAAACGCTTGTTAATAAGTATGGAATAGAAAATATCAAATGCAGATACACCACCCAAGCATTCAACACCGAATTATACAACATGAGTTTGGAAATAAAATTCGAAGCATTGAACAGCAAAACCGCGCCAATTATCAAATTCCTAAATGATCACTATGATGATATAACCAACATAGCCAAAATGTTTTTCTTAAAACTCGCCAAAATAGAAAACCAGGACACCAAAAGATTACAACAGGTGTATGGTAAGTTATTACAATAATCAACCTTCCATAACTTCATCTAAATCATAAAAGCTATTTATAAAATTGATATTGGCTTTTTGGATTGGTGTGAATCTGTGTGTAACTTCTTTTTCGTAAAATGTTTTGTTCTGCGAAAAAACAATTCGAACCCATCCCAAAGAAAAAAGAGTATCGTATACTCCTTTTTTGGAAGAAGTCCCAATACTATCTAAAATTTGTTTTCCAACGATTTCATGTTGTCCAACACCACCACGCACCACTGCAAAATTACCATGGCGATCCATCCAAAACCCATAAGGTTTGTTCATAGGCAAACGAACAATGCTGTTGTGTATTTTCAAGGTGTCTTGATCATCAAAAGCTTTTGTTTTACTTGCTTCTTCAATCATTTCAAGATAAATACTGTTTATATCTAAACGATAATTCATAATTTTATTTAATATAATTCGTTTTGTATAGAAGATAAGTATTCTCCATCCAGAGTTTGGATTATTTTGGATTGCACAACAACACCAGGATTGATGATAATCACCGAAAGGTTTTCGTTTCTAATGTCTCCTTCGCCTGTGTTCTTGTAAAACGCTACATCATAATCACCCAAACCTTCAACATAATCATAACCGTGATCAGAGCCATCGTCTGGCAACAACTTTGGATACACATCACCCGTTCTAATAATTAGCTCATAAAGATAATATGTGTCATACTTTCCTTCGTCATTGATCATATAATCAGCGCGAATCAACGCTTGTTGACGAGTACCACAATGAGATCCCGAAACGTAATCTCGCTTATCACCACGAGCAGAACTACGAAAAACTTTTAAATATTCCACACCTTCAACGTCTTTAAACTTTGTATTTGCCGTTAATTCTTGAGTGTTATAGAAAGATTCCAAAAAGCTTTTCATAGGATTATTTAATTGACTAAATATTTTAGATAATGAAAAACAGAGATCAACTATTATTGACAAATATATATACAAGTTCTGTTTTGTCAGAAAGTATAACAGCAGCTGTTAAAAAAATTTCAATTGAAAACCTTTTACCAGATAAAGATAACATGGAAGTGGCTGTTGATTCTCTAAGAAAAGGCATGCGCAGTTCTGATAATAATCCTATATCGGTTTATAAAAATAAAAATAAATATATAGTAGCAGACGGACATCATCGCTTGTTGCAATCCATAATCAACGGCGATGAATCCATCAACGCAAAAATCCTTCACTCAGACACACCAGTATCCACAACAGGAACAATCAAATTAGACTTATTCGACGGCGATTACTATGGACTGGATTCATCTCTAGAAAACGGATGGTTAATAAAAAGACTATGAAAAACGAAGACAGATATTTTTTAGAAGAACTCTATACAGAAATGGCATTGTCCAATCTACAAACGATTGGCAAATGGCAAGACGATAAAAATAGACACGGATATGACAAAGCATCAGTAGGAATACTATCATCTCCCGCAGGATTAAAAAAATTAGAAGACACATTCAACAAAATAGGAGGATGGGACTTTAATCTATATTTCGTAAAATTACCAAACGCATGGAAACAAAGCGAAATGGGACTGGTTGATATCAACAACCTACCACAATTAATCAAAGTCGAAGCGGGAAAAGATTTCCCCATGCCAACAGACAGCGAAATAACAATCATATTCACAAACAACGCAGCGGCAGAAAAAGTACCATTAACACCATGGACAATAGCACACAGAATAGGACATTCTTTCGCAGCAACATTCAGAAGAGGAAACGATAAATCTATACAACACTATGATAACGAAATATCAAATATATTAAAAAAATTATTAATGTGTTATAATATAAAACCAGAAGGAAATCTGTTATACTCCCAAGCTTATTATATAAGAGATCTATTTCAAAAAATAGGAAAGTTCCGTAGTGCTAGAATGGGTAAATTAAATCGCCCAGCAGAATTCTATCACGAAGCGTTCTCGTATTGGTTATTACACGATGGAGAACTAAACTTCAATGATCCCCCACAATCACTGATAGACAGCAACAAACAAGCATGGGGAACACCAGTGGGTATGAATTATAGATTACAAGATGCAGAAACAGCAGAAGACTTATTATATCAATTAAAATATGAATTAGAAGAGAAATTCAATTATATGATAGGAAGACACATCGGCACAACGTCGATTATGTGATCGGGCCTTATACAAAAAACCTATAAAAATATAAAAAAAAATATTTTAATAAAAATTGGCCTTATATAAAAACCTACAAAAAATACAAAAAATATTTTATATAGTAAAAAAGCCTTATAGTAAAACTTACAAAAAATACAAAAAATATTTTAATAGTAAAAAAGCCTTATATAAAAAACTTACAAAAAATACAAAAAATATTTTTCCATGGCCCCCCCTTTCAAAAAAAACCTACCAGCGTGTAGAAGCAAATTCTAACACGCTGGTAGGTATGGTTGTATGTTATTCTAGTTTCTTACTACTCAGTAGTCAGCTAACTCACCGAATTCCTCTTCGACGAACTCTCGTGCGAACTCTCTGGCAGCGTCAGTGACTTCAGCAGCTAGGTCATAGCCGTTGTCGATCATCTCTTCGATCTCGTCGATGTAGTCGCAAAGTGATGCCGTGTCTGGCAGGTCTGATAGACTCATCATGGTGATGGCTTCGACTTCACGATTGATAATGTTGATTGCTTTTTGTCTGTTTGTCATGGCAAGGTTATGATAATCTAGTTTTTAACTGGTGATTGGCAAGCAGGAGACGATCAATCTCCCACTTGCCTTTACCATGCTACCTATTGAAACATTTGAATGACTACAACCATCCAGATGGCAAGGTTGAGTCCAATGACGATACCGAGTAATTCTTTCATGATGTTAAGATATGTTGTCGCCCCCTCAACTTTCTACTGCGTTGCTACGGGATCTTGTGAGTAGGGGAAACCACCCCAGGGCGACAAAAGGATTATGTTCTAGTTTTTTACTGGTGGCCAGAGTAGTTTACTGGTTCGTCAGAGTCAACCTTGACGCACCAGCACTTCTTGGCTGTTTTCTTCTGGTAGTCAGTCCATGGCTTTGGGCCAAAGGCAGCTTCCCAAGCTGCCTTTTCTGTTGGGCCATCGCCCAGATTGCAATGTCGAAGGCAATTGATGCCCGATTGTCCTTTGATGATGTATTTCATGGCGAAACTATTATGATCTAGTTTTTTACTGGTTGACTTTAGCTTCCCAGTTGAAAATGTCGGCTTGACTGATCTTGATGCCGTGCTTGTAAAACAAGTGGGACAACGCGAGTCGGCTCATGCCTTTCTTGCGGCACACTCTGATTGCCTTTCGATAAGGCTCACAGCGCTTCACAAAGGGAGCGGTGCGGCGTGGCATCGGAGTGTTGATGATTTGATTTGAGATGTGTGCGGATGATAGTTTCATAGTAGTGGTGTGGTATTGGAATGATATTCTAGTTTTTTATTAGTTAAATCGGCAAACCTCTTCAAAAATTCCTTCGTTGTTTTGGACATAAAAGGAACAATCGAGCATTTCCATTTCGTCGTCCACTTCGTCTTCCATTGGAGGGCCAAACTCAATCACATCGCAAATTGGAGTGAAGTGAAGCTCCTTGTGCTTGTCGATGTAGCAAAGGAACAAATTGTCTACTGTGTAATCTTCTAGTGTATTCATGGTATTGGAATGATATTCTAGTTTTTTAATACTCCCATTCTGGCTCGTATCCATCAGCGAAACGATCTTCGTATGCCGCATCGAGCCATGCGTCTTCGTTGCCCTCGTTGGTGAGGTCATAGGGAAGCAGGTCGTCTTGCAGATTGTAATGGGGATCATACAATGCTTCATCGCCGTATTCTTCAACAAAGACATTGTATGGGATGGTATCGGGTTCAATAGTATTCATGGTAGTGTTAGGATAATTTAGTTTCTTACTGGTGATCCTTTAGGCGGATCAATCCATCGCTTTTCTGGCAAGCCGATTGCCACGCACCGCCACGCTCTCCGTTGCGGCTTTTCTCTTGTGCCTATTTGATCGGTCGGCTTCCGTGTTCCTACTATGCGGGAACCTAACGCAAATTCATCATAACCTAGTTTTTAACTGGTCAGATTTCGATGATGTCATCGTCATCGGCATAGGGATAAATCCCAGTATCGGGATCGTAAAGATCACCGAAAACGATTTGCAATTCCAAGGTATCAAGTAGGGCGAGTAGGTCAATCATGGCAGGGTCATCATAACCTAGTTTTTAACTAGTGGATTTGAGATAAAAAAAGGGGAGAGTGAAAAATCACTCTCCCCTTGTGGATTGTTATGCGTTGGCTTTTGCCGCTTCCATTTCCGCGATCATCGCCTTGAGGCGTTCGATCTTGGCCGCAGTTTTGGTTTCAGCGCGTCCGTTGTGGATTGCCTTGGACTCGACCTCAAAAAGGTCAACGCCATCGGGAGTGAAGCGGTGGGACATTGCCACTTCGACAATGACGCGCAATGCTTCGCCGTCATTCTTCAACTCAAATTCCTCTTTCAAGGATTGGATGAAGTCTTTGTCGCGGAGGGTGGGAACGATAGGATGCTGTTTATTTTTCATAGCAAGGTCAGTGTATTCTAGTTTCTAACTGGTCTCAACCTTTCAGGCAGGTATCATTCCATCAATCTTCTTGGCGATTGATTGCCGTTTGGTGCTGGCATCATCATAACCTAGTTTCTAATTAGTCATTGCAAATTCATCAATGAATGTTTCGAGAATGTCACTAGGTGCTTCAATGCTTATTGCGATAATCATGCGGTTAAATTTTATTTTAGTTTTTTATTAGTCTGGTGTATTTTTTAACTTATTATGAATAGATTGTTATGGTTAAGATTCCAGATTGGAATAAAAAGATTCCGCTGGAGGATAATAATAACACAAAATTATCCTCCAGCGGATTTTACCACGATACTACACCTATAAAAAATTATATGATTTTAGGGAAATTAGTCACAAAACAATCCCTTGCGTATCTTTCTTTTGCGATTCTTTGAAGGGGTATTTGCACAAGGCTTGAGCAAGCGCATAGGATTTTTGGATTTGACTGCTGTTAAAATCCCGTGGATGAAGTATCCAAGGATTAGAATTGTTGTGAATCCAATTGAAAACCACACATAAAATGTGATGAATGTTTCGATTGTGAAGAATGATGTTGTTAGATATTCAATCATAATTTGATTATATAATAAAGTTATTGATTGTCAAGAGAGTTGCATTGGTAGCCAAGGAATTAGTTATATGAAACGAACGCAAGAGATTTTCCTTGGCTACCTTTGCAAAATTATCGTATACCAGCAAGCGCATCAGCCACTATGCGTTTTATCAGACTTAATAATGTATGTAGAACTCACAAAGTTGTGATGACAAACTGATTATATTATCATCGCAACTTTATAAACATCATTTTATCATTTACCAGATGAGATTACTTCGTGTGTTTTGGGATTGATCATTCTCACCAGATAGTCAATGATGAATTGAGTTGAGTCTTCTCCTATTGGATGGCTACCTAGTTGGTTGCCCATGCGATAAGTTAGATAGTTTTCGTGGATGGTAAAGACTAGATGGTTCATTGTTTGGAATGTTTGATGTGAAAAGCCACAAAGTCTTCTGCGAGATTATCAATTAGTTCTTCAACAAAAGCACTGGCATCATCCATTGGGTGAAGTTCAAACTTTGAAACCGCATCCCAAACTTCGATTTGCTTTTGATCTTCCTGCTGTTCTGATGTGCTGTATTCATCAGCGAGCAAAGCGAGAGAGAGTCTTTCAGCACTCCAATCTTTGGGCCATTTGGAAAGGAAATGACCTGCGGCGATTAGGTATGCTTCGGCGTGGAGGGGATTGTTAGTGTCGAGGAGGATGTAGTCTTGCATGGCGTGAGGTTAGTTGTTTTGGGATTGCTTGTCAACAAGTTCTTTCGCGATTTCTTCTTTGAGGTCTTCCAGTAGATCAATGAAGTCAGAGAGTTCATCGTCCATAAGAAACATAGGAAGAATGCGGTCAATGATTGGTTCAGCAGGAAGCTCCCTTGTCAATTCGTAGTAACGCTTGAGTTTACAAGTATCGTGTGCGAACTCACCGATTTGTTTGATTGGTTGCATGGTTATTGTTCGATGAGGTTATTTTGTTTACAAAACTCGGCAATTACACCATTCATCTCCGTAAGAAAGTCGGAGATCATGAGTTCCTTGTCGAATGAGACTTCGTTGCCTTCGATGCAATATAAAAGGTCAACTTGGATTGTGGGTGGATTGATTGGTTGCATGGTGATTAGTCGTCAGCGTGGTGAGTTTCCATTAGTTCAGCAAGATAGCCGCGAATTTCATCAGCGGTTTCGCTTTCTCCTCCAGAGTATTCGTTAACAAGATCGAGAGCTTGATTGGCGATTTCCTCAAGGGCTTCAATTGTGTTTAGTAGTTTTTCGATTGTGGTCATGTCAATAGTATAGTTTAGTTTCTTATTAGTGAAAGTGTGCTCCCCGCTAGGAGTCGAACCTAGGCTTCCAAGCTATCAGCAAAGCTATCCATGGTTTGCTTTGCTTTAGTGTTTGGTGTGCCAGCGCATCGGGGAGGTGAGCTTATTGTAAGTTAGTTTTTTATTAGACGCTGGCAGGAATTTCTTCGTCCTCGTCGTATTCGACAAAGTTAAAGTTTTCTTTTGCAAACTCCGTGACATCAGCATCATCGACTTGGTTGTCGTCAATTTGACCTTCGGAGATGATAGCAGTCCCAGCAAACCAGCAACCGCTCTCAAAGTAGTCCAGCGTGAATTGATCGTTTGGAAACATTTCAGACAAAGCGGCAATGGCTTGAAGTGGTGGACTCCAAGCAGTCATAAAGGTTGCTTGAAAGTCTGCGATCTCGGAGATGAGTTGGTCAGCAACTTCACGCTGCTCTTCTTCGCTCAAGTCCCATTTGGTTCCCCAGTTTTCAAGTCTCCAATCATACCATCCATTGCCCTCAAGCAATTCGGGTGGCGTGGGTTTGATCTTCTCAAAAGAAAGACCATTTTCTTTTAGATAGCTTTCCAATTCTGGACTGCAATCCATGATCGACAATTTGTTTTCGCACCAGTTAGGCATAGTAGTAGTATAGTTTAGTTTCTTATTAGTTGATCTTCATCAAAGAAAGAAGTTTCAATGTGATTGGCTTTTCAGCAACATGGAAGAAGAAACCATATTCCAAAACCTCAATGTCGCCATCGACTTCGGCAAGAGAAATATAGTCATCGCCGTGATTATCAGCAACGAATGGGCCTTCGTCATCATAGCCGATAAAGTAAAGCGTATCGTTTAGATCGACAGCATAAGCGTCACCAAGTTCTTCGTGTAGTTGTTCAAGTGTGGTTGTTTGCATGTTGTTAGTAGTATAGTTTAGTTTCTTATTAGTGTATGGGAGTATCTCAAGTCTTCTTCGCTGTTGAAGGTGATGAAGTATTCAATTTCGGTCATATTAGGGTAGTTTGACATGGTATTAGTGGTGGTATTTGTATTAGAGGAGATTGTGATCAATGTAGTCTTGAATGGATGGAATGCTTTCCATGTATTGCTGCAGATCAGCAATAATATCATCTAGATTCTCGCGGTTGTGAGTGTGGGGGCAACCAAGGTTGTTGTTGACAAGCTTGAGGATTTGCTCTGCGATTTCTTCGTGGGTTGGGTAGTGTTTCATATTGTTGCTTATATGGCTTTAGTGTAGGTTAGGAGTTGGGGTTAGTCAAATTTTTTCTGCATCCAAGTCGATGCCGTCATAGTCAACCCAGAAAGATCCTTCGATGTAGGAGCTTTCTTTGGGCAAAGGTCTTTCATCTTGTTCCGCGAGTTCAATCGCATCTTGCAATGATTCAGCTTCAATTTCCATGTATCCGTAAGATTCCCAGACACAGGGGATTTTGTATGTTTTCATGTTGTTAGTAGTATAGTTTAGTTTCTTATTAGTCTACGAGAAACCTGCGCTTCCATTGTGATTCTTGCACTTGTTTATCAAGCCAAGATTGTTGTTGAAAGATGCGGATTCCATACACAGGTTTTTGTTTTGTAAAAAACAATGATATGATTTGGTCGAGTAGCTTCATGTTGTTATGATAGTTTAGTTTTTTATTATTACCTTGCATTTAGAGCATACACAAGTCGGTTGTTAATAATGACACCATCGGCTTTGTCAATATACTTTGTTCCATCAAAGAATCTTTCTTTTAGATATGGATTGTATCCTACGATTTGGTATTGATGTTGAGTGGGATCAAGTTCATTGGTAGGTTCTCCAATAATAAATGCGTGGACATTTTTCCTCTTTTGTTGCAACACTCTTTGTCTTCCTGCTTCACTCACCTTGAATGAAACATTCTTGAGATGTATTGCATCAACATGACGCATGACTTTCCACACGCCATTGACTTTCTCTTGAACACTCAAGCGTTTTTTATGTAGATTGTAGTAGACGCGAACATTCATAAGTTTATTGAGCTAGTTTTTGAAGGGCTTCAAGACAATCAAGGCGGGTCTTTTTTCCCGTGATTGCTTTGGCAGTTTTGAATACGAGATTGCGACTATGCCGCATTCCCATGATTTCAAGTTTCAATCCGCTGATAAGGACACGCAAGCGGTATCCATCAATTTGTTCTTTAGTAGTTAGTATCATAGCGACCTCAGTATATTCTAGTTTTTTATTATTAAAATAAGGGCAGTTTTATGTCATACCCAGGACATTGCTACTACTACTTATGAAAGTTCCTCATAATCCTCTGTGCCAAGGATATTGTTAGATTTTACGGTGAAACATTCGGGGCGATTTTCTTCTGGATTCAGTAGCTTTTTGCGCTCGCTTTCAGTAAGAAACTCAGCGAATGTTCCTTTATCGACCACTTGCCCATCGACATAATAAGTCGAAGATGGAAAGTGATTGTTGCCAGTTGAAGGATAAAGCCTGATATATTCAGCATCTTTATGCTCAATAACATAGGGAAATTGTTTCCAATTACCCCATGGCAGACTTTGCACTTCCCCACGCTCGCCATTTTCAATGGCATCTTTGACGCTGGAAAGGTTAGCAAAGTTCACGCCAGCACGAACAACAGCACTTGTCACTTTTTCAAGAATGACATTCTTATGAGCGGCGGCGGGTTTGGGATTGCTTTTCCAATAGGCTTTTACAAAAGAACCTTTCGTGTTGAGGATCTTATTGATAACTTCAGTTGCGGTTAGTGATGCAGTATGTGTATTCATAGCGACCTTAATATAATCTAGTTTCTTATTAGTGACAGTGTATTGGGGTTTGGTAACGAAACAGATTTCATTACCAAAACCAATATATTCTAGTTTTTTATTAGTTTATTCAGCTTCTTTATTGCCACGAGTCGGGCAATCGGTGATATGAACAAGTTTGTTCTTTGCTCGCGTGATGGCAACATATGAGAGATTCTTTTCTTGTTCTTTCATCCAATCCAAAACCGCATACTTACTTGGTTGAAATTGACTCATACCAAGGATATAACAGTTGTCAAATTCCAATCCTTTTGACTTGTGAATGCTTGACAGTGTGACTACATTCGGCTTTTTATAGTCGTCATTATCACTGAACATATCACTGATAAGTTTTTGAAGAGATGCAACATCATGCTTGCCGAGGGTTTGGCATCGCTCAATGAGAATCATCATTGTATCAAATTTGTCTTCAAGCAGTGCAAGTTTTGCTTTACTAGCCTTTTCGCTTTCACGATCAAAATGCTTTTGAAGTCGAAGTGTAAACGTTGCCAAGTCTTTTACTTTCCACTTGCGAGTGAGTGTAATAAGGTTTTGACCAATGTCTTTTCCTTCGATTCTACAACCAATGCCTTCACGAATAAGCGCAAACGCAAGAGCAACAAGCGGGGAATTATTGCGACATATGATACCATCATTTTTATTAAGGTTTAATGACGGTGTAGATTTTACAAATTCATCATACTTAATTGAAGATATTTCCCCGTCGTTGTTATTTTCAAATGCTTCAATGTCTGCTACATATTCTTTAGCAGCGGTGATAATATTCTTTCCGCAGCGATAGCAAACACTCAGCGGAAGTTCAACAGCGTCAAACATAGTTTTGATGAGTTCCATGCTATTGTTTTCAGCACCAGTAAACCCATAGATAGCTTGATTTGGATCACCAATAGCAATCAATCTACCACCTGGCTTAAGCATTTTCTTGAGCAAAAGCTTTCTACAAACATTGGTATCTTGTGCTTCATCAACAATAATCCAATCATATTGTATCATATCAACATCAAAAAGCAATGGGAAATAAAGCATATCACTGAAATCAATGCTTTTGACATCACGGTTATTAAGATCCAGTACCTTTTGGCATACATCAATAATCGTTTCCAAGCTCACATCAGCATCAATATCAATATCATTATGCTGAATAATATTGACCCAAGCATTGATATCATCAACAGTGTTGCAACCAGAAACACCAAAACCGTATTCTTTTGCAAAGCGAACCATATCCATGATTGCTTTACGACACTTCATAAGTTCCCCTTCTTGAGTGAAATACTCAACAAAGTTATAAACCTTGGAGTTATTAACACTCATTTTGCCTTTTGCTTTGGCAAGACTTTTCAATGATTCACTATGAAAAGTAGCAGCACTTGCATTGGGATAACCCATAGTAACAAGACGATTTTGCAATTCAGTTGCAATTTTCTTGTTGAAAGCAAGCATCAAAACATCACCGCTCATACGATCAACAGCATTGATAGCAGTAGTAGTTTTACCACTTCCCGCTTTAGCATTGACAATCGCATTGCCAGTTCCTTCAGATACCCATTTATATATATTTTCTTGATAAGTAGATGCAAACATGTGACAGCAGTATATTCTAGTTTTTTAGTAGTCTTTTTTCTACAATTCTAGTTTTTTAGTAGTGGATATTACTCTGGATTCACAACAAATCCCGTATCATCTTTCTTGGCTTTGCCTTTATCAACAAGACCAACAACACAATTACTAGGATCAAGAAAGCGAAGATCATTGGTATCACCATCAACAACAACCTTATTCTTGTAAGTAGCAGGAAGTTTTTTGCGAAAAACAACAGCAACATTGCCACCCATACTCATAATAAGATCAGTATGAGATTCATTGCTTTCACTACGAGAGAAAGTAAGATGATAATTCTTTGGAAAATTACCATTAACAAACTCAATCATACGCTTTACATTCTTGGTATAATCATAAAATACAACATCGGGAAAGTGTTGCATCATATTCTTGCCTTGAAACAAGACATTTTCCCAAGGAATATCACTTGTAAGATTGAATCTAAAGCAAGGAATCATATCATTCTTCTTTGCTTTTTTAACAGCACTTTGAATTTCTTTATACAATTTAAGCAAGAAATCTTGTTTATCATTAAAGAAATACTTGGTTTTATTGATACGAGATTGTTGAACATTTGAATAAACACCCATGCCAGCGGTATTAAGACAAGCAGCCGCACAACCTATTGATGCAAATTGACAAGTGTTATAACCAGACAATTTAGCAGGAGCTAAATGAATACCATTTGAATAATAACCAAATGATTCACCTTTTTTGATTTTTGTATTTGCAGTAGTGAGTAGTTTCATAGCGACAACAATATAATCTAGTTTTTTATTAGTTTCGATTCAATCGTGATGATGAATATCAATAAAACAATATGATGATTTATTGATATTGATTTCAATCATGCGAAATCATTATGATCTAGTTTCTTATTAGTTTTTATATCTTTTTCTATATTGATATATAAACTTATATCTTCAACTATGATAATCTAGTTTTTTATTAGTCTTTTTATCCTTTCTACTATCTGTTTATCTTTGTTTTATTTTTTTAATTATTATTGTCTTTATCATTGATAAAATTTGCTATATCATTATTAGTTACGCTACGCGACATGTTTTATTCCGTAACTCATTGATAATCAATGATTTTGTTTTTTTGGATACAGATCGTTGGATATATATTATATTGTGTTTATCTGGCGTATTTTGTTGATATATATCGTGTGTGTATCTGTGTGTGCTTGTGTGTATCTATGTGTATTTTGATACATTTTATGCGTATTTTGATATTGTTTTAGTATATTTTGGTGTATTTATACGCTATTTTTGTTTGTTTTTGATCCTCATTTCCTTTATGAGTTGATCGTATTCCCCGCTTCTGTATTGTTTTAAGATGATATCCACTGCAATGCAACAGGCTTTAAAATTATTTTTTTGGGTATTGTTTGATTGTTTCATGTGTGTGTTGTTGTTATTGTGTGTATGCTTATTCACTAGCCATTATGCGTTTTATCAAATTTACATGTTTATATCAGATAAACAAAGTTGTGATATTTACAAAGTTATAATGGTGACATTATTGTATTGATACCAATGTCAATGAACTGATATGTTATTGTCTATTTTTATTTTAGAATTTGGAAAAGTCCAACACTCTTTTGTATCGTTTATAAAACAAACCCAGTGTAAGTCATGTTCTTGGGAATAATCAATTACCAGATGTGCATATCCTTTTCCTTTGGGTGTTGTTACTGGTATTGTTGGGTTTAATTGTAATATCATAAGTTACATTTGTTTTTATAATTTATATTTGAATGTCTTACCATCTATGATATTGTCTTGTACCAATATATCAAGTGCCAAGGATTTATCTAGGATTTCGTAGGGATTATCTTTTGATTCCAACAACATATTGTTTCCTATCTTGTCGTTGATTACAGGATGGATTGTTATGTTTTGTATGTTTATTGTTTTGTCTTGCAGTAATGTGAACGTTATGTGTGCTAGATGAACATCTGCGTCTTCTTCGCTGGTTATCAATGATCGATGAATGTACTGCATATTTGATGTTTTGTTGTATCAAAGTTTGTTACTTTTTAATCTCTAGGATTTCCACCTTCACGATCTTGCGTGAGATTTCGTTGTGGAATACATAATCAGATCCCACATAATAATCATCTACAATCTGTTGGATTGATTTATCTACCAGCATTACTAAAAGAACATTAAAGCCAGTAGTGAAGCGATCACCGTCTTCAATTGTGATATTCAGTGTAACTGTGATATATTCGCGTCTACTACAATCTTCATAAAAAACGCTTGAGTGTTCGTTGGTCATATTGTTATTGTATCAGAGTTTTATTACCAGTGGGTGTATTCTTTGATGATACCCTCTTCATTCAGATAGCGAGCACACACATAAGTCTGAACGCAACTATCATCACATGTCTCGAAAACATGAAACTTATCTTGCAACTCATACACAGCTTCGAGATACAATCTGCATGCTTCTTTTGCAGAGTCTAAGTTAGGATGAACATCATTAGGTGGCATAGTCATACTCTTATTGTATTAGTGTTCCTTAGTCCAATTCGTAGGTATCAACCTCGATGCCGATCTTACTTAGCTCGTGTACAGCGTGATTGCGATACCATTCTTGATTCCAAAGCATCTCAAGACCTCCTTTTTTGAAGTCGTCTGGAAGAAGAAGGGATGTCATCTCACTAGCTTTGATAAAGTCTTCTTCGCTGTTGAAGGTGATGAAGTATTCCATTTCGGTCATATTATTATTGTATCAGTGTTCCTTGTTTATTTCCTTCTTACCATCCTTACGCACACGCTTATTCTGTATGCGTTTATAGTATTTGCGTAGATGCTTCCACCATTGAACGGTCTTGACACCGCCTTTACTCTTTGATGAACTACTCATTTGTTTATTGATAAAATTAACTGACGGTTTGTTGTTCTAGTTGTTTGAGTTTGTTTTTCAAGCTGTTTAATTTGTTTTCAATCGAGCTGTTTTTATTTTCAACGAGTCGTATCATTGATCTACAGCATTTACAAAACTGATAGTATGATGGTTTTGGATTGTTGCCTTGATATTTCAAGGAGTTTTGAATACGATTATGACTGGTGGTTTTGACGCGAATAATCCTTGAACAATCGCATGTGTATTCGTATGTGTTTTGTCGTTTGGTTTTGGTAACACTGGTGTCATAGCTGTGGCAACGAATCGGTTCAGCATTGAAAACCTTTATCATAACATATTTCCATTCTTTGCCATGACTCTTTACAAAACTACCAAACACCATTCTCTGAATATAATGAGCCATTTCATGAACAACAATCTCATGAAAGGTTTGTTTGTTATGCTCTGCCAAGTCAAGTTGGAACATCAATTCTCTGATTGATTGATTAAAAGACACAAGACAAGTTCCTGCTGTTGTGCCGTTTCTTTTAAAGATGATGTTGGTGGGTCTTGGAAAAACCCTGTTAAAGAATTTTTCAGCAATGAGGAAACATTCTTCAACCTTTTGTAGTATGGTGTCTTGCATGACAACAGTATATTTTAGTTTTTTATTAGTTTCTTGAAATCCATCAAACGATGAAATGAATCTACAATCCTTTTATAAAAAAAACAATTTGACTAAATAATACTATGACTACAAAAGATCAATATAATTTAGCTAACTTGTATAAGGAATCATACGAAAATGATGACATTTCATTTGATGCTGATTTATCCGATGTTAATTTAACTTACAATGATGAAGAATCTGCACTTATTGAAAAATATGGCAAATTGGGAGAAAAGCTTGTAAATTACTTTCATGCACTTGAAAATGCACTTAAAAATCCCATGACTAATTTTGCAACTATTCAACACTTAACGGATAAAATCAATTCCATGCAACATGGTATGCGTATGGTAGATAGTAGAAACAAAGTTGATAGACATTCATAAATTTTTAAAGTTATCCAATTAAGATTGCTTTACAATCGCTTTCTTCCTCCTCTTCAACAATCTCATGGTTGCCATAATACCATTCACTATTTACTCCTAGCTTTATAGACTCTTCTCTACATACAGAACACGCATTTACTCCTCCTTCATATCCATTAACAACAACCATTGTTTCTGGATCGTATTCTTGAAGTTTTTCAATTAATTGTTTGACTTTCATCTTCAATTAAAAAAGAAAGGAAACGATTGTTTGACTAGGGAAAGAGTCAATTCTTCACAGATCAACCATTTGATAAGAACGATTGGGTAAAAGATGGCATCAATGATTCCCCAGAATAGACTATTGTTGTTTAGGTTATATCCCAGTACACCAACGATGTAAGCCAAGACATAACTATAATTAGAACGGTAATGATAAGTTTTGTTCATATTAAAAAAGATTAATAATTGCTTTAATGATGGTTACGAAAACCATTGTTAAGCACACTCCCATAAAGAGTGTGCAAAGAATTAGGATTGGTGTTGAATCAAAGTTTTTCATTTAAAAATGTTTCTATTTCTTCGAAAAATTCACCATCCCATTCACGATTTTTATTGATGGTTTCAAATTCATCTGTTAAGTCTTCAGCAAGTTCATAAAGACCACCGTGTCCTTTTTCTTTAATAGTCTTTTCCAACAATTCACTGTGGTCTATTTCATGCGTATGCATCGCATGTGCAACAGTGATTGCCGCAACTACTTCATAATGAGTCTCTTGCCAAGATGCAAATCCGTTTGGGAAATTTTTCATAAATGTAATTTAGATGAGATGATTGTATTTTAGTTTTTTATTAGAATTTTTTTATAAAAGATTATGAATCTATTCATAATATGGATAAATAATAATATGAAATGTTTAATTTGTGAGAAATCATTAGAGGGAAGACAGAAAAAATTTTGTAGTAGTAAATGTAAAAGTATGTTAGCTAATAATAAATTGCAAAATTATCAAGCACAGCAAACAAGGGGCAAGATAAGAAAAAAAAAGTTAATCGAAATGAAAGGAGGCTGTTGTGAAAAATGCGGTTATAATAAAAGTTTAGCAGCATTGTCTTTTCATCATTTGAATCCAAATCTTAAAAAATTTCATTTAGATATTAGAAATCTTTCCAATAGGAAGTGGGAAATGATTATTGAAGAATTTAATGAATGTGAATTGTTGTGTTTTAATTGTCATATGGAATTACATCATGGTTGCGAATGGTAGGGGTGGAGGGATTCGAACCCCCACTCAATCGATTATGCTTACCACTATAGTTTTCACTACCCTTTCGGTTTGTGGTCTGGACTATCCCTTAATCTTCAGCATTACCTGTTAAGACTGAACTATTATAGTCTCTGCACGTCTCTCTTTCGAGATTTCGCTCAAGATTGGCATCAGCATTACCTGTTAAGCGTTCCTTGAATTTAAGTTCTGCTAACTTATTATTTCTAACAAGAAGACCCGTTAAAGTCGACTGCTTTGACCATTAAGCTACACCCCTTTATATAAAATTGAACAGCCTTTTATTGACTTGCTTAGGTCAGATTGCCGATATTATCGGAGTCTGTATTGATTTGTTTCGATGTTGACATCGACAAGATTGCGCTTTTCAAGAGCAAGAATAATGCGCTTGGCGTTCTTATCAAAAGAATGCCATCCATCAATCTTACTGATGAATGCAAACGCTTCTCTTTGATGTTTGCCCATCTTTTTAATGTTTGTTTCCATATTATTGCGTTTTTTGCTGTTATCGGTGAATCATCATCACCGCCGACTAATTTAAGATACCAACAATTTTCACTTTGTCAACATCTTGTCCCATAAGATAATCTAGTTTTTTATTAATTATTCTGAAAACATGCTGTTGTCGTTTTCGTATTCATCGGAAGAAAAAGTCTTTCTTAAAACTATTTCTGTAATATATTTGTCACACAGATGATTGATATAATCATCAAATTCTTTATCATTCAGAAAACCAACAGCCACATGCCCATTGGCAAGCATAACTTTTTCTATTGGTTTTTTATTATACATTATATAAACTTTTTATCAAGCGAATTCTACTTCGATTTCGTGTCCTGTTTCTGATTTGGTTTGTCCATCTAGAACAAGATAGATTGCGGCGTGGTATTTATCTTCATCAATATCATAGAAAAAGTTTAAATCAACAAATTCATTTATTACATGCCACTCATCTTCTTCATGAGCGCGTTTAATTGTATACTGACCTTCTTGTGTGTCAAGAATAAGTTCTTGTTCTTTGACAATAAGTTTCATTTGTTTCTTTATTAGATGTGTTTAAGAACTTTTCCTACCATTCGAATAGCAACGATGAATTTTACCATCATCACCCGTTTTAAATAAAATCCATTCTCCTTTATTATGTTTTTGTTTAAGATAGTCTTTAACCCATTTAGGAAAATCTGTAAAACTATCAGCAGTCTTTATTTTATGTTCAAATGGAGTAGCGATAATACAAACATACCTAGCGGGTTTCATTTGTTTCTGTATTTACGGAGAAGTTGCTCGTCTGTCATGCGGGTAGTCAAGAATGTCTGGTGGAAAGTGACAGGGATGTTGCCATACTCACCATCATCATGGATAAGAGTGTCGCCATTGTAGATATCAAAATCTGCACCCCAATAACTTTCATTAATAACTACTGGTGGGAATCTCTCACCATCAATATTTGAGGTGATATTATGCTCAATGACTACTCGTCTTTTAGGATTAAAAAGATTAAAAATATTAAAAAACATATTATTAGTATTGGTTGTTGTGTTTATCCATGATAGCGTTGAACCTCTCTTGAAATATATTTGAGGAATCATCAAATAGACTAATATCGGGTTTGAGTGAATTGATTGTTACTTGAGTGAGTTCTGAAAGATCCCGAATAGTTGCGAGCAATTGCTCAATTGTTTGTTCCACAGTATCCATATTATTTATTATTAGATTGGTAGGCCGTGATGGAATCGAACCATCGACTAAAAATTAGAAATTTCTTGTTATATCCCCTTAACTAACGGCCCAAAATTATTAGAAGTTTTTAAAGTCGTGATCTGGGAAAATCTCTTTGATTTGTTCATGAAGGAGGCGTTGAAACTGTAGGAACTTATCTGTCAACTCCCAAAGATTATCCTTGCCAAGTTTTTCATAAGCAATATTAACTTCATTGATTAGTTCATGACCACAGGAATCAAGAACAGATTCCATGTCTTCAAAGTTTGGTGCAAGTATTTTCATATATTCTTTCACTTGTGTTAGTTTATTTTAGTTTCTTATTAATCACCAAGATGAAGTATAAAACAATCGTTCTTTATCCCAGTTGGTGTTGTCAATAAGATTAGAAATTTCATCAATTGCTTTTTCAATACGTTCCCAATAGTATTCATCAACATCAGTTGATCCAAAAAAGAAACCAGAAACTGGCATCATTTCAGAAGGATCATTTTCTGATTTTGTATTCAGTAATGTTTCCAGCAAATCAATTAAAACATCTTTGTCTAGTTCATAATGTGCGCAGTTGTCGATTCCTACTTGAACATGTGTGACAAACCAATTATGAAGCGCATTAAATTTGCGCCAATAGGCCACCTGATGAAAGATAGTATAATAGTCTTTAAAAGTATCTGGATATGGTTGATCTAATGGCAAAAACTCTACGATTTTTGGATCGTTTGGATTGGGTTCCCTGTCGAGTTCGTGCAATTCGTCGATGGTGTGTTTGGTCTTTTTGACCTTAAAGATATACATGTCTAGTCCCATGGCTTTATTCTATTTTAGTTTTTTATTAGTATCGAAATTCAGTTTCATCAACTGCATCTTTCATTAGTTGTCGAAACAACACACGCCAAGACCTTTCGTTTAGAATTTCCATTCTTTGTTTATTGATTATTACTTTGCTTTCTTCAAGTTGATCTTTATAAGAAGCTACTTTCTTTTCGAGATATTTGATTCTGTTTTCAGTTTTTTTAGTATCACTCATAAGAAAATGTTTTTACTACTCTGTTTGGATTTTTCATAAGTTTCATAACCATATCTTCTGCGGCTTCCGCTGTCGCCCAAATTCCATAATCAAAATCTGTAATCCAAAAACAAAGAAACTTAAATTGAATTGCATAGTATATTCTAGCAGTTCGATTGTCTATGCGTTCTACAATTCTATATTGTTCACTCATTGTTTTCTAGAGTTCCTTACTTCAGCTGTATTGTACTTTCCACAAGTTCTGTCACATACAGAGATGGATTCTTGCCTGTTTCTAGTTTCGTTTCATACCAATCTTCAGCAACTTCTCGATCATCAAATTCTTGTTCTTTTCGCTCTGAATCAAAAGTCCAAGTGAGAATATACTTTACAACCCTATTGTTTTTAACTTTCGTCATAATTTGCTTCAAGAGTATCAGTATGAACTACATCCTTCATTAGTTTTTGAAAGTTTCTTCGCCATTCTTGTTCATAATACAGAATGTGTTTTGCTTATGTATTTCAGCATTAGCAACCAGTAAATCATCTTTCAAATCGTCTATCTTTCCTTGAAGACGTTTAATTTTTGCTTCGTGTTTTTTATCGTCGTTCATACCTAATTATATCAGTGTTCCTTAATACCAAAGATCATCATCACTAGCTTTATAGATGATATAGCATACTGCAAATGTTGCCAGAGATGCTAAAACTATTATTGCTATCCACATAATGATTATAGCCATACTCATAATTTAATAGTTCATTTTTGGTTGAGGGTCGTTTGTCCAAACAACTTCTTTTCTCTTTTTCTTAGGCTGCATCAACTTATCGATGATTGCCAAAGCTTCTTCTTTAGAATTAAACCAACTTTTATAATTAGCAACATCGTCAATGCCAAATATAAAGGAGTTATTAAGTATGTCAAACCAGAAGCAGAGAACCTTTCTCTCTACATGATAGATCTCTTTGCTATCAACTCCTAACCTCCTTTTAATTATTCGATACGTTGCCATAATTTTAGTCTTTGTCACTATAAGCCTCAGCTAGTTTCTTTGCCGCAAGAGCATACACCTCAAAGAAAGTTTCACGATCTTCTAGTGATAGATCTAACACTCGCTCACCTACAGTCTCTAAGAATGTGTCTTCTTCTTTAGTGCTATAGGTAAGATCAGCAATCACTATAATATTCTCTTTGCCTTCAAAGCAGTTCTTGTGAATGCTACACATATTTTTTCTGACATAATCTCCATCATTCTCCCACCCAAGAACATCAATATATTCTTGCAATTTACCGTATTTACCATTAGGAAAGTACTTAACAATAACCAGTCTATTGTCTACATCCTCTGGAGGTTTACCAATATAGGTCGGAGGTTGTGCGCCAATGTTGTCAATTCTGATCTTCATGATGTGTTTTATATTTTAGTTTTTTATTAATAGATGGTAGCCACGGTCGGGGTCGAACCGACAAGCCGATTAGGGCAACGGATTTTAAGTCCGCAGTGTTTACCAATTTCACCACGTGGCCATTTATTATTGTTTATTCATCCAATCAATTACATCATGCAAACCTTCAGATTTATTACCATCTCCATAACTGCAGAAATGTTTTCCTGTGGTTTTTTTACCATGCCAAGGATGTTGATCGGTTTTGGTGTTTTGCCAAGTATAGATTTGACCATAAGGTTCATTGTCTTTAGAAACATTGATGAATGTTTTGTTGTTTGAACCTTTCAAACGCTTGCTGTAAGTGAGTCGCATGTCAGTATGTTAATCTAGTTTCTAATTAATGCAATAGAATTTTTTATAAACAATTTTCTCTAAACCAAAGTTATTAAGATTTGGAAGTATTGAATTTCTAATAAAGTTTCTTCTGTATTTGGTATCATTGTTTGTAGGATCTTCTACAACAAATTCCCAAAGGTTATTATTATCAATGTAGTCTTTTATATTCGACTTTTTTGTTTTCAAAAAAGGACGAATCATTTTATGATTATTATTATGAAATTTAGTTGCGATTGGAATGGGTGTGTATTCTGGACAACCTTTTAATGTATTCATCAAATATGATTCAACAGCATCATTGAGATGATGACACACAATAATATCTTTGTTTAGACTAGAAAAAAATTTAAGTCTTTCTTTTCTAAGATGATCTTCAATTCCATGTTTGACATTATCATTAAAGTTAGTTCTTTTACCCAAGACTAATTTGATATTATGTTGCGAGCAAAATCTTTCAACAACTCTCTGCATTTTTGCATTTGTTGATTGGAAGTTATGATTGAAGTGACAGGCAGATACTTTATCTTTGTATAACCTTGATAGCAAGTGTAAACATGCTATAGAATCAATTCCTCCACTTACAGCAACACAAAAATCTTCTTTAGGAATTAATGATCTATCAAGTCTAATCATATCAATACATGTTTCCGCTGAACATGTTGCCTTTGGATACATATGTTCCATCAACCTTAGTCAATGTATTACTATTTCCATAAAGACTACGAGAAACAATAACACCTCGACTTGAAGGTTTCTTAAACGATTCTGATCTCCAACTGCTTTTGATTACTTTGATAGGTGCTTTGAATTTGTTTGACATGGCTTTATAATATCTTAGTTTTTTATTAGTTTCCAACCACATTTAGTCTGTAGTTGTCTTCCTTGTTTTAAATGATTGAATGCACCTATAGATAATCCTGTTTTTTTAGACATATCTGTCAAAGATAATTCCAATGTTTCTAAAGTATACACATTAAACCATTTAATTTTATTGAGTTCGTTTTTTGTTAAACTCATTTTATTTTTAGAATCTTCTTTGTGTGTATAAGATGGTCTGACATATCCTTTTTGTTTTTTTATCTGCCAACTTTTTTTAGCCCAAGCACTCCTATTTTCTGTTGTAGCTTTTACCATGTTATTTAAATTTTTATTATTATGCCAATATGTTTTTAAAGATTTTGATATTTTTAATTTAGTTTCTTCTGATGGTATACCACCATTACCACCCTCTGTTAGATTATAACCATTAGGAGAAATAGTATTGTGGTTATTTATATAATAAATTTCTTTATCGCAACACTCTTTAATTGAATTACAAGTTTCTAAAACTTCCCAATCAAAGTTATCAATACCATACTTACGTATTGCTTGTTTAAAAAGATAAAAATAATGTTTATTAGAAGGTGAATTTGCTTTACATAAATGCGCTTTCTTTCTTTCTTCTAAAGTTTTTGTAGTATATCCTATATACTGTTTTCCATTAATTTTATTAGTAACCATATATACAATCATGCTATATTATTTAGCACAAAAATATAAAAAATAATATAGAGGTTGTTTATTTTAAACATCTGATTGTTATAATCTAGTTTTTATTTGATAACAATCACCTCCCTTGCTTGGCATATTTTTTCTTGTAATTTTTTGAATTCTTCAAACGGGAAGATTTCGTTTTGGCATGAATTCCTTTTCTCTTAATTCTGTTGTCGTTTTTTGTTGTTTTAGTTTTCATAAAGTTATTATATCATTAAAGTTTTAATATGCAAATGTTTTTTATTATAAAGGTGGAGCCGATTGTCAGATTCGAACCAACGACCTACTCATTACAAATGAGTTGCACTACCACTGTGCTAAATCGGCTAAAAATGGCTCCAAAGGTTGGGATCGAACCAACGACCTAGAAGTTAACAGCTTCCCGCTCGTTCCACTGAGCTACTTTGGAGTTAAAAATACTTTCTATTGCTGAAGAAGCTTTGGTCTTAAAGACACCACTCGTTTATCCTTCTGTCACTTTTCTGCTAGTAGAGGCTCGTCGGAGATTTCCAATCTGCTTTCCCAACATACTTCGGGCGATAAAGACCACAATAGAAAAAAGAAATTATATATCATCTATTACTTGTAATGGAAAATATCCAGATTTATGATTAAAATTTGGATACATTTTTACCATTATTCTTGTAATTGGCAGTCCGTCTGTTTTTATTTTACCCTTTTCACCATATATTTTTAAATGTTTGTGACAAACTAATAAATCTCTTTTAAAATCACTTAATTTGACCATCTGACCATTTTCAAACTTTACAATTTTTTGACCATCGAGAATTTCACCATACATTTTGTCGTCATATTGATGTATTTCATTAAACTCTGTATTGAATATATACCCATCCCCTGGAATAATAGTGTATATATCATTCTTTTGCATGTTTTCTAGCAGTTTTAATGTCTCATATTGAGACATTTTTTCTTCTAACAGTGGGATAATGTTGGCTGTTCCGTTTGAATTTGTAGTGTAATAATACATTGAGATATTTTTAGGTAAATTCAGATATTTAACATAATTCAAAGCTCTATTTTTATCTATTTTATTTTTATTTTTTGCTATATCTTCAAAGTTTAAGTTTTTAAGATATTCATATTCATGAATAAAACTTATTTTTCTAGCTTTAATATCCATATAACTATTCAAAAGTTTAGGAATATCTGTATTGTAAAATGTATGCATTTTTTCATTTCCTACTATTTTATAAAGATCATGTATACTGCTGTGTTTAATATTACTAACATCTACACTGTATTCATATTCACCAGATCTTGTTTTTGGATATAAAAAAATAAAACGTTCTCCGTGCTCATCATCTACTTCTTCTATATAAATTAATTTGTTTATTTTAGATTCAATATTTTTTAATTTTATATTAATAGTTTTTAATATATTATTTATGCGCTCATCTAAATATTTTTTTCTTTTTTTATATTCTTCGATTTTATTGTCGTCTAAATCATAATCATCTTCTCTAAAATCATCTATTCCGATTAATATAGCCGTTGGTTTTTTATTTAAATGTTGTAATACTATACCTTCATTTGAATTATATTCTTTGGTCTTATATTTTATAGATTTATTATCATACATTAAAGTTATTCCATAACCAGTGAATGATTGATTTGGTAATCTTGAATCTATGCTCACATTGGTTCCTCTGCGCAACCCATTTTTTAAAATAAATTCTAAGTCATCTTCATTACGTAATGTATGTATGATACCATCAATCATTGTTTTTATTTAATAAAGCACAATAGAAAAACATAGAAAATGATTTGCCCATAGCATTTCGGCCTACGACTCATCAAGGGCTGTGACTATCTAGGGAACCGCTCCTAGCAACGTCATACTTTATCGCGCATGAATACGAATTGCGAGGGGAAGGAATTTAACCTTCACTCTAGACTATGGGCCTAGCGATCTCCGTATGATCCCTCTCGCAAAGTGTTTTCCCCACTACCGAATAATTAACCAAGCGGAGCTTTGATCAATTTGAAGAAACACAGTGACTATTTCATCTTGGTAGCGACTCCAAGCCTACTTTAATTTATGTCGGATTACGTTTGTCATCATCGGGTTGCTAACCCGCTCTCTGTCAACTCGCTCATTGTAGTGTCTTTGCCTACAATGGCAGGGAAAAAATGATGGGGTTATTCTCATATCATTATTAAAACCGTGCGCTGTTTAGTATGCATCCATCAAGCGTAGAGGGTATGAGGAGAATAAAGTCGCTAAACTCTGCCCCATTGAAAATTATTAACTGTTTTATGAAAACAGCCACTGCCAATCTTCTGGCATGTCAGAAATATTTAAAACTTTAGCTTTTATTTTAGTTATTTTATTTGTAATTGCTTTTTGAAGTCTGTGATGCCCATCTAAAATTGACTGCTTTCCGTTGTTTTTATTTAAAATTAAAATTGGATAGTCAAGATTAGCTTTTTGAATATTAGCTAATGTTTCGGGATCAGTTTTAGTTTGGTGAAGAGCTAAAGGCTTAAGACTATCAACATTTATTTCTGATATAGGCATATCCTTAGAAAAAGCAAACAAATCACTAATAGTTACTTTAACTAATTTACCGTCATTTGTTGTATCTTCCCAACTAGTCTCTTGCCAATTATCACCGTGCATGCTTTCAATAATCTTACTATATGCTTCACTAAGTAAAATTTGATCTCTGTGTTTCATTATTATATTTATTAGATTGGTGCGGGATATCAGAGTTGAACTGATCTCTCAAGTTTGGAAAACTCACATATTAGCCGATATACGAATCCCGCGAAAATGGTGGGCAGAGTTGGATTCGAACCAACGTACTCGAATGAGAACAGATTTACAGTCTGTCGCCTTTAACCACTCGGCCATCTACCCAATAATAAAATTGGTGGACGCGAGGAGCATCACACTATGGTTTTCACCACCAGATTTCTCTGTTTGTGCGCTGGACTATGCCTTTACCTTAGTATTTTTACTTTAGGTAGGTGATTATAGTCTCTACACCTTCTCATTATCTGAGCTTGGCTCGGCATTGGGACGGATATTATTCCAGACCGTTCACCGAATTTACACCTTACTAACTATTCGTTTCCAAATAGCAGACCCTCATTAAGTTGAACTCCTGTCCTCTATCAACTTACATTAACCTTCAAACATGCTTATATTGTCTCGTTAAGGTGAGACTTTCCTGTTAGGGACGACCGATTTCTCTGCCATCCTCCACCAATGTATTAGACAGAATACATACTGTTTTATTACCTGTTTTGTATCCAAGAGCAGAGCAGGTTTATCTCTTGGCGTATTTGCTTAGGCAGCTAAAGCAAGTTCGCCTTGTGGGGCGAAAACGCGATTAGCAATACCACGCACAGCGTTAACAATTCTGTTGCCGTTTATGTTTTTTTGATCAGCTTTTTAAGAGGCCAACTGATCAACCTCTACATGCTAGTTGAATGCTTATCAATACAGTCGAAACCAGAACGCGCCCGATAAAATTGGTTGCGGGTTTCGGAATTGCACCGAAACTACTTCTGCTTATGAGACAGATCCAGCACTACTACTGGTTGACCCGCGATTGAAAATTATGCCGACTAGAAAGGCGACTATAATATGTTCCCTTACTCACCCGCATACGCAGTTCTGCAAGTCATTTATATTATAGTACAGGGCATGAAGCCCTTTAACCTTAATAGCGGCAAATTGGTACTTGCATGGAGAATCGAACTCCAATTGTACGGATGAAAACCGTAAGTCCTAACCGTTAGACGATGCAAGCTATAAAACTTAAATTTTTTCTGTCAAAGAACTTTGATTATTGATTCGCTTTCGAATCAACCATCAAGACAATCGATTCGATTGAAGTGATGCAAGAATCATAACATATTTATCTTACATGTCAAATTAAATTTTGTCTTTCCATAATAAATACAAAGGCCAAATTAAAAAAAAGAATCCCCATAAAGTCTCATCCATTTTTTTATGATACAAAGAATAAAACAAACCGATTGTGTGAATGACACACATAGCTTTTAAATAAAATGTAACAGCGTCCATGGTTATTTTCCTTTATAGACATAAAAGTCTCCATCAAAAAACCAAACTTTTCTATTTCCAACTTGTTCAAGGATGCATTCACAATTTGCACAAGGTTTTGAAATTGCTGGTTTATCATTGTTGTCGATCCTAACATTAACAAATGTTATATCACTACAATCTTCAACTCCTAATTTAATTAAACAGGAAATTTCAGAATGGATACCTGCTGTATAATTTGAATTAAGATCTTTTGTTGGTTCATACACACCAAATTTATGATGAGGATGAAGCTTATTGTAATTATTATATCCAATGGCAAGCATTTTATTTCCTTTAAAAGCAAACGTGGTGTGAAAACACTTACCAGTTTGTTTTGTAGGTTTTAATGCTCTTGTAATTTCTTCTAATCTTTTGAAATTAATAGCCATTGGGTATTAACTTATAAACATCAAATACCGTGTTGGATGTGTTTCCAGATGTTTCTTTAATCAAATCACACTCACCATATACTTGTACAAGATTTTTAATTCTTTCTTCAAGAATATGTGCGTTGATTTTTTTATCAGAATTTAATTTGCAATGATGAATTGACAAATAACAAGTATCATCATACTCCACCAATTCTGTCAAAGGATGCAAACATTCATAGTCTGATACAAAATCTTTGATGATGTTGTTGATTTCTTCTGGTGTGATTTTCATTATAGTGCTGTATATTCTTCAGTAAATTCAATTCTGACATTTTCCCTTGGAACGTCTTTGAAATAATTCAAAGCTCTAGCTTCAACAGAACGAAACCTATCAAAGATTAATTCACGAGTTGCAGGAACTTTAGGAAGAGTGAATCCTTTCTCAGACAATGCGCGATTAAGAGCGATTTTCATTGCTGTTTCTTTGTCATAATTGTCATGTGGACTGCACAAAGAATAACCATAATAAACTTGATCGTTTTCTTTTACAGCTACCACAACACCACGTGGGTTGTACTTATCATCTCTGATATATTCTTTAATCATTGTTTGCATAAATTCAGTATATAATAGTTTTTTATTAGTTGAGTTAGGGAGTGAGAAGCAATAATCCGACTGTTCTCACTCCCTATCATCATCATTCACAAAATAACAAGAGTCACGCCATCGATTTCGTCCCAGTATTCATTGAGTTCTTGAAGAGCATCCAACACTTCTTGTTTTGATGGATATTCTGGAGAGAAACTATTTTGAATTTGTCTGACACTAACATCATCATATCCTTCATCGCGTTTGTTGTTGAGATATTTTTCAACTCTCTCCACAAAAGCTGTGCGTTCTTTTGCAAAGTTTGGCACGAGATTATCATTACCTTCTCCATCAGTCACCGAAGATTCGATTTCATATTCATAATCAGAAACGACCTCGTATGCTGATACTCGACACTTTTGGCAATTGTAATCAGTTGGAACGCTAACAACATCTTTAGGGTTGACTTTGACTACGACTACTCTCTGTCCGAAAGAACGAGCATAATCAAGAGAACCAACATGCAAACCGAAACTACAATGATTGTTTCTATTGTCATCTACATTGCGGCGTTTGACTTCAATCTTGGAACCAACACCGTTGAAAATCTTACCGTCTGTTGTTGTAATACCTTGAACAACGACAGTTTTAGGATTACCATGAATGCTGTAATAATGTTCTGATACACCTTTGTATGCAAGAAAGCAACCATCATCTGTAATTGGAAGTTCTTTGTATTCAAGAAACTCCATAAGCTCATCAACAGAACTTGAGGCAGGATTATCTTCAAGATTATTCCAGAATTTAGTGAAATGTTCAAGAGGAAGATCATCACGAACAATGCTTTCTACCTTTTGAGATAGTGCTGGAGGCAATGCTTCTCCGTTGTAATAAACTTGATCTTCAATGATTTCAAATCCTTCTACTTTATCAATAGATTCAAGAGTGAAATCAATTGGATACAAAATTTCATTGATAGCATCTTCTTGCTCATCACTTGGAAGAGTGAAAGATTTAATGATTTTTGGATATTTACGATCTGTCTTTTCAACACGAACTGAACCATTGTTGATAAACAAAATAATTGCGGATTGGTTGATGATGTATGTCATAGTATTATTATAGTTTGTTTGTTTGTTTTGTCAATGAGATTGTATTTTAGTTTTTTATTAATCTTTTATCAGAAGGAGTTTACGAAGATCGCGTCTATCCAATGGTGATCCATATCGAGACACACTGTTGTAAATACGACTTCTGGTAGAATTTTCTGCTCTAATGTTTGTCATGATCTTTTTGATCTTTTCAATTTTATCTGGATACCTTTTGAGATGTTTAAGAACAGTTGGGTTGATATTAATTGCATTGCATGTGCATGTCAAATCATATTCAATGCTTCTTTGTTTTTTCTGAAATTCTTCAAGATTTTTAAGTCTGGTGTGTGCGTTTTTGTATTCAGTGGAATCTGGATGCAACCAACCCAAATCATGAAGTTGATCTACCATTTTTTTACTTTTGCTTGATACACAGTAAGGATCATTGTTTGTGTACTCATTATTATGATAAATTGTACGATGAAAAAGGTGATTAATACAATCAATTGTTTCGTGCCAATTTGAATCAGAGATTTCTCCAAACTTATTGTCTACATATTCTTCAAACTCTTCACTGGTAAAAGAACCAAGTTTATTGTAACGACTGAATACGTTATATTTCATCAAAGTTTTATTTTTCTCAAGCTTTGGAAGCTTCATCTTTTTAACATCAATGATCTCAATGTCTGAAGTGTCAACATTACAAGAGTTTGAATCGAGCGGTGATTCATCTTGAATATAAACAAAACCGTGGTAATTTGCAAAACCTGCAAGATGTTTTGCTAGACGCAACTTCCAATTTTTTAAATTTTTAATATTTGGAAGTTTATAAATTGGAAGCTTACCATTAGAGTATTCAAGATTATTTAAATATGCAACTTCATATGCTTTTATACTCATTAATGCCGCATGGGTTTCTGGAATATATTCAGACATGGCATAAGTAAACCAATCATCCTCGAAATACTTTGAAGTTTTGCTTTTGACATATTCACCCAGAGGTTTAGGAACAATTTTACTGATTTGTTCATTCTTAAAAGTTTCGATATGTGACACAATATCGTTGATAACTTTTTGATTGTTTGGTGTATCTTCTATGCTTTCTCTTGAAATTGGAATGCTGAGTTTTCCAATTGGAACATCGACAACATATATGTTTTCATTATTAAAAGTGCAGAATCGAATGGGAATCTTTTTATATACCACACCTCCCATACGAATATAAATGTGATTATAATCATAATCTTGATGAGATTTTTTATATTGATGCATTCCATATTCTCCCAGTTTGACAGAATGAATCGGTGAATCTGGAACTACAGTTTCAGAGTTATCAGAAAGAAACTCAATCTTTGTATCATGGTGTAGATTTTTAACAAATTTGGAAGTTGTATTCCTAAATGAATATGAATCACTGTCTGATACTTCAAAAGAAATTTCAATTCCACTTTCGTTTGTAGGTTCTTCAGAGATCTTAAAAATCTCTCCGATTGGAACACCTTTGTCTCCTCCACCAAGAACGCATGCATACACACTACAAACACCGTTGTAATAAGAGTTGATGTAAAATGTATCGGTATATGAATGTGCCGCTTTTGAACCAATACCAAAACCACCTACATATTCATTGGAATGGTTTTTGGTGCTTTCGAAATACATTCCAAAAATGTTACGAACACCATGTTCATCCAAACCTTTAGCGTAATCTCTAACGCTCCAAGTTTTGGTATTTTTTACTGTTTTGATTGCAACAACAACTGGACGATCAATCTCGTACTTTTTGTGTTCATCAACAGCATTGCAAATATATTCGCGAACGCATGCAAGAATTTTATCATTGTAAATCTTGTCACGCAGGAAGTATGCGGCAATGTCCATGCCTTTGGCAGACATTCCCATGGTGCTTTTTTGAAGCGAGTCTGATGCGATTGTTGGTGATGTTGTAATTCCAATTTTCATAGTTTGTGTTTGATGATGGCACTAGTTTAATCTAGTTTCTTATTAATATGATTTGAAATTTTCAGATAATATTTTGACGATAGATTTGTCTTTTGCTTTAAGTTCAACTTCCCAAATACAATCAAGGTTATTTGAAACCACGTTTGGAATGTGAGAAGCATAATCAGTGTGTGATTTGGTGTTGTTGATACCTTCACTCCAATGCATTACAGGAGTATATGATTTCCATGTGTTTTTAAAATCATTCATATAACAACGATTAGATGGGTTTATTGCATCATGGAGATTGTCAAACACGCAAGGCAACAAGCTACCAAACACATTGAAAACATTTTCTGAATTCCAATAACCATTGTCTTCATTCTCAACAACTAATCGTTTTTGAACACCAACGTCACAACGAGAAAGATTACTCATGAATCTCTGACAGTATTGTTCAATTGTTTCAACTTCTAAGTTTGGATTTTTACTCACATGCAAACACATGGGAGTGTTGTGATCTTGAGAACACCCCATCAAATCAAGAACATAAGATTGGTGATTAAGTTCACAAATAGATTTATCAACAACAGCATCAGTATATGATGATAGCACATTAAATTGATCTGGATGAGAAGATATAGTAATGCCGATTTTTCTAGCGTGATCACCAGCAAGCAATAGCATATTTTTAATTTGCTCAAAATCTGGTAGATCATTGTAATTTAAATCGAGAGTGCTGTCTGTAATTAAAGGAAATAGATTGGATGATACACGATAATGTGATATACCAACAGAAGCACAATGAACAATAATTTGCGCTGTGATTTTAGAATTATGAAGGATGCGAGATGATAATTCTTTGATAGCAATGTGTCTTTGCATACTGACAAATTGCTTTCGTGTCATGGTCTTGAATGCGGTTTTTTTATTTTTATCTTTCAGCAATTCGCTGATGCATACAAGTCCAAGTTTTGGTGTTGCTGTCATGCAACTATGGTAATTTAGTTTTTTATAAATAAAAAAAGCGGGTGTCTAGTTAATAGACACCCGCTTATTAATAACTATCAGAGAGCAATCAGACGATTGTTTCTGAGTTCGCAAGCAAAGTCACGAGTATCAACATTGACCCAGCTGTGGGTGTGTTGATTCTTGCGTTCAAGAACCAATGTTTCTCCTCCAAGCATCATAAAAGATCCATCTGGATTTTGAATGAACTTAGCTGAAAAAATCTTAGGATTCTTTCGTTGGTTGCGATTACGGAGCCATTGCTTGTTTTTTCTTGTCATGTTTGTGTCGGTATTACTCATATTATTATGTCGGTTGTTTGTTGTTTGTTGTTTATTCTGGATCTTGTCCATTTGGTCCATTTTCTAGGAAGTGTTCAACTTCAAGAACACACACCAAAGAGTCTATCTGTTTTTTCAAATTTGTCAATAGCTTTTGTTTTTTTACAACTGATTCGTAGCAAGCTACTTCCATATTCATCACATCATTAAATTGCTGTTCTGTAATTTTTATTTGCTCGTCGATTTCTTCTTCGGTCATGTCGTACTTCATTGTATGTTAGTTTTTTATTAATTTATTTTAACAACTTAATTATTATTTTTTGCTTTTTTTATTATATCATCAATGCCTTGAATGATTTCGACAACATCAGAATTCTCAAATACCAAAAGTTTTGGAACTCCTTTGATTTGATGTTTTTTAAAGAACTCAAAGTCTTCTTCAAATTCTACAGTTTCCAATTCGATGTTATCTTTTTTTAATTTACTTTTCAACATGTGACATGGGCCACATGTTTTTGATGTTGCTAAAACAAGTTTCATTTAATCTATGATATTAAAAATAAATGATATGTCAATCTTTTTTCCAAGTATAAAAAATCTGCCAATCTTCACTCACTGCAAAATGAACTTCATCATCCCAATCCCATTCATGATCATAAATTCCAGTGTCCTTATCGTATTCATCTTTCACACACTCTGGTAGATTTAAAAATGGGGTATCTTCATCGTAATAACAATATTTTGCGATATACTCGTTCAATTGTTGATAATCATCATAGTATTCTGTATCTTCTGGATCACCGATATGTCTTTCAAGAATAGATTCTACAGATTCTTGATATTCATCGAGTTGTAAAACAGCATAATAGTCTGAATAGCACCCGCCACCTTCATAACCATAAGCGGCAATAATGACTTTATCGTCATCTAAAACTTTTTTTGCCATTGCGAGACGGAGAGTATTATCACCCTCGTCAAAATTGCGGGTTTTTTCTCTTACTGCTAAAAATTGTATGTTCATATATTGATTGTATGTTAGTTTTTAATTAGTTAAATCTCAACACATCACGTTGCATCATTATAGCATTTGCCTCTAAACGATACCTTTCAGCAGTCTCTCTCGCTTCATCGCGTTCACGTAATGCTTCTACTCTTTCTACCTTGGCTTGTATCCATGCTTCTTGAGTAATTTTCAAATCGCTTAATGCTTCATCGCGTTGCTCCTGCATACGATGTTCACGTAGCACGGCAGTTTCATAATTGTCAACTGCTTCGTTGCGCTGACGCTCTGCGGCATGAAGCTCTGCAAGGCGGTCGGTTGCCGACATGTCGAAAACGTCTCGACTATCCCGCTTGAGAATTGCGGCGACAATTGAAGCGAGATTGTGACTTGTCTCGTTGCGTTGCTCTGTCACGGCGGCGAGTTCGCGTTCGAGATTTTCTCGCTCAGTTGTTTCTTCGGCGAGTGCTTTCGCTAAGTCGCCAATCATCTCAGGTAGGTTCTCCGCTGTGTGCGTTGGAATGTAGCCGACTGGCATGGCTGACAAGCATTGCTTCAATAGGTTTTGCGCCTCAGCAAGGTTGCGTTCTAATTTGCAACCTTCTCGATAACATTGATCGAGTTGCCAATTCATCCTTGGGGTTGTGGATGTGGGTTGATTGAATGCTGAATCCATTCGTGGAGTATCACTCATCACTCTCTCCTTCCCATTTTCCAATAACTTTTAGATATACTACTGCGCATGCACGGATATATTTCTTAAACTGATTGTCAGTTAAATTATCTTCAGCTTCAACCAATACATTTGCAAGATTAAACAGCAGTCCATTCTGTGGGTGTTTTATCCATCTCCTACTAGAGTCCCAATCTTTAGCTTCCTCTGGATTACAATCCCAGCCGCAATGTTCAGCAATAATTATTTTCAGTTGTTCGTCAGTCATAATTTATGGATAGTATGAACCGTGTTCTGATTTTGGCCAGACAACCTCTGGACCTTTTCTGTTAATTTTTAGAACTTCTTCAATCTCTTGATAAACTTCGAGAGCCTCTTCAAAGGTATCCCAACTCAACCCCCTGCCATAAAACTCAGAATCGATATCATACGGTACAATATCGTGCCACCCGAATAACCATTTTCTTTGAATGTAATACTTCGCTTTAGCTAGGCGAGAGTTTCTATGACGAGATTCCTTTACGATTCTGAATTTTGGCATATGTTTTGTTTATTGTATCAAGACTCTTTTTTCTTACGAGCGGGTTTTTTCTTTGCTGGTTCTGTGGATGTTTTAGATTTACGAGCGGCTTTTTTCTTTGCTGGTTCTTCGGGCGTTTTAGCTTTACGAGTACGCTTAGGCTTACTTGTTTTATTTTCCATCTTCTCTTCTTTATAAGTCACATCATAGTCGATGATGCTATCGGCTTCACATCCCTCCGAGTAATCTTTAGGATTGTAAAAATAACAAACAAACGCTCTTATTGCAACAAACAGTATTGAAAAAATAACTGATGTCCATATGCCGATTTCGATTATATTAGTTAATGTATTCATATTTTTTGTAATTAGATTTCGTCTTTTAGTCTACCACTTTGTTTCATCCAAATCATAAGATCAATTTGCGCCACACTCATATGTGGGAAATTATGTTTTGCAAGAAACAAAAATTGTTTTTCTAGTTGTTGATAAAGTTTTTGATTTTGAGGTGTACTTTCTGGAGCGTCATCGACACCGTTATCACGCATCCAAGCAAGAATATGAGTATCAAGTACGGCACACTCACAATTCTGTCTAGTATGCAACAAAAAGAAACGAGCAGTTTTCGGTCCAACACCACGAATTTGTAAAAGATCTTCCAAAGAGCAATTGCGCAAATCAAGATTAAGAGAATCCAAAATAGCTTTGGTGAGTCTGTTATACTGACCGATACGAGAAGCAACAAGAGCATTGTGAATGCCGACTTCACCAAGGTTTTGTAGGTATTCAAATGGAAGGACATCTTTGTTTAAAAGTCGAGCGAGACATTTACTAGCGTAGTCGCTATTCTTTCCAGCAACAAACATGCTGAAAAGCCAAAACGATTGCAGTTCATAATCGTTACGATTGAAGTTGGTGATTTGAGTTGGGGTTATTGCTTGCATGCCCTTATACTAAATTAGTTTTTTATTAATTCTTTTTTAGAGTTTTTATAAACAAATATACCACAATGCAAAACAAAACCAATTTTATTATCTTATTGTTCTTCTGGTTGTTCTGCAGAAGATCCTTCAGAGTTTGGTTGCTCTGTAGTAAATTCTTCAACGTTTCCTTGAATTCCAAAAGATACTGTAATGTTTCCTTGTTCATCTTGATTTACTATTTTTTGATGTTGCAAACTTAACAAATCTTTTGAAAATGTTTTATCAATTTGCCATAATTGTTTGGCTGCCCAATTTAAATGTGGCGATGCCATCAACACGACTACAGAACCAAGTTCTGATGTTGTTAAGTTTTCTTCGACTATTGATACTGGGATTTCAATTACTTTTTCTTTTTTCATTATTTCGATTCTAATTGTTTGACTAATTCTTTTAGAAAAGTTTCATCTTTTATTGAATTCACTTTCCATACTGATTCTGATCCTCTGCCATATTTGCATAATTTATTTTCTGCAACCAACTCTCTCAATATATTATTAGCAGTTTGTGTGCTAATGTCAAGTTCTTCAGATACACGCGCAACAGTAATCAAAGGTGGTTCTACCATATTAATGATATGATTCTTCCTTGTTTGTGATATTGAAACTTTTGAGGTTTTTACTTTTTCCTCTGGTTCATACGCTCCCAAAAATGTATATCCAGATGATTCCATGATTGCTTTGTATTGTGCTGTTGGTCCGAATCTATTCTTGTAAACATTGATTATTCTATAATCTTTACCAAGTTCTTCGTCTTTGTCAATTTTCAAATTAACATCAACAGCATATGGTAAAGTAGTTCCGCCTTTCAGTTCTCCGCTTGTTGTCATTTGAACAATGAAAAGCAAAGCGCAATCGTATACTTTAGCTTTTTTAATCAATGTATTGACAAAATATTGAACCTTTTGTCTTGAATTCAAATCATTATCGGTTGTTAAACATTGAAAGCTATCAATCACCAAGAAATCCATATTCTTCATATGCTGTACGATTTCATCTACATTTGTGATTGTGGCAATTTTTAAATTTTTAACATTCAAACGCTTCGCATTGTATGCGATTTGTCTAATATCTTCTTCTCCAGATGTATAACCAACCTTGTATCCCTTGGTTGTTAACTTTTCTGAAAGAATTAAAGAAAATACACTTTTACCAGTTCCTGGTTTTGCTATTAAAGTCATCGTAGATCCTGGCAATATACCATCTCCGAATATAGAATCTAATTCATCATCGCCTGTTTTAATTCTATTAAAGTAACTACTTGGAATGGATACATCTCCAATACGAGTAAATTCAACATGTTCGTGATTTAATAACATGACGTTAGATTACTCTAGTTTTTTATTAATGAATCTTTATTCGAAATTCTTAATGAACCAATCAGAAATTTCCCAATGGAAGTCTTTTTCATTTTTGATAGATCCAGCCCTTACATAAATGTAACTTTCGGGATGTTCCCCATCGTAATCGCTCCAAACTTCAATAACATCATCATCATTCATGATGAAATAATAATTGTTGATTTCCGCTTCGTATTTACCTTTGCTCATAGTCTTGTTATTACTTGTTTAACTGCATTTTTAAATTTATATGTTGCTACATTATTAGGCACATTTTTCCAATTTGTGATTATCTCTGCAAAAAATTCATCGGGATTACTTACAGAATAAGCAGATGGCCATTTCATAAGTTTGGCTATCTTTTCTCTTTGTAATTTGTAATCTTCTTTTTTAGAATCTTGCAATCTATATGTTTTTTTCTTTTTAATTCTTCTATGGTATTCGTCTAACATATCCACATACGCTTTTAATAATATTGGATATGATTGTTTTGGAATTAAATCAGCAATAAAGTGAGCATATTCATGCAACAAAAAATCTGGTCTATTGGTATAGTGTTGATCTAAATAAATCACTCCTCTGGAATAATAAGCAGGTACAATGTCTTTCGGATCATATGATATATTTTCGTTTTTTATATCTGTAATTACGATCTTTGGTCTTTTTAATGGTAAAATACCATAAACTTTTTTTAAAAATTCAGGAACTGTAACTTTTAATTGATCTATTACTCTTATTCTACTTGGAGTATTAAGAAATTTTTCATCTTTTTTGATATTGATTTCAATACCTTGATGACTTAATTCATCAACGCCACGTATGACAAATTTAATATAGTTTCTTTTTGATACCGTTGGTTTTAATATACGCTCTCTTAATTTTTCTTCGGTTTGTTTTAAAAATCTATCAGCAGATTCTGGATTTCTTAATTTTAATAATTTATAAGTATCTTGAACTTTTTGCTGTTTTAATTTTTTAGAAAGTTCTCTCTTAAACACAGATTGTTTTGAAAGAGTTTTAAGCTCTTTCAATTCCTGCTTTCTAAGAGGGTTTTTTTCTCTTTTTTCAAAGAAAATATCGAAACTGTCCACTGTAATATTTAACTTGCTACGATAGTTTTTCCAAGGGTGGATACATGAGCCATTCCATTATCAACTCTGACTTGTTCAACCGAATAAGGTTGAATGCCATTACATTCATCTAATCCAACAATACTAAAGCCATTCTGCCAATTAGGAGCAGATGCATAGACAGGCTTAAGATCACATGCACAAGCGTTCTCCCAAGCATAAACCTGTGTATCTGGACGCTTACCAATACCAGGAATTCTTTGCGCTGTAGCGCCAAATCTATGGGTATGGTTATGCATCAATGAGATGTTAAACTTATCAAGCATACCTCTAGCTGAATATCCACCATTCTTACGAACAACATCACCATGCATGATAACAAAGTCATCAGTCAAATTAACATAATCTACCAGATTTACATGTTTATTATATTCACCTAAAAATATTTCTTCATATGAGAGTCTTTCTCTAATTTCTGGTAAACATCCAAGTTCACCGATTCTTTCAGATAGATAGCGCCACCAACGACCATTAACATCGTTACCGCTATGATTAGCATTTACTTCATAAATTGTAGTATCTTCTGGTGATAAACTTATAAGTTCCTTTAAGAAAGATTGATACGCTACTCTTTCATCAAGCAATGAATATTGATGACGAATGTCTTTTGAATAACGAGACACTGCAAAAAGATCAAGAGTGTCGCCATTTAAAACAATAGTTTTCGGTCTTAATTCTGCGACTACTTCAAAAAACACATCAAGTGTTTTTGGGCAGTGTTTTGGAAAATGCATATCTCCAATAACCAATGCATAATTTTCAGATGACTTACTGTATGCTGTGGATTGTGGAACTGTTACATTGATGGGAGCTAATTGTTCCAAGAAAGAAAATACCTCATCTTCTGTCTTTTTAAATCTTGTTGGTTTTTCTCTTTGAAGATTCTCATTTATATGTCCTTGAACTTCATTATCACTACCTGACTCGAAATTGAAAAAGTCGGTATCATAATTTGATTGAGATTGTTTTTCATAAGCTTTGACCCAATCAAAAGCTGTTGAACGAGGAACGCCAAAGGTTCTTTGAATTTCATTAAATGACATTCCGTCTCGTTTGGCTTGGATTACTTGTTGTTTTATATTCATGCTTGTTGTTTGTTAAAAAATTCTTTAAATGATTGTTTAAATTTATTTATATCTTCTTGAGTAGCAGTTTCTAATTCTCTTTCTGCTTCTTCATATGTATCATGATTTGAAACAAAGTCAACTTTACCATTTCCAACATTATAAAGAATGTCATAGGTATTATCATCAGATCGTCTAACAATTCTAAATCTACTTTTTCGAGGAATCATATGAATTATTTATTGAGGTGACATCAACATACTTTAATCCAAATCCGCAATCGTCTACGAGATAGTTTATTGCTTTGTAAGCATCGGTTGGAAAAAATCCAATTTTTGGGTAGAGTACATACAGGTCATTTGAAACATTTATGTTATGTTCCTTTAGTAAAGTTATAGCTTCTTCTTTGTTTTTGAAGTTCACTTATCTGACTATTTAACCAATATAATTTGATATTAGTTAAGCCATGTGAATCTTTTTTTAAAATTCAGTTTTCCAATTAAGTTTAGAAGATTTGCAAGAAATATTAATATCATCACGATCTTCAAGATCACTGATGTCATATTCTATCTCATCAAGCCATTCATTATATTCACAAGTTTCGAATACTTCTTTTATAATAGTTTCATCAAAAGTTTGATGGAAAAGTATTGTTTTGAATGTTTCAATCCAATCTTCAATATTGGCATCTGGACCGAGTGTCAAATGAATGGTTTTATCTGGACGAAATCCACCTTCGATAGTTATTTTAATTGGTTCTGTTTTCATATAATTCATAATATTAAAATTTCCAAGCTTGTATTGTATGTTTAAATGGTTCACCTTCAATATTTTTTACAAGTTCAAGCATCTTCTCAGCAATCTCTCTAATTTCTTTTTGTGCATGCTCAGAGTTACGAAGCTTCAAAAAGTTTGCAAAACTTCTCATATTAAATTGTACATCAGCTTGAATTTGAGAATTGTAAGTTTTAAAAAATCGTGCGCTTTCTTTTGCACGTTTACGACCAAGAATGGGTGTAAGTTCCTCTAGACACTGATGATAATACTTATTGCCCATTTTTGTATACTCTTCAAGAACTCCTGCCCAACTATAAACAGATATAGATTCATGTGAATTGCCAGCACAACCATCTTCATCTGCATTGTCTAATGCAATCCAATCAGTAGGAATGTAATACTTATCATCATTCAATTCTTTGTATCGGGCTGATTCAGCATTAATACTAGCAATGCGATGCTTGAGCAGGTGAATATGAGCGCTAACATCGGTATCAACAAGAAAATGCACACTACCTTTTTCAAAGGGTGTTTCGTGACCGTTAGACCAGAGCATGTCGATGAGTTTAGGAATGCGCGATTTCTTTTCATCATTTAATTCTCTTGATGTGCTTGTCCATGCACTACATGCAATAATTTCGTCTGAACCATAATGTCCAATTAGTTCTACTTTATTTATCATAATATTAGTAATCTTTTTTGTATTCAAGATTTTGAATTTCTGCTAAATGATCAACGAGATTTGCTAATTCTTGGTCATTTAGAATAGTCATATCAGTGTAAGGTTTTCCTCTTAAAGTCATCCACGCTTGTTTGATTCTGAAAAGAAAACCAATAGAAATATCATATTGAAAATGAGCGAACTCTGTTCCAAAATCTGGATCATGACTCACATAAAGTCCCCCATGTCCGCAATCGCATTTAAAAAATTTACCATTCATATGTGTTTTTATATTCTAGTTTTTTATTTGTCATCGTCGTATTTTTCAAAAATAATAAGAGCGGCAATTGCAAAAATAATCATTGAAACGCTGTATAAAATAATTGATATTTCACTCATCATAATCGTATCCTATTTTATGAGTCTCGATCCAGCGATAATTTCTTTTATCACCTACACGCTCAATAGTCATATGACCATTTTCATATGCTTCACGATGTGTTTCATTAACACCCATCCAAAAACCAGCAATCATACACAAAGCTGTATGAATGACCAATAAAATTACAACGATAATATTCATAATTTAAGAATTCATTACCTTCAATAAATCTCTTCTATTTTCAACAGAAAATTCTTCATCACCAATCTTTACTTGCATTCCTCTTTCTCCCATATCATTATCATAAATATACCACATAATCCAACCATCTGGATCAACAATATCTACTGTATCTTCAAATGCTTTCCAAACTGTATTGTAAAATGAACCATTAATATCCATAAACCCCGCATCATGTGCTTTGTCCATTACTTTTTTCAAAGCAATATATGAATCTAAAATTTTATTTAGTTCTTCAATAGTAAGTTGTTTGTTCATCTTATTTCTTTGATTTCTAGTTCGTCTAATATTGTACTCACACATCCATCAAAGTCAACTACAGAATACTGATGAAAATGACCGCAATAGTGACGAGATGCTCCACAAAGTTTGATTAACACATCATGATCTTTGCGTTCTTGTAAACACTCATCCCAAAGTGTTTCATCACGATCACACCAACTAGAAATTCCATCTTTGTCAAATGAACCACTCCATGTAGGTGCGCTATGTGTTACAAGTATATCACAACGCTTTATTTTAGAATGATCTAAAACAAACTTTTCATCTTTCCAGTATGAGATACCTTCTGTTCGCATACGACGATCAACGCTAACTGCCCCACCAACAAAACCAAACTTTTTGTCGTTTAGCGTTAGATAAGTATAATCGGACAATAGTTTAAAATTACTCATGCTTACTCTTCCATCAAAATAAGATGGATCATCATGATTGCCACGAATGCCAATAAAGTCAATGCCCTTGCCACCAAAAAAACTATTGATATAGTCAAACTGACGAGATTGTTGTTTGTCAAGTTTAAATCCAATACCCAAATCGCCCACACCAATCAGTGTGAAGTTACGAATTTCTGATGCTTTAATTTTTAAGAAAAGCTGATCCCATTTGCCATGGATGTCTCCTACTATATAAATTGGTTTGTTCATAATTGACTGCATATTTTCTCGTGTCTTTTTTTAAGTTTGTCGTTATAGTTATTAGGATCTAAGTAAAAATCTAATGAATGCAATTGTGTTGATGAAAGTTTTCTAAGAGCTGGAGAGTATGGAGATTTACTATTTTTAGTCCATGATCTTAATTTTTCAACAGTATGATAAAAGAATAGATAGCAGTTTGCGCCTCGTGTGTAGTTATCGACATCAATATCAAGTTTATATTTTTTGATAGTTTGAAGTGCAATACACTCACAATGCCATTCCAATTCTATAGCATCCTTTACTGCCTGAGATACTATCTTTTTAGAGTATCTCTTACCATCAAGCCAGTTGAACAAAATGTCACATCCTTTCACTTTTGAATTAAAGAATTTACGATGATGTTTCCATTGTAAGTAATGAGAATATTCATGCACAAATATTTCAAATGCACAGTCGCGTTTCATTGCGACTACAAATTCTTTTTGATCTTTATTATCATCAAACCAACCACCATATTTACCATCTATAGCTCTTGTCATAATAAGCTTTATTGAAAAGCCGTCATCGAGCAATTCATTTACTGCTTTTGCTATAAAGGTATTTTTATCCATATTCTAAGAATGGTTTTATTCTTGTATATTACTTAAATATTCTGCGTAATAGACCCTATTATAATTACGTTTTCTAGAGTTTTCTGTTTCTTGTGCAATTTTTAGTGGTTCAGTAATATACTCACGTACTCTAAAACTTCCAACATTATCATAGGTCCATAGCATATTTTTTCCAATTGGATACATATACGCTACTACCGCATGACCATAATCCTTTCCATCAATATTACTCTTATAACGATAAAGAAGAACCTCACTCCATTTTACTTTTTTACCAAGTGATTCTTTAAATGTGATAGCAGTTGGCAAGCATGAATTTGGCATTGATTGCATCACTTTCCATTCTGGGTTTTGAGGAGTACGTGTAAATATTTCGCATGAAGCTAATAAACAAGTGAAAGTAATTATTAATATTGTTTTCATAATTTTATATATCTATATATCTTCTTTACACGGTTTATAACCTGCTTTCTGCGCTTCCTCATCACACAATGTAGTATACCACGATCCGCGCTTGCATAGTTGTCCACACTTTCCAGTATATTGGCAAGTAAGTGAAGAAAGATGTTCGGCATAACGAACCATACCTTTTACAACATCATTGCCACCATCATAATAGACACGTAGAGTGCCAAACTTTTCTTTGTATTGAGCAATCGTTACAGAAGGTGGAGAGACTCCAATATAAAGATCTAGACGATTAAAAAGAATTTTATCAATTGTACTTACAATATTACGAATACGTGCAGCAAAAGTTTTGTTAATTTTCTCTCTCTCTTCATTACTTGGAGAAGCAAACTTTGCACCTTTGGGCAGTCGCTTTTCAAAATCTCTATATGGATTGAACTTTCTATAAATTGGATCTCTTACATATTTCCAATATAGTTGACGAAACTTTAGACGAAGCCTTTGCTTAGGATTAATTTCAGTATGCTTATGGTGCGACACATAGTCATCAATACACCCAAACAATGAATCGACAATGCTCATCCATCCAATTGGACAATCATTCCAACAACGTTGACTTTGTGGCAATAACTCTCCATTCTCATTAGTTGGAAACAAACGAGGATATTTTTTAAAGAGATACTCTTCAAATATATCACCATCCTCTATTTCACTTAGAATATGTTCTTTTAATTCTTCTACTGATTTATATTTCATATTTGTATGTTTATCACATGGACCGTCATTATAGCCATGACTTGCTAAAGCATCGCACTCTAGACAACTTTGGATGTTCATGTCCACATTTTTTGATAGTGTTTAACGATAGTGTTCATAGCCCACATATCTTTTTCTTCAATTAGCGCTTCAAGACGACGAACCTCAGCATATGCTTCTTTATATGGCATACCATAAAGCTCTTCACAACTTCTCATTGTGCAATTGCCATTTTCCTCTTTAATGAAAAGATCATTGATTGCTTTTGAACTTGGTGTTGGATATGAAACTTCAAGATGTAGTTCAAGTCCTGGTCGCTCGGTTTTAATATAATTATAAACCTCACGAAGTTCATTATCAGTATTTTTAACACTATCAACATACTCTTGTGAGATATATCCCTTTTCAAGATCTTCAGTCCAATCAGTATGATCTTGAAGACCTTTTTCGTCTTCTACATAGTGTATTAGACAAGCAAAAAGCAAGTGTGGAATAAGCGTTACCTTGTCACACCATGTATTTGGAATAGTTTTTGTCAACCACTTTTGACGTGGATTAAAAAATGCAGATATTCTGTATCTCACATCCCACCAAAAAAAGCTGTTAAACAGCAATGATGGGTGTTTAAAGACTCTCAAAACGTTAGTTGTATATGTATCCATTATCATATTAGTATTCTTCTTTCCAAGTATCGTGTAGATTATATCTCAGCATACGATGAGATGCAAGTAAAAAATTAATTGGATCTTGTACACCAATGTTTCCATTATTACATTCTTCTACAATATATGCCGTTACCGCTTCTTCTAGTGCAAAGAGACGATGCGCTTCATTAACATAACGAGTAATTTTATCTGGCAATGCTGAATAAGAAAGATCTTCACCAGCGATTGGCACTCGCTCATAGATATCAAACAGCAGTTGACGCACTTCTGCTTCAGTGAGGTCAGATACAAATTCAATTGTAGTTTTCATCTCTAAATAGTCTATCAATCTTTTCTAAATTGTCAACTATAGAATCTTGTGACATTGTAATGTTTCGTGCAATATACATGCGATTACAGATATCTTTTAGAATCATAAGTTGAGTCAAAGAATCATATTTGTCGATTCTTTTTAAATCTTTTTTATCGGGTACAGTTGTCATAATCATATTTTATCAGAGTTCCATTTCTCAATTGTTTTTAGAAATGCTTCAGCACGTTGGCGCGAGGTTGCGTGACATACAGAAAATCTACATGGTAGAGGATTTTCTAATCCGTCATTATTTTTAAATGTCACATCACAAAGCTCATCCTCAAAAAGTTCAGCTTGCTCAAAATCTAATGTTGCCTCCGCTTCATGCATTGCATTGAGGTCATTGCAATAGTCAGGGATTTCTTCATCAAATGTATGGTGTTTATATCCAACCACCACCCTTATAGTACCTTCGGTTACACCTATTGTCACATTTTTGTATCCACACGCTTCTGCAATTGCGATGTTGATTTGTTCGTCTGTCATAATCATATTTTATCTGAGTTCCATTTCTTAATTGTTTTTAGAAATGCTTCAGCACGTTGGGCTGCGGTTGCACAAAAAAGATCAGGATACATTCCAGCTTCGGGACTCTCGATGTAACACATTTCCATACTTGTTTTAGGTAAGGTAATCCTATCGAGTTTATTTCCGTAGTTGTAAAGTTGTTCTTTTGTCAGCATCTTCTCCGCTTCGTGCATTGCGTTGAGGTCATTGAGGTAGTTGGGGAACTCTGGCTCCTTTGACCACCAGAAGGAGCCGTCTGGAGCATGAGTTTCGTTTTTCTCGTATTTCCATCCACACGCTTTCGCAATTGATATGTTGATTTGTTCGTTTGTCATAATCATATTTTATTGTTTTTTCCAAACCCAACGCTTTGGTTTCTTTGATTCCAAATACGCTTCACGATCTCTGTCAGCTTGGCAACCTTGTGGTCCTCTGCAAGCACTTCTCAAAACTCCGTATTTTAAACACGAGCATTCATAAGTGACTTTAGGTTTTTTATTCATATTTTATTAGAGTTCAATTACTGATAATCATTTAACCAAAAGAAGTCATAATCTCGATCATTGCGAATTACCACAAACTCTGAAGCGCCTCGTTCGTATACTGAGGCAATTGACTTCTTGATATACTCCAATGACTCGTCAAATGCCATTTCATGCAATTTATGATTGCAATCTCTGTATTCAATAATTGTATCCGAATCATTCATAATCATATTTTACTTTTGTTCCTTCCATTGCCATTCTACTGATCCGCTGTTATCGACTTTCCATTCTGCATAGCCACGTTCTATAGCTTGTTTTTTGAGCGTGTCTCTTTGCCACAATGCAGCAAATGCTAGAATAATTGCACAAAAAAACATTACAGCTAAAAATATAAAAGGTCTTGTATCACTCATATTACCAGTGTCGTATTGTATTTGCCATAATGAAAAAGCAGGTAATCAAATTCACAATCCAAAAAATTGTTCTTACTATTGCAGCGGCATCAGACTCACGATCATTGTCGCTAATCTTTGATCCCATTGCTTTAGCCCATATTCTCCATAACTTCATATCAGCAAAGATTTCTCAATCCGTCTTGTTTAATTTCTTTTAATTCTTGCAACAGTTGCTGTGCTTTTTTTTCTAATGCTTCACGACAATAGTTGTATGTGCCGTCTGGTCGTTTACCATTCGACACAAGCGCAACAAACTCACGGAGTTTCATAGTTTCAAGCATATGGTAAATTTCAAGTGGACTTAGGTTGTTCATATCATCATTATACCAAAGTTCCTTCAAATGTAAATACTTAAATGTATCTTAATTTAAATTCACCATCGGAATAAATTTCCACATAAGAACATTGATGGTCGCAAAAAGATCCAGAGTTTATGTAAACGCATGTTTCAAATTGTTTTATTTCAGCATGATGTGTATGACCAGCAAGCAAGACATGATATTTCTTTCCATGTTTGTCTGCAAATTTTCGAGATACAATATCTTTGGCATCAATCCAAGATTTACTCAATCGTTTTAAAAACCTTGATGTTTTGTGAGATCTATCACATTTTTGAATCCAATAATAGAGTCCAGTAAAAAACCATGTTAAAAATGGTCGGTGTTTAATCCAGTAATCATACTTGTCACCATGTTCAAAAAAGAATCTTTTGTTATTGATTGTAGTCGCGTAATTTTCGAGAAGCTCCATTCCAGTAATCGCACTTAAAAATTCAGCATTGCTGTCATGATTCCCCTTGACAAGAACTACGTTATGACTCTTTGAAAGTTTGCGTATTTTTCCAAGAATTTTCCAGTCACGTTTATCATAACGTTTAAATGAATAGTTATCAAACAAATCGCCATTAATTATAAGTGTATTAAATTTTAAGTTTAGCACCCGTAAGACTTTTTCTTTTTGACTTACATCAGTACCTAAATGAATATCACTTATAACTAAAACTTCGATCATAGTTCCCAATATCTCCTGTGTACACTATCACCACACTGCTCGCAGTCATGCTCGTCAGTTTCCCAATTGTCTGGTTGAAAGCATTGAATCAAATCGTCGAGACTTACAGTGTGTTGTTTTAATTCTTTTTTAAACTGCTCACAAAGATAGTCTACAAACTCGTCAGTTTCTTCATCGGTAAGACAGGTTGGTTCATACTCACCACCAACAACTTTGTCATTGATTTCAGTACAGAATGTCGTACATCCTTCGCTAATTGTAATTTTATATTTCATTTGTCCCAAGAATAGCCAAAAAAGTTATGAATTGAAAACCAACCATATTTCAGTTTGGTTTGACGATGATAATCATTATAAGAAATCTTTGGTAAAAAATTATCTCTTTCTAATTGTAAATGCCAATAAATAAATCGAATGTTAATTAGTGTGTTGTCCATATTTTATATTTCATTTTAATAATTCTGGATTTTCAAAAATATTTCCAACTACTTCAATATCATCCTCCCCCCAAATTCCCCGAATATCATTTTTATTAATCCAAGTTAAAAAACACCCTTCATCAAAAATCACTTTGCCGACAAAGTTTTCATTTTCGTATTGGTCAGATGTCGCTTTTACAATATCTCCCTCATAAATCTCATCACCGTTTTTATCTTTGAGTCCAGTGTATTGTTGAGGAGTTATATCATCGAATGGAGCAATATCAACATAATTGCATTCCCCCTGACAATCATATGTCACCATATCATCTATAAAATTGATTGCTTTTAAATAGACAAATCTTTTTTCTTTTTTGTGCCAATAGCGAAATTTAATTTCTCTGCTCATAGTCTCGCTTTGATAAACTCTACAACATCTTCAAAGAAATATTCGTCATCATCATTCAAGCCATAATACTCTCTTGTTTGATAGTAGTTTTTAGTGACGATGCCCATCATGTCCATCTTGTTGTAATTATAGCGAGGTGGAAGATTATCAATCAATACATTGTCTTTGTCTGCGATAGGCATTGGAAGTGTGCCTTCGCCACCATAACCATGTGAAATGCTATACTGCTGAATGTCTTCGCGTGTGTAGATGTGATCGTTATCTAAACCAAACTCACCAAGTCGATTTAATTCGTGAGCATAGTCACGAGTAGCGCTTGTAAGAATATAAACGTTTTCTTTGCCTACGACACTGTTGTAGTATTCAAAGAGTCGCTTTGCGCACGGACGAATCATCGTACGATAGGTATGCATGTCTTCACTGAGTATAAACTCAACATACTCGCTAGGCGGCACGCTGTTTGCATATGTATGCAAGATACACTCATCTAAATCTTGGAATATTCTTTTAATCATAAATTAATCATCTAAAAATAAGTTATAGTTCGTAATCTCTAATCAAAAATGCTGGAGTTCTTTCCCCGACATAAGCACCTAATTGATTGAATTCATAATACTCAACAGCCTCTTCATAAGACATACCACCTTTTTGAAGTTTTTCAAGAACTAATTCTCTATCATATAGAATATAGGACTCTCCCCCAAATCTTTCAACAACTCCAATGATACAATCGTCGTATCCATCCATCTTGAGTAAATCTTCGTCCATTATTGGTCTTCTATTTTTTTGATAATAGCTTCAGTTCCTTGAATCATATCCACAACCTTATCATCTTCCATAACAAAAAGACGAGGAATTGATTTCACATTATTATCTTTAAAAAATTTAATGTCAACATCAGCATCTTTTATTTCAACTTTATCAAATAAATTTTTAGCTTTTAATTGAGATTTGATCATTTGGCACGGTCCGCACCATCCTGCACTTGCTAATATTAATTTACTCATTTGCTTTTTCTTTCTAAAAATAAAATCATAGTTTTCTCTTCCTTCTTTTGTCAGAGATTTTGATTTAATTTCATCTCCAGTAATTGGATTGGTTGTTGCCATAATTATTCAAAAATTTCTCTTCTTACCTTGGTTGTATATTCATCTTCAGAAGAGCAATTAAACACATAATCATAAAGCCAATCATTATCCCAACCAATCTCATCAGTCAACTCGGAATAAATAAGTTCTTGCGCTTCTTGAAGCTTAATTACCGCTTCTCTCGCTGCTTCTACTTTCGTCTGTTGTTCTTTGTTTAACTTCTTCATATCTTTCTTTTGATTGATTGTATGCAAGTGCAAGGTTTAATTTTTGTATTGTTTTTGGATTACACGGAAATGTTTTACCACGAAAGGTATATAGTTTTTCTTCTTCAGCTTTCATACCATCTATCTATTTTTTCTCTGTATTCTTTAATTAAAATTCTAATGTTGCTTAGAGCATGACCAAGATCATTTTCATCCATAATAGTCTCAGCAAGTTTACACTCACGATCAATATTGTCAATAAGCTTTTGTTCAACTGTTGGATATTTTTTACGATTCTCTCTGAACTGCACTTCCATTTCTTTGCGTTGAGCTGCGACCTTTGCTTTACTTTCTGCAAGTTCTTCATCGGTTAATTTTTGCGGCTCTTCATGTTTAACTAACTCGATATCACCAACCAACTTACCATCTTTAAAAAGTGCAGAATATTCTATCCATCCACGGACGAACCTCATCCACTCATCGCTATTTCCAGCATGATCATCGAGTTCATGATATTCTGGATGACTATAGCTTTCATAGAAGTGAATGTTTCCGCTAAAACATTCTTTCTCATACCACTCTGCTTCGACTACAAAGTGACCCATCGCAGCTATCTTTTCACTAAACGGTGCATCGTCTGCAACCTTTTTACCCTCTTCCCAACGACCTTCAACCTGCTTAAACCATAATTGGCCATTCCCATCAATCCTGTAAGTTGACATTGCTTGGTTTGGTGTGTCCTTTGTTTGAAAGGCAATATCACTCACTTTATCTCCCCAAAGAGAGATAACTGCATCTGGCAACTCTGGTAGAGTTGTTCCTACTCTTATATAATCGTACATTCCCATAATTTTTATTTTGTTAGTGATTGCGCTACAATTAAGCCTAAGTTGGATATAGCATATCCTCCCCACACTACTGCCCATGCATAATTTTGTTTATATGCATGAGCAATGCATACACAAGTATATAGTATAAAAGCTAAAAATACAACTATATTTTCAAATGTTAACTGCATATATGTTTAAATTGTGTGTTATAAGTCAAGTTCTGCTTGACCTGTTGTGCATATCTTAATCTAGTTTTTTATTAGTGAATTTTTTCTTATAAAACTCAACAGTTTCTTTTAAAGCATCGTCAAATTTTTTAAATTCTGATTTGTATGTCATTTTTTCTGATGCTATTGCGTATCTAAAATCATGTCCTTTACGATCTTCGACAAATTCAATTGCATCTTCAATCTTTTTATCACCGTTGTACAATATGTCAAGAATTTTTTTAATCAAATCTAAATTTGAATATTCAAAAGCTTCTGGAGAAGATACATTGTATACTTGACCAGACTCTCCTCGGTCGGCAATTTCAAGGATACACTTGTTGTGATCTTCAACAAAAATCCACTCTCTTACATTTTCTCCTTTACCATAAACTGGTATTTTTTTATCGTTTAATAAACTTTTAAGAATTGTTGGAATGAATTTTTCGTCATGTTGATTAGGACCAAAATTGTTACAGCATCTTGTAACAAGAATATCCATACCGAATGTTTGGTTAAATGCCAATGCTAGTAAATCAGATGCAGCTTTTGATGCTGAATACGGACTTCTTGGATTTAATGGTGTGCTTTCTAAAAATACTCCCTCGTTTGCTGGCAATTGTCCATATACTTCATCAGTCGAAATACAAATAATTCTAGCATCGGGATTATTAGTTTTCATGAATTCTAATAATTTAGAAGTTCCCACAACATTACTAGTTATAAAACTAGTGGGATCATTTATTGATCTATCTACATGAGATTCTGCTGCAAAATGAAAAACATAATCAAATTTTGTTTTGTTTAAAATTCCATTATAAAAGAAACTTTTATTACAATCTAGCTCACATATATCCATATGGATTTCTCTGTAATTATTATATTTTGAAAGTACCGAACCTGTTAATTTTCTGTGACCAATTCCCCATTTATCAATATTAAATATATCAACTTTTTTATAATTATCATTAATATATTCTATAAAATTGCTTCCAATAAAGCCACATCCTCCTGTAATTAGAACCGATTTTCCATTTAAATCAATCATAAGAATAATTTACCACCCTATTGCAAATTGTCAATCTCGTTGTAATTAAATTAAATAATTTTATGGAATATCAAGATGACAGTTTAGATGAAGTCGCTGATAGCATTATAGACCAACTTAAAAATCAGGGTCAAAATTTAAAAAATATTGAAAAAGATTATCCAGAACTTTCTCCAGAAGATGTCGATTCTTTTATTTTAAAATATGGATCAAAGGCTGTTATTGATCTTGCTGATGTACTGAAAGAGCAAGCGGATCTTGTAAAACAAACAGGAGACGAAAAACAAGTACTGGCATTGGCTGAATTGGCAAAATCATTTCAAGGAAATTTAGAAGTATTACAAAAGAGAAGCATTGCAAATAATAAAAATGACACTGCTGTAAAAATAAAACAAATGGATATTGATAGTAAAAAAGAATCTCAAGAACATGAAGAGATGACTCGGTTAACTATGAGCAGAGAAGAACTTTTTAAAATTATGATTCAACAAACAGCAGATGTTCAAAAAGAAAATAATAAAGTTATAGATATATAATTATTTTTTTATTCCCAGTTGACCAACGTTAGTACTCAATTCATACTCGACATTTTTAGTTTCGGTTTCAATTTTCAAGCTGCTTTTTCTTCTTTCAAAAGAATCATAAATATCACCCATTAAATCAGTTTCAACTTCTTCTCCGTTTATATCTACAACAACTCTAGAGTTTGATGATTTTGATGTGTTTTTAGATGAGTCGAATGAATTGTATGTTTTCTTATCATAAAATATTCTATAATTTTCATCTTCTAAATATGTTTTAACTTTTGAAAAAATATCAGAACTTATCTGTGTCAATACATTATAAAAAAATCTATCACGAACACAATAAGTGCCATATGCTTGACTTTGCCAAGATCCTGAATCTTCAGTGTCTATTCTATCTTGAGGTTTTTTATCTATCAACGGCAATGTATTATCAATACAAGAAGTTGGTATCATACCACTTCTAAAAACATTTTCTGTTATTGTACTTCCTTCAATGGATATATCTTGTAAAAATTTTGGAATTTTATTATACACATCAACAGTTTGTCCAATCGGAGCTGATGAATTTGGAACTATGGTAACATTAGAATTCGTCACTTCTATATTTCCACATCTTCCCATTATATCTGGTATGTTTTTAAAATATTTTTTATTTTTTGATAATTCTCTGGTATATTGACCCAATGGTCCTCCCAACAATTGATTTACATAATAACGAACGGTGAATATATCTAATTGAGAACCTTCAGAATCTAGCTTGTTTATAAATTTTTCAAGTTGATTAAGTCCTAATTCATAAACTTTTTTAAATTCTTCCATGAATTCTCTATCCTTGGAAGTAAACTCTGGAAATTCATTAAGATTCTTGATGTTTTCAAGATCTTCTTTTGTGAACTCTATAGCTCTTAATATTTCAACTTTATTTCGCATTGTGTTTATTTGTTATTCAGCATCATCGCTAACATTACTAGTTGGACCTATATATGTTTTTGTACAAAAAAATTGATTTCTATATAAATCAGCATAAAATATATGTTGAATTTCTGTTACCAACCATCTACCAAGTAATTTTTCATCACTTTTCCATTGTTCTTTTTTTGTTTTATATATATCTATGAATTTACCACTTTGTCTAAATGTATCTCCCAAATTGACAAATGTCGCTTGTAAATTATAAAATATCAAAGCGGCATTCATTTCAGCTTCAATTATCTTAACACTATCTTCAATTTGAAAAGGCATTCTATAATGCTTAAATTTCTCTGGTAATGTATTATTGAATACTAAACAGGGTTTTGGCTTACCACCTATTGAACTGAAAACATCAACAAACTTTTTCTTCCACTTGTCTTTTAATTTTTTAATATCTATTTTTTTAATTTTAGTTTCTCCCAAAATAGGATCATAACCATGCACTATTCTATTTACAAAAAAATTATTTGTAATATCATGAGATGGTGTTGAATATCCTATATTTCTACTACCCCCAATGTATGTTCCAGTCTCAGCGTCTGCAGGAGGGTTGTTTGGATTACTTGGATCAAATTCGCTGGTTAAATCTCCAATCGCAAAAGCATCCATTAAATTTTCTTTCTTTTTATTATCTTCAAACAATTTTGAAATTAATTGAAGATTGAATTTTTCTTTAGAATGATCCCATTGCAAAAATGCCTTTACATAAATATCATCCGCCTTTGCATAAAAAACTCGCAACAAATAATATACAAGATCTATATACCTCCAATTTAAAGGTGGTATGTATGATAATTCAAAATCTCCAGATTCCCAATCACCAATTTTATCTTCTCCTAAAAGTTCTTTAAAAATATCTTTTAAAATATCTCCAACTTTACCTGAAAATGTTTTTGCGTATGGTATTTTTTCTAAAAATGGTAATACTTTAGCATCAACTAAATTGAAAGTTTTAATATTTTCTAATCTATTGTCGGGATATCCAGCATTATCATCGCTAGTTATACAAAATGTGTTTTCATATTTTTCTTTTTTACCATCTTTGGCTTTGAACATTATTTTAAATTTGTCTCTGCCATCTCCTCTTATAAAATATTTATTTTCTACAAAATCATAAGGGTTAGCAATTGATATTGTACCAGATTCAAACGGTTCGAATATATTATCAACCAATGTCATTCCTTTAACAGCAGATTTCGTGAATTTAACTTCTTGACCATCCGAATTGGTCAATTTAAATTCACACTCAAATTCAGCATCGTTGATTTTAAAAATGTCAGCCATTAATAATGTCTCCCTCCGAAAATTGTAGAGTTAGTGATATCAACATATATGGAAGTTTTATATACAATTGGTATGTATGATATTTCCGTTCCTCCATTCACATAAAATGGTGCGCCATCGAATTTATCTTTATTAAGTAAATATATTATCCACCAACTTTTAATATCTCCATAAATTCTATATGATAGTGTTGTTAGTGGTGTTCTAGCTTGTACATTATAAAATTCTAAAAATTGGTTTCCTAATGTTGGAAATTCTATCTTTTTAAGAATATTATATGTATAAAATTCTTTATCATCTATAGATTGTTTGAATATTTTAAATATTCTTTCATAATCTTCGATGTTTAATGCGCTCAAAGATGTAATCTCATTTTGATATTGACCAGCGTCCACCATATTATTTTACCTTTTCCATAAAGTTTGATGGTTCTGCTGTCAATGGTTGCAGTCCCATGTTTATTTCATATGCTTCGGGCATGATAACTCCGTTGACCATTCTTTTAGTTCCTAATAAACGAACACTGAATGAACTACAGTAAGCCCATGGTATATAACGATATCCATATAATTTAGCTCTAAAAATTCTAGGAGGGTCCATTGATATGGCATCGTTTCTTTTGGGTCTGTTAATTTCAATTAATTTTTTAACCAATTCGTAATTTTTATTAAAATCAGAATTTAAAGTATTTGATAAAATAAAAGAAATATCCATCGCTCCTTCATTTGCAGAAGAATAATCATACATTTTTGGGGTTTCTATATATGACCCAGGGCTACCACCGCCCTTAAGACCTTCCATCAACGCACCCACCGCACCGCCTATATCTTTATTTTTAAAAGCACCTTCGGCTTTATTTATACCTTGATCACCGACCATTGCTGTTATTTGAGTAGCACCTCCAATATATTTTTGAGCTATGGTATCTAATGTAGATCCTATGCCACCGCTTCCTCCAAATCCATCTTGGAATGTATCTCCAAATTGATTATTGAAACTTCTAGCTTGATCACTGAAATATGGAAAATAAAAATCGTCTTCTAATTTTGCAGATTTGTATAAATCATTATAAAATTGTTCTGCTGATTTGTTGGCTACTTCTAAATAAGAAGTTAATCTATCTATAACTTGATTTGATACAATTCTATATGAACGCAATACCACTTTAGGAGCATCATTTCTTAAAGCAGCTCCTCTTGGTACACTCGTCCAATCATAATCTTTTACAACATTGTATTTACCCACAATATTATTTATCAACCAAGAGCATATACACTCCCAGCATATCCCATTCTATTATCACTTAATGATATTCTATTTTTACCACCATCTGACATCATAGGGATTGGTTGAGGAATAACAGATGCGCTACCACTTGAGCCATTCATTCTTTTCATTTCTTTAAGTGTCAAATTACCGATATTGACAAGCGCTTCTAAATATTTACATTGATTTAAACTAGCATGTTCAATAATTTGAGCAACACTTATAGCTTCATTGTTTTTAAATTCTGTTTGGTCATTTTTAGAATTTAGACCTTTTTCATTATTTGTTAATGTTTCATATTTGTTATTTGGAATTTCACCAGCTAAATTAATAATATCTTCAGAAAGTTTAACAAAGGCGTTAAGCATAACAGATTTAATATCGGGAATGATTCCTGAAAATATATCTTTTAAACTTTCTAAGTATGAAGAAAAAGAATCTGAAACTATTGGTTTTGCTGCATTAAAAACATCAACTATAATTGAACCAATACCCTTTAATGATTCTGATATTGTTGGTTTTGCTGCATTAAAAACATCAACTATAA